TTGTTGCCTGTGACGCACAAACAAAAAAGCGCATACACCATGTAGTATATGCGCTATTTGCCTTGGTGTCAAGTGTATTTATATCATTTGAGCAAAGCTAATGTTTTTATTCTTGCCAATTCGTCTGACTCGTAGTAGCTGCCTGTAACAGCGCCATTGTAGTTGATTGCGTCCTGTGGTGCTTCCCCAATCACTGGTGCTACGCTACCAGCTACTGTGCCCATTTCATACATGCCACATTCGGCTAGGCCGTGTTCTGGGCAATACTCGCCCTCCATAGTTTGATTGCAAGTGCTTTCTTTGGTCATTTCGCGACCTAGCATGGCACCGCCTGTGCCGCCTGCGGCGCCACCTACTACACCACCTATCGCTGCACCAACTGGTCCACCTGCTAGTGCGCCCAATGCAGATCCAGCAACTGTTCCGCCAACACCGCCTAATGTTCCGCCAGCAAGTTCGCCCTTCCAACCTTCGCTTAATCCTAAATCAGCATAAAATCGATCAGACACCCACTCATACGGATCACCATCTCTGGCTTTTTTGGTGCCATATGGCATGTCATCAAAGTAGTAGTCGTACAGTGCATGATAGAGATCATCATCCAAATCGCCGTTTTCTTTAAAGTTAGCAACTTCTTTGGTGAAACGTTTGATGATGTGATCCATGGTGTGACCAGTTGAATCTGTCAACACACTTTCTTTTACAGGCACGCCAGCGTATTTGAGCATGGTGTTTAGTTCTGCGTTTTCTGCCATACCTTGTTGTTTTTTTATATTATCGTATGCTTTGTCTTGCTTTTTCTTTTGGAAATAGTTTGCAGTTTTTTCGATACCTTTGCCAATTAATCCGCCAAGTGCGGCACCGCCAGCACTTGCAGCTACACCAATTCCTGGATGACTAGCCAACTGATTTAGTGCATCAATATCAAACTCGTCCAATTGATCTTCTGCCACATCTTGTTGTGTTGGAATACCAATTGTAAATGCACCGCCTACAGGTTGATCAAATCTCCAACCTTTTTGTCTAAATGTATTATAGTATGGATTGATTGCTTTGGTAATATTTTGCATTGTTGCACCGTCATTACCAGTTGGAACTATATATCCACGTGATGGTGGATATGTACGGTCGTTAGGATCTGGGTTTATTACTATTTTAACAGTGCCGTCTTGATTTGGAAAATCTTTTACAGTTGCACCGGTTGCTTGTTGCAAGGCCTGCACAATTTGTTGAGCATACTGTTGAGTTGCTTTGGGATCTACTCCAGCAGCCGGAATTGCCTCCGCTACAGTTTGTTCAGGAGCAGTGTCTTGTGCAACATCAGCAGGTTCAGCTTCGGAGCTCTGTGGTGTTTGAATTCCTAATTCAGCCAATCTAGCTTGAACATCTGAGTCGTCCCAAATGTTAGCTCTCGGATTACGTTCAGCCAAGTCATTAAGGATGTCAAACAATTGATCATCGCCTATCACATCATACAGCAGTTCTGTAGCGTTGGTGGCATCTGGACCAACAATAAGTTCTCCAGTCATGAGTTGATTGAGTTTTTCCTGTGCTTCTGGAGTGTCTGGCAATGCCCAGGTGCCTTCCATGATACCGTTTACCCAGTTTTCAAAAATTTGTGCTTCTTTCATAGCGGTTCCTCGTTGTTGTATTTTGGCCAAAGTAGGTAAGGCCTGTTCAATTCTTGTGTCCAGTGTTTGTTCAATGAACATGGTGCGTAGATCTTCTACCAGTGATTCTTGTTCGCCAATGTCTGCTGGTGTCCAAGATTCAAAATAATGTGTGTACCCGCGACCAGTGGCCAGGTGTTTTAAATTGCTTTGTAAGGCTTCGTAGTATTGGTTGGCGCTTTCAACCAGTTGCTGTGTGACACCTTCAAACATGCGACCTTGCTGTGCTCTACGGAATCTTGACAGCACTGCCATCTCACTAACAGTTTCTGTGATGTGTTGTCCACGAATATCGTAGGGTCTGCCGCCTTGGCGCACATGTTCTAACATGGCTCGGCCGCCAACCAATTTGACAAATGGTAATTTGAACCGTTCACCGTCCGCAGTTTCGATAAACAAACTTTCTACGTAACGATAACGTTTGTCGTTTTTGCCAATCATGCGATTGTGTTTGATTACCAGTCTAGCGTCAGTTTGCTCGCCCATGTAGCTGATACGGCGTGTGCCATAGTAGCCTTCAAATAGGCCTTCTTTGATGGCGGCCATGCCAGTCATTGTGTGCTTGAGAGCATTGATGTTTTTTGGGCTAAACGTATAAAAGTTGTGGCGAGTGCTGAAGTCTTTGAGTTCTTTCATAAACCCAAACCATTCATCCTTGTCTTCGGGCGCCATGCCTTTTCCAAGGTTGTCTCCATAAAACAGCATGAGCTCGTTGTCTTCTCCGGCCACAATCACTGCGGTTCCGTAGTTGTTGCCGTTAGATGATACCCAATTAAACTTAAAAACTTTGCCGTCAGCAGGATCAGCTGCTTGCCCACGCTCGTCAGTGATATCCACATCAAAATTACGAGTGTTTAACAGATCATACAGATCATTGCCAATTTGGATTTCTTGTGCCATAGTAGTGTATTTAGCGCATCATTGATATGAATGGAAACGGTTCAATAATCATATCTCCGTGGTCTTTTAGGTGTGTGTCCAGGTCTGCGTGGTAAGTTTGTAGCATTAACAGCATTCGTACAGCCAGCAGACTGGCCATGACCAAATCGTCTGTTTCGCCCGGCTTGGCAGCATAACTGGTGCCCATGGCCACAAACGTTTTGAGTTCACTAACCAGGGGTCTTGAGTTAATTTTCATACGCCCAGATTCCACTAGAATTTTGAACTTGTTGCAGGCTGTTATTTTGCTTTTGTTTGTGGTGTTAAAGCCCTTGCGGAATCGTCGACCTGTTGTGCCTGTTACTGAATTGTCGCTTAAAAAATATCCTGGAATATTTTCTTCACCGTATTCAGCAATACTGATCAGGGCCGCTTCACCAATGGTGTTGTTTTCTACTGAATAGTAAATGCTTTTTTCGTCTTTCACTACCCCATGCAGTTCTTTTATAATATCTGCAAGAATTCTAATTTGTGTGGGAATGTCAGTTTTGTTGTGGCGCCATTCAGCAATCTGATCTGTAGTTCTAGCATCAAATACTTGTATGGCAGCAGGATCGCCACCTGTGCCCAAGCTGGGATCTAGTGCTACCACATACATGCCATCTTTAGTGGGAGTCTTGTACCAGCGCACCTGTCCAGTTCTGTGCATGGGTTCTGTTCCTTCAAGATCCATCAGCTTGATAGGTGCTATTAGTGTTTCGTCATTGATAACAAATTCGCAATCCATTTCTCTGCGAAAACGTTCTTCGCCCAGCTGAGCCAGTTGTTCTGCACCCCATTGATCTCCACGATCAGGGTGCTCGCGCCAGAAACTGCGAAAGGCACGGAATCCGTTGATACCTAGTTCTGTGGTGTTGCCATGTTCATCTTCTGTTTTGTTTGCACCTTTCCACAAGAACGCAAACTGGTCCTCGTCCGAGTTGGGAGTGCTTGTGATAATTGCTTTACCACCAGTGGCCAAAGTAGGCGAAATTGAAGTCCAAAACTCTTTGGCAATTGTGGGTCGCACAAACGCAAATTCGTCAGCGTACAGCAAGGATATTGACATACCCCGGCCGGTTGTTTCTGTTGTGGTTTGACTGACAATACGCGATCCGTTTTCAAACTCCACTGACCCTTTGTTGTAAGAGGTAGCACCTGCTCGTATGTGATTGGGGCACAACTCATAAGCATATCTTATACGTTGCATGATCTCTTGTGCGCCTGTGTATTTGTGTGCGGCAATGAGAATTGTGGAATCTGGCACAAACATTGCATACCACAGCAGGTATCCAGCAGCTGATGTGGACTTGCCTGTTTGTCGAGGCATCAAGGATATTGAATATCTATAGTTGTGATAGGTATGGATCAGTCGCTTTTGATAGTCAAAAGGATGATACAACATCTTGCCGCGTGTGGGATGCTGGATAAAGAAAAAGTTATCCATGAAATACAGCGGTCCTGTGACAGGATCTGCACACAGCGCAAACTCCGTGAGTTCTTGTTCAGTGTATGTTTCAACCCTATGTGGTGCTTTGACCAGCACTGTTTCTAGATTATTTGATTTCATTCCAATCATACAATTACTTATTGCGTTGTTGTTGTATCCATAGATACAATTGGGTTATGCCATGCTCCAAACGATCTTGTGGTTTCCACCCCAGCACCGACTCAATCAAGGTGTTGTCACTGTTGCGCCCCATTACTCCTAGTGGTCCAGGTATGTTTTGTATTGCGACTGGTTTGTTGACCACAGTGGCTATCAAGTTTACCAAGTCATTGATTGATATCATTCGATCACTGCCAATGTTTACAGGTTGGGTATGACTGCTGGCCATCAGCCGATGTATGCCTTCGATGCATTCTTCAATCCATAAAAAACTGCGAGTTTGTGTGCCCGGGCCCCATACTTCAACAATGCCATTTTCACTTTCAGCAACTTTGCGACACAATGCCGCTGGTGCTTTTTCTCTGCCACCTTGCCAGGCGCTGTCAGGACCAAACACATTATGCAGTCTAGCTATTCTAACGTCAAATCCGTGATTGCGAGCAAAGCTGGCGTAGAGATGTTCACTAAACAATTTTTCCCACCCATACTCACTGTCTGGATTGGCTGGATATGCACTGGCTTCTTCACAGTTGGGGTTGTTGGGATCAACCTGATTGTGTGCAGGATATATACAAGCACTAGAACTATAAAAAATCTTTTTACAGCGTTTAAAAGTCATCTCATGCAGAATGTTGAGATTGATCAAGGCACTGTTGTGTAAGATTTCAGCATCGTTGGCCCCGGAAAAAATGTATCCTGCACCGCCCATGTCTGCTGCTAACTGATATATCTCATCTATTTCATTTGTAATCAAACTGGTCACTCGACGTTGATTCCTTAAATCATACTGGTAAAATTCGTGGCATTCATGCGGCCCAAATTCTGGGTATCTTAGATCAGCACCAATCACATAGTGCCCTTGAGCCCTTAAACTTCTTACTAGGTGTGTGCCAATAAATCCCCCGGCACCACAAACTAAAACTTTTTTCATTGTATTTCCTTGATATAATATTCTGCTACAGACTTATGTATGTTTGGATCAGTTATATGATAGTAGGGTCTGTACAGTGCAGTATTGCCATGATCCCACAGATTTACTTGACTGCGGTAGTGCTCAAATTTTGCAAAATACACCTTGCCAAAGTTTCCAAACTTTGAATGCTCAAAACCTCCTTGATCAAACAAGAAAGGTATGTTGCTGTCCATTAATTTTTGTAGAGTGTTTTCAATAATGCATTGATTTTGGTATATAGCAAGATCAAGATCAAAAAATTCTGTGTAATAGTGTTTGATTAATTCTAACTTACGCTGATCAAACGGTGTGGTTGTTGTGCTTGCTGTGAGAAAACTATAAGGAACTATTCGATCTTGGTAGCGTGTTTGACTACGAGTACAACTGGTTCCTTGCACAATCACAAAGTCGGCCTGCGCTGCAATGGCTGTGTCCACTTGCATGGCAATTATAAGATTGGTAGCACTCACGCATGATTGATTAACAATGTGATATTTGTTTGCCAACAGATCTACCCAACATGGTCCATACTCTGGATCTGGCACACAAAAACTATCGCCACAAATATACACATGTTTCATGAGTTTACAAAATTTTCAATGTCTCTAATGATTTCATTTACAAATCGTTGTTGTACCAATTGTTGGTTGAAAAATCTATTACGATTGTGTTGCAACTTTTGTTCTGTAACTCTATCAATTGCAAATTGATGCGGCCAATATTGGCGTACTGAATCTACAACAACTTTGGTAACTTGAGCATGCCGTTGTTCATCATTGGCAATGTTGTCATAACTTTCGTCCCAAAGGTTGTTAAATGTTTCAAATCCTTCTCGATGCAAATACTTTAGTGTTTCAAAAGATCCAAACACAATGAACGGATGATAGTAAGCCATGGGTTTGAATATTTTTTCACTGACTTCAGTTTTGTAACACGGCACCTGTGGACTGTTGATCCAGGCATTGGTTCGCATGTAACTTTCTACCACCACACTAAAACAACACGAGTCATACCAGTCTGGATTCATGTAGTAAAGCCAATACACAGGATTGTTAGGATTGTTATGATCGCAGTCGCCGGGCAACAAATGGCCGCGTGCTACATAACTCCATAATGCTTGATCGAGCACCGGAGACAATGTTTGCAATGTTAGATCTTTGTGTTCTCTTTGTTTATTCATTGACATGAAAAAACTATGACGATAGTTTCTATTGGGCTGATACTCATTATACCCCACAGCAGTGTAATACAAACTTTCTCTGTACCATAACCAATTGCCATTTCTCAATGTCAATCGCCCATCTTTGATCATGCTAGGTGTATCGACATCGCTGTCCCAAAGATGGTCCACAATCATCTTAAAACCGCTGTTGACAAAAGGTTGCCACCATCTAGGACTTTTTTCTAACACACTAACATGGCTGGTCAGCACCGCACAATCCGCAGGCGAATAGAACACATCATTTGAGTAAGGTACTAACTCAAAATGCGGATCTATCAAGGGCCGAATGCAACCATGAGTAAAGTTTACAAACTCATTGGGATGATATATTAATTTGATTTTGCTCATACTGTGCCAACATATTACCAGCGATTTCACGATGTATTTGTGGACCCCCATGCATGTGATCTCTTGCATATCCTATTTCTTCTCTTGACCTTGTCATTGTAGTGTCAGTATCTACAATACAAAATTTAGCACCGGCATTGGTAGAAATTTGCTGTATAGCAAATACATTTTTTTCTTTGTTAATGATATGATTTTCTTCTTGCATGAACCATGTGTTGAGATACACATCTGCGGGATTATAGTATTGACTGCGACTTTCTGGCATAAAAACGTCAGTGAATGTTCTACCAGTATCTCTACACTTTTCACTGGTAATCAATTCAATTCTGGCCTGCGGTGGAGCGAGCATACAAACCACTTTGGCATTGAGTTTAGGTATCCAGTACCTGGCTATTCTAAAACAACTATCAGCTGAGTAACCACCCCATGCTAAATTAAACACTTTTAAATTCAATGCTTGTCCTACCAAGCTAGGCCACAAACACTCCACAGGCAATCCAATGCCCATGGTATAACTACAGCCCAGAGCCACAACACACGGCGAGTCATCAAACTCTTCGCACCTAAACCCTTCACTGTTTAGTTTGTAGGTGATAGCGCCTGGTTTGTCCCAGCCCATAGTTTGAAAATACTCTTGATGTTTGGGATTTTTTATCAGATTATCATAATGATCTTTTGTGTCAGTTGGCATCCAATCCAAGCATTGGTCTGCTATGTGAATCCCTGCATGGTAAGGTCTTGGATGATTAATTTGAGTTTTCATGATAGTGTATTAACAATTGTTGGCCATAAGTCAACAAAACGTGTAGATTTTTTTAACTGTGTTTCAACAGTTTGATGGAAAATCAACACATCAATTTTATGATGATTGTTTGGAAGATAGCTGTTGTTTTGCAGTGTCAATCGATATCGTTCCAATGCATCCACAGCCATGTGTTGATGGTGTTTGTATTTTGCAACTACCCGGTCAATTTCATCTATTGCTAACTGTCTCAATGCCATGGGTTGCCTGCGCATGTCTAAGTCTTCTGGATGATTGAGTTCGCACCAAAAAATTGATAAATTTTCCTGGTCACAAAAATCGTAGTATTCTTCAAGATCCAATGCACAGTAGATCGAGTACGCTGGGTGGGCCAACACATGTTGATTGTCTTTTTTCATCTGCCGCAAATTTTTCACAAACTGTTCCCAACTGGCGCCATCTCTTACATATTCAAATTTTTCTTTATCAGCGTTGTCAAAACTAATCATCCAGTCTACGCTGGGCCAGTTTTTAAGCATTTGATATATGGGGTTGGTAGATAGCTCCACACTGAGATTGGTTGTGACCATCACTCGCACTTTGTCAGGGTTGATATAATTTAAAAATTTGTCAAGACCTTTTTGCAACAGCGGCTCGCCGCCACCAAGACTTAGTCCTTGTATGTTGTGCCCTTGAGTACGAGCCAGTTCTATTAGATCTTCGTGTTCGTTTTTGACATGATTAATGGGTATACGTTTAACGCTTTGCCAAGCTGTTGATGTTTCTGGATTGCAATATACACAAGTTAAGTTGCAAAGATTGCTCCAATTGACTACTAGATGTTCTAGTTTGAAAAAATCTAAATCATTGTCAATAGCCGCCAACGTATTTGAATCTGCATGTCTCACTGTTCTTCCGCTGGTTCCTGTAGTTTCTTCAAGTCGCTTGCACCATGCACATGCATCATGCCATTCGCCACGAGCCATTGTTTGTCGTAAATCTTGCAGCGGTTTATCTATTAGAACTTGTTGAATTGGTATGTGTTTGATATTGCCTAATTCGTATCCAGTGTGAAAACAAGGCATAACTCTGCCAGTTTGATCAATGTTGAGACTGGTCCAAGGCGCTGGACAAAATGTAGGACTTTTGGTTATCATTTGTTTGTCAACCATGAATATGAACTCAATCTAAAAGAATTGTTAGGTACTGGTGTCAACATGCCATGCCATTGCAATTTTCTGTAGCCATTGTCTGCAGGTTTATTGATCATGATATATCCAGTGTTGGGCCGAAATTCAAAACAATATCTAATCAAGTTTTGATCTTTGTAATGATACCAAGTAGTACCAATATTTCTATCTGCGCCAATCCAATACATTTGCATCGACCCTGGTAACTCTCCATCAGTGTGAATGGGGCATGTATATGTTTCCTGATCTATCCAAAATCCAGTGTCGGCATAATTCAAATGATGGCACCCAGTCTCCTTAACAATATTTTCCCATGCTTGATGGATACAGTTATGCCATTCGTTAATCCATGATAATTGATTGTTATGCACCTGTCTCCGTAATAATCTATTGCCTTCTGTTAACGTGTGTGTCAAACTTAACCAATCAGTTTTTAAAATTTTATCCACTAGAGATTGAGGTATCAAATCCGTTACTGCAAACAAATTACAATCTTGGTCAACTGGTATTATCTGCATAAGAATGCCAACTCCGGCCATAAGCGTTGAAACTCTCCAGCTTTGTCTGGATGGTACTTGGTTTCATTGTCGTGAATGTGTCTCCAGAACGTCGCGTCAATTTTGCTAACTTTGTCAATTGACAGTCTGTTTTGATAAGTGGCCAAAGAATTATCAAAGAATTGCCGTTCAGCAGCGGTAGCAATGTTCATTGCATAGAATCTTTCAATTTCTGCTATGGCTTCTCGTGCAACACCTGCGCCATGCAAGAACGGATCAAGGTATTCGGGCTGAAACAAGTTTTGCCACAGCACTGTGGTTTTTGTCTCTTCAGCAAACTGCCGCAGTTCACAAATGCGTGTGGCATTGTAGATGTTGTACACAGCATGAATGCCTCCCCACTGTCCTTGTGTGGTCATCAGGTTTTTGATTTTTGAAAGATTTTCTTTGATCAATGCCCAACTGGCACCATGACGCACATACTCCACTCGCTCACCAGTATTATCAAAACTCATTGACCAACCTACCCGGTTACGAGTTGACAGCTTTTGAAATATCTTGTTGGATTCTAGATCCACATTCAAGTTTGTGATCAGTGTGACAATAGCATCTTTGGGTATGACGTCTAACAGTCTGTTGTTTTCTGGCAGTAGCAAAGGTTCACCGCCCACCAATGCTACTTCGTGTATGTGTTCATAGTGCTGTTCAATAAAGTCACATACTGAATCATAATAGGGCCGGGCACCTGACTTGAACGGAATGCCTTTGAGGCTGGCCCATTTTGAACTGCATGCTTCGCCGCAGTAATTGCAACTCAAGTTGCATGTGGTATTCCACCGCACATCCACAATCACAGGATAGTGATACTGGTCTCCGGCTTGAGCATAGTCAAAGTCAGGATTGACATCATTGTGCCATTTACGTTCTGAGTCTGCACCAAAACGTTCAGCTCGCACACAATTAGAGCAATACTCATGCGGTTTGCCTTGGGCTAAACTGGTGCGTATCTCTGCCATGAGATTGCTGTTGAGGATTTGTTCAATGGTTTGGGTATTGAGGTTGCCCAGCATGTTGGGATTGCCAGCACAGCAGGTTTTTACATCACCTCGGGGATTGATATGCAAGCCTCGCCAGGGGGCCGCACAATAAAAATTTGTCATCCCGTATTTACGGGCGTTTTAGTTGCACCAAGAAGTTTTGGCTTCGCCGTAGTATTCTCGGGCAAACCCGTTGGCAATAAGCATTTGACGTAGACTTTGTCCGTTTAACAAGACATCTCCTAGCACACGGCCACCATACTTGTCCCAGTCCATGAGTACAATCTGTCGTTGTGAAGCCTGAGCAACGGCTGATTTGGTAAAGGCTGAGGCTGCTTCGCCACGCTGTGCTTCACTAGGGCATTGAGCACGGAATCCTTTTTCTGGCGTGTCCACACCAAACACTCTGATACTGAGTTCTTTCCTGAGTGGTGCAGGCAAAAAGTCTGCTTGGAAAGCCACTGTGTCACCATCTATGACTCTGGTGATCACAGCGTCATAGGTCACACCTGGTCGTTGTCGGGGTTGTGCTAGGGCCAATACTGGCACGATCAGCAAGAGTAAGAAGAGTTTTTTCATATTAATATTAAGTGTAGTAAACAATCTCACCAGTGGTTGGATTGTATGCCATTTGATAGAAGCCTGCAGGCAATCCACTGGATCCACCGTTGCCAATGCCTGCTGCAATCTGTGTCAACGCACCCGAACTGTTGCCAATATACACTTGATCAGTGCTTTGGTCAACTACTAACTCGCCTGGACGAGCATTGCCATTGTAGTTGGTTAATGTTACTTGTGCGTTGTCTTTCATTACAGCACGGCTAATGCCTGTAATGTTGTCGTATGGTGGTGGTGAGTTAGCCATAATAATTCTAAGTTGAATTATTTAGCAAAAAAACAATTAGCGTGGGTAGCCAGCAAATGCTGTTACAGGACTAATGCGATTTACTAAACTAGGCTCTAGGCTGTTGGGAGTGCTTATTTGTACTTTTTTAACAGGCAACCCGGCCATTTTCAATGCATGATCAATAGCTGGAGCAACATTGGCATTGAACCCAGCAATCACTGCGTCTTCGCCAAATGCTGCTGATGTACTCCAGGCAGGTAACTTGTCAGTAAGGCCATCTGTTCCGGCGTCACTTCGGGCACGGGCTATTGCCACACCCAGTCGATATATTTGATACGGATCGCTAGAGCTCACGCCAGGCAATACAAACACATGGTTCATGGGATCTGCTTGCTCAGGTGGCAGCGTTGCTTGTTCTGTGATGAATTCTCGTGCTCTCATCGAGGATATCCTTTGAATGCGTTGACTACACTGGTCGTATTAATTGCTGGATGCTCTTGTGAGTTTAAGTCGCCGTGGTTTATATCTTCGTGATGACTGCCTATTGCTTGGTAGGCTTTTTGAAGCATTTGTTGTTCTTCTTTTGTGTATGGTGCAGCCACGTTATTGCGTCCCGACCACGACTCGCCATCAACATCAGGAACAAATGTGCCATCAGTTGAGGCCACAGCCATCATGATTCGGTTGAGTTCATACACCCGGTCAGCGAATTTTTGGTCGCGAAACTTGTTTAGACCCACAGTGGCATTTTGATTGCGTTTGCTAATCTTGCCAACTGTGTCTTCAGCAATGAACTCAGTTGCTCTCATTATTAGCTGCCGCCACCAATCACTCCAGATTGCGCAGAACTTGCTGTGCCCAATGCAAGAGCAGTAAAATTGTTACCGGTCAAGGTCAAATAGTTGCCTGCACCTACATAAATTTCTTGAGTGGTTCCGTTGGGTACACTTACTGCATTTGCATATAGATTACCTACAGCATTAGCAGTGCCCAGAGCAGTAGCGAACACTTGATAGGTAACATTAGTGCTTTCAGAATTGATTTGCGCTTTGTCTGTTGTCCACAACACATTACCTGCTGTGTCTTTGATTACTTGAATAGCCATTATTTGCTATCCTGATTGGGTTGAATCACCACAGGTTGAAACAACTCACGTGTTTGATGCAACACTCCAGGAATTTCCACTGGTTGTTGCTTGTACCCACTGGTAGCAGGACTGTGAGGGTTCTGCTGTGTGGGCGTGTTCAAGTTTTCGTTATAAGGTTTGTATACCATGTTATTACCCCTTGTAGGCTTTCCACGAATTTGTTAAAGCAAAAATACTTTCTTCAACTTTTTTTTCTTCTTTGTCATCAACAGCTTTCTTGAAAGGTTCTTTCTTGTTGCCATCTTTGTCAACGTCTAAAAAATCAGGCTTCTTGGCTTCTCGGATACCGGCAATGTCACGCATGCGTTGTAACTCTGCTTCGTAGGTGTGTTGACGATTTTCTTGACTGGCCAATACTGGTACAGTTGATTGACCAGTTGACTTGGGACCGTTTAGACCGCCACTGTACATCATGGCATCTTCTGTGCCTTCTTCGTCTGTGGGCCAATCAGGCGCATTTTCATCAATCTCTTTTTCAATGTCGCCACATCCGCAGTCGCCGCTGCCGCAGGTTGGGCAAAAAGTTTTGCCGCCCATGTAGCTGCCTTCTTCTCCACCACCGCCAAGACCTGCGTTTTTCAACAGCATGCCTAATTTAAGTGCATCTTCATCTGTAGCGGTAATAGTCAAGCTCTTGCCGCCTTCTGTGGAGTCGCTCATGTTGATGCTCATTGACTCAGCAATCATGGCTTCTAGATCACGATTCAATGAATCGTAGATGCCTTTGCCAAACCCAAATCCACTAGACGCTGTTGGTGTTCCGGTTCCGCCTTCTTCCTTGACTTTTTTAGGCTTGTCTTCTGAAGATCCTTTTTCTTTGGCGGCCTTTTTCATGGATTCTTTTTTGTCGCCATCGCCATCAACATCGGCAAAATCAGGTTTGCTACCAGAAGATTTTTTCTTTGGTGCAGAGTCATTATTGCTTTCGGGCTTGCTGTCAGACTTGCTGATTTTGTAACCAGCTTTTTTCAACAATGCCATTGCGGCTTTTAAGTCGCCGCTTTGATTTTCACCTGGCTCAACGTCGTTTTCTTTGGTCATCAACTTTGAACGACCCGAAGGTCCTTTGGCACCCATTTTGCTGCCAGTTCCTGATGGTCTTCCGCGACCGCGCTTTTGTGGTTCAGCATCACTGGCGTCATCTGCACCTACTGAATGGCCTTGATCATCAACTCTGCGAGTTACTTTACGGCCTGTGGCAGTGTGTTCAATGTCGTGCTTGTGACCGCGTTCGATGGATCCAACCTTTGGTCGATCAGCACGTGGCTTTTTCCATGATGTAAACGGATTGTCATCATCTTCTTCAGTAGTTTTTTGCTTGGCACCTTTGCGCAACATAGCAAAGTCATTGGCGTCTAGTTTGCCGTTGTTGTTTTTGTCTAACTTCTTTTGGCCACCGCTGAGTGCGCCTTTCATGGCTTCAGCTGCTACGTCACCTAGCATTTCGTCAACTTCTTTTTTGGCGCCGGCAATCTTGTCGGCAAAAGTAATTTTGTCTTTAGGTTCGGCAAGTGCAGCAAAGCTCTTGGCCTTGGCAGGTGACATTTTTTCTTTAACTTGTTTGGGATTTGGTTCTGCGCCTGGCTTCATACCAGTTTGTGGCACACCCATCTTGCGTTGCAAGTCACGCATCATGTCAGCATCGTCGCCGTGGCCCAGTTTGTTCAACACAGCGCCGCCAACTTTCTTGGCCATACCGCCAACTTTCTTGGCCATGTCGCCCATGCTTTCTTTGGCAGTTTTTTCAGTGTCCATGCCTTTTTCAGCATAGTGACCAAGAGCAGCACCAGCAGCGCCACCCAGCGGTCCAGCAGCCAATGCTCCTAATCCGCCACCAACAGCAGCACCAGTAGCGCCTTCGTCATACTTGTCGTATTTTTTGCGAACAGGATCTAATGCCTTGCCTTCACGTCCAGCTTTGGCCAATGCTTCCATACCTTGCTTGCCATACTTTTCATAACCCTTGGCCGCACGGCTCATACCTTCTTCTTCCAACTTGCCTTGTGCTTTTAATTTGTTACGCACAGCACCAGCCACACGCTCACCAGCAGCCTTGCTGCCATAACGCTCACTGGCGTCTTTGGCAATCTTAGCAAAATTCTTGCCTGGCTTGCCTTCGTCGCGCTCGTTCAATTGCTTGTGTGTGGTCTCTGGCTTCTCACGAATGGAATCCAGCTTTTTGTTTAAGTCGTAAAAAAATGTCATTTTGATTATCCTCTTGGGTTGGCGCCGGTTGCAGGCTTGGGTTGACGTTTGATATTGGTCATAGGGCTTTTGTTGCCCTGGGGAAGTTGGTTAGTGGTTTTAGCAGGTGGTGTTTTGCCACCTGCAATAGTAAAATCACTGCGGTAAGCATTTTTCAACACAGCATGATCGTATGGACCAGTTGAGTAGTCTTTGCTAAGTGCTCGCTGAGCAGCATCAGGTGCTGGATAGTCTGTATCAGCCAACAAGTTTTTGTTTTCAGCTTCAATCTTGTCTGCTTCATCAACCAGGCCATCAACGTGAGCTTGAGTCTGCATCACAATAAGATTAGGGTCGCCGCCTAGCATTTGAAACAGTTGTTTGATCTGCGGCTCAATAGCAGGATACTTGAAACTCACATCAAACATTGTCACAGCGTCATTCTGATTGTTTGGAAAGTCTGTGAGGATCTTTTGAATAGGAGTGGTCTTGACGTCGCCCAATTTGGTTGGATCAAATTGATCCAGTTTTGATTTGAGTTGACGCACAAGATCGTCTGGAATGCGCCCGCACATTTTGATACGATAGTCGTATGTGCGTTCGCTTTCTGCTAGATATTTGGCAAATGGTTTCATGTCAGGTTCCTGTGATATATTTATTCATTTTGTGCTTTTTGGTTCTTGGCACCAATAATTCTGTCCAACAACTCATTGCGACTGAGCACATGACCTTGGCCTTGCTGTGGCTGTTTTTCTTCAGGTTGTTGCTGATCTAGTCGTGCTTTTTTCATTTGCAAATCGATCATCTTGAGTTTTTTGTCCAGCTTGGCAGTTTTGGCTGTGATTGCATGCCCCAGCATGTTTGATGCCACACCAAATATTTCGCTGGCAAATCGACTGTCTACCTGCATGCCAAGATCCATTAGGTCTCGGTAACTGGAAGTGGCTAGTCCAGCAAGCTCGTCCATTTCTTGATCAGTAGATTCCAAGCCTCGCACAGCCGGCAAGGCAGCATCTATTTTGTCAATGGCTTGATCTAACGCAACAATGGTGTTGCGATTTTCCTCTAAGGCAGGAACAGCCAAGTCTATTTCTTTGTCAGAGAGGGGTAAATCGAAGAGTTCTTCTAGTTTTCGTGTCATGCCATATTTATGGACTTACGGACGACCGTTATGAAACATGTCATTTTCAGTGATAACGCGAAATGTCATACCATTGCGTCTGGCCCATTTGGTTGCAGCGTCCCATTTGGCATAGTTGATTGCTACCACTGCTCGATCTCTACTGCTCATTTTTGATTCTACTACACTTTGCTTTTTGGGCTTGATTTCAATCAACTCTGCTCGCACAGTGTTGTCTCTATTGCGATAGGTAATCAGAAAATCAGGTATGTATTGGGTCATTTTGCCTGTGAGCGGATGGCGATATGGTATGGCTATGCTTTCGCTGGCCCATTGCAATATGTGATCGTTGCTGTCGCAAAATCTCATAAAGCTGTGTTCCCATCCAGAACGAAATCTAGGTGTACCCTTGCCCACGTATTTGGCAGGATTTTGAACTACGTATTGACCTTGGGCCCAGCGACTCATTGCAATACGTTTCTGGCCACGTATGCGTTTGGTACCACCGCCACACCCACACCCAGCAGTGTGGCACGGCTGCGTATTTGATTGAGGTAGTAGGCCAAGCTGGCATTTAGATTTATTCCATTGGTGCCTTGAAACTCTTTTAGCAATGTCAAGGCCGGAATATTAGTACTTGAAGCAACTTGAAACAAACTTGATGTAAAATTTCCAGCTGCATTTTTGTTGCCCATTTCTTTTAAGAAATAGCTGTAGACCACATCATATTCAGCAGCTGGCACGTTGACTTCAAATTTGTAAAAGTTATCAAAAACTCTTACAGTTGCATCAATGTTAGGGTTAACAGCGTTTATTGTGCTCATGTGTTATGTTCCATTAGGAGTTGTCGGAGATGTTTTTGGAGTAGGAATAAACACACCAGTAGGGCGGTTCATCACTGCTCGTGTGGCATCTGCCACTCCGCCCAACAACAATTGAGTTCCAAGTGCAGTGGCTTCGCTTTTTACTACTGATGCCAGGCCAGGGCCTTTGTTGCCGCCAAAAGTTTGATATGTACGCATGGCTTTTTGTGCTGCTCCGATTAATCCACCCACTGTGCCTTTTTGCAAATCATCAATGATACCGGTGCCTGCATTCAACAAGCCACCTTGACCAAAAATTGTACGATTGCCGCCAGGGCGAGCAATTGGACTGACTGTGGTGTCATAGTGACTGCGATCAGCAAATCCTTGTACGTTAACGTCTGGTCTACTGCTACCAACTGCGCCATCATAGTATTTTACAGTTTCGTAGTCAATAGTCATGGTATTTTCCATGATGCCACCACCTTCAGTGTAGTTATAGGTATCATGATTCCAGTTTGATATTACAGGGTTGATTAACACATACTCGGCAAATTTGCGCTGATCCAAGCCGTAGATTCGAATATCTCTAAAGAAAGGAGGCTTGCCGCCGCCGGTGCCTTGACCAGTGCCATCCAGCCAGCTTTCACCTGAATATCCCCAGCCGTTGCGATTTTGAATGGTATCAGAATAGATGTCTCTGGTGTTAAGACTTGATCCAGTGGTTTGATTGTTTACTGTACCATTGTTGCCGTTGGTAGCAGATGCGGCCAAATACTGTTGAGTTGGATCTTTGTAGTAGTAGGAATAGTAATAGTACCACAACTTGCGAGCATTGTCTCCACCATCGTCATGAAAGGTGAGAGTCACTGGCTGGTAATCAATTTTGGTTTGAATTATTCTTTTGCGATTGTATTGATTCAGCGTCTCAGTGGCCATTTTGTATTTTGGCAGTTCGGCTGTTTTGACCAAGAGACTGAGATCAGTGCGCTCTTGATTTCCAAATACGCCTGCTGATCTCAAATAAGGAATAGCATCTGTGTTGATGGTAAAACTAACGTGGAACAAGAACTTAAACCGAGGTTTAAGTTCGTAACTGTTTGTGGTAAAGGTTCTACTTGCGTGAGTGTAGTCACGCAAGGTATTGTTGCCAATAAATCCTTGAAGGATTTCATTACCAATGCCAAAAGGGCCGCCACCGTTGGCCATACGTTATCCTTATGCGCCTTGACCAGCGCCGGTTATAACATCGTTAATTGTGCGTCCAATTGGGCTGCCAACGCCTGAGCCTTCAGGTGTCTGGTTGGCGTTATCGTAAGCAATGCTCAATTCAATTGTGGCTGCTTCGTTGGTGCCATAGTTCAAGTCACCGTAGTTGGCACCCTTAAGGTAGCAACCATACAACTCCCATGTTTCAAGAACGTTGAGTTCTGTTGCGCCGTTGCCGCCGTCTAGCACTTGAATCTTTGTCAAGAACTTGTAGTCAATACCAGAAGCAGCAGAAGCCATTTCCAAGAAGTCCATTTGTTTCTGAAGTTGCTCGCCAATCAAACGTGAAATTTGTCCTGATGCATCGTCACGCATTGAAATTGTGATATCAGCCCAAGTGTGCTTGCCAGCCAGTTTCAATGTTGAGTTGTAAATTGGAACTGTAATTTCTTCAAAAGTTACGTTTGGACGTGTGGCGCTGACCACTTGCTTTGTAAGTTCTGTAGTTGGTTTTGAAACACCAAAATTCTCAAAAAACACTCTAAAGCGATATTTGAGTTTGGGCATCAACAGACCCTGACTGTTCGAGCTTTGGTCGCTTGCCAGTGGTACTGTCATTCTCTGTAGTGATGAAACTGCCATTTGTAGTAATCTCCTATATTGTTATTTACCTGGAATGGAGGCGGATTAAAACCGCCCCCAATTTGGTTTAGCCTCCAGCAGCGATTTCACCAGTGTTCTTAATACGCAATGGAATGTAGATAAACTCCACTGCTTTCACTGGTTCTATGGCAATATCAACCCACAACTCATTGCGATCAATACGAGCAGGAGTGTTGTTACTCAAGTCGCACACCACCAAGTAGTCATAGATCGCACGTTTAGCAATCAAGTCAATCATCAAACTGTTGCAAGTGTTGGTGATTTCATTGCGTGTGATTTCGTCATTAGGCTCAAACAAATACAGTTTACCAATTTCTTCAAGACGTCCACGCAAGAAACATACCAGTCGTGCAACGTTGATACGATCCAATGCTGTAGTAACAGTGGTCGAAGTCTTGTTACCAAAGTTGGTAATACCCACACCTGGAATAAAGGTGATTGGGTTGATGTTACGCTCATACAGGATGTCACGTACAGCTTGTCCAACGCTGAGTTGTTCAAATTCACCAGTTGCGGCATTGATATAACCAATGGCCACAGCATTGTCAACAACACCACGGCGTGTACCTGCCGGTGCCAACCATGGATAGCTCACAGCATCACTGCGAAGAATTGTACGCATCATCATGTGACTTGGCGCACTAACCACAGTGTTTCCGCTGAGGTCGCTAGTCTGGCAGCTTGGGTAGAAGTTAGCGGCATAGTTGCTGGTTGATGTCAACCCATCTTCGGTATCTAATCCAAGTCCAAGATTGTTGGTAGCCCAGCTAACCAAACTGTTGCCATCTGGTCCAAGACGCATTGGAGTATCACCAACCACAAACAATGTGTTGTTGCGCTCGTTGCTGAGTGCAATCATGTTTGGTGTCAACTCAGGATATGCTGTAGCAGCAATCAAGTTGAATCCATTCTGTTCTTCTCTTGCAGCAGCACTGGTATCAATACCTGACTTCATTGCAGCCACAACCATCTTGCGTTGTGCTTGACGTCCAGCCCACATTGCACCAGTGTCTTTGTTGCCACTGGCTGTTAACCAGGTGCTCTTTACAGAAGGCAATGTGTCATCAGGGAAGTCTGTAGCATTAAAGTAGTCGCTTTGGTAGCTCTTGACATTATAACCTGATCGACGAGTGTTCCACAACAACATGCCTTGTGGATACAGTGCTGGATCTGGAGCATCCAAGTCTAAATAGTTAGATTGCAACAATGATTCAATGGTTGGGAACGGATCGCTTATGGGATCTGTAGTGCCATTTGTGGCCCAACGAGCATCGGCAAAGTATATACCATTTTCTGTTACTTGGTCAGTAGTGTCAACTGATACCCACTGATCAACGTTGTTTACTGATTCCCAACGATAAATCATTGGATAGTTTTCAAGATCGCTTGAGTCAATCCATAAATCGCCATATTCCAACGGTGACTCAGCAGCATCATTTTGTGTTGTTGGTGCAGTGGCAGCCACAATAGGACCGCTTGCATTGGTGTTTGACAAGTCGTAGCCACGAACATCATTGGTAACGTTTTGATATCCAGCCCACTCACCATTGTTTTGAATCATGATATCAACTTGACTTGGAGTGCTGTAGTACCACAAACGTCCGTCATCTGGATCAACGTCTGGCGCTGTGTCGCTGGCTGTATAGGTAAACAAATCAGCTGTGACCCAGTTGCTCATGTCCAAGAAAGCCACGTTTGTTTTGTTTACACGACATTTTGGTGTGGCTGCGGTAAATCCAGCTGCAATCACTGGAGACCCAACTGTGTTTGACAATGCTATGCTGCCGCCTTGACTGTGTGTAAACACAATGTTACCAGCAGAATTAACACTGGCAGATACATAAGGTACATTGGCAGCACTAACCGCTGCAACAAAATCAGCTACAGTTCCAGTACCACCAATGGTTGCAGTTCCTGTGTTGGTAGTAGTAGAACTACCAGCTTCAGTTCCAGCTATTACAAACGCATTGCCAACAGTGAATGATGTTGGTGTGGTGCTGCCTGTAACAACAGTGGCACCAAGTGCAATTCTTTCAAAAATTTCAAAGTTAAATTGAGGGAATCCTGAAGCAGAAGCTACAGCTTGAGTAAGCACATAAGTGCTTCCCACTGGAATATTTTTGCCGCCACCTGATGGATCTAATGCATAGTTAGCAGCTCGGTCAGACTCATAAACGTTACTGACTTGACTTACCCAGGTTGCCAACGTTGTGCTGTATTTTTGCACTTTCAGACTCATGCCATTGTTGGCTGAGCTGATGTTGTTCCATACGGATCCAGTTGGACGCGGAGTTGTATCAGTGGTTCTCCAACGTGGAGATTGATAACTATAGCCCACAAAGTATGTGGGTGCGTAATAATCTTGAGCATCAATGCCTAATGCTGCCAATAATGCTACTCCGCTGGTTGGACCAGCTTCAATTGACACAATACCACCTGAGCCAGTAGATCCGTCATTGGTAGCAGTAGAATCCGCATAAATTTGTAACTTACCACTTACTGCGGCTGCTGTTACACCAGTTATGCTTGCAGCGTTAATAACTGTTGCAAGTCCAGCAACAGTATTGGTAGCACCAACTGTGATCAAAGTGTCATTAATGTACATTTGCGCACCAACAGTTAGTGTGGCAGGACTTGCTGTGCCTGACACTGTTGCCCAGGAAGTTTTCCACTCGTCAGTTCCAATTTGCACCCAAAGATTAAGACTATTTTTATAGTAACCAGGTATAAACTGTGCAAATGCAATCACTGCATAGTCACCAACGCTGCCAATTGATGGCAACGGTGCATAGTCTCCGCCTGCGGCATCAACAACGTCATCTGTGCTGATAATTTGAATTGGTGCATTAACAGTGAAAACATTGGTGGTTTCATTCCACTCTTGGATGCCCCAAACTGAAGTTGATGTATCCAACCAGTAGGTACCGTCAGCTGGTTCGCCCACTGGACGAGTCAAACTAGCAGTAAGTTCAGTTAAGTCAATGTCGCAACGTTGTATGTAGGCACGATTTGTGACGCCTAGTGCTGAATAAGCGGCAAGCAAGCCATATTCGTTGAGTTCGTAACCGTTGATAGGAGTTCCAGTTGTGGTAGAATAAAAGAATGGCACACCAAAAGTGGCCACCAAATCTCGTTGACTGGTGATTAAATAAGTCTTGTTGGCGTTGGCAGCAGTTGTGCCAGCAGCAACAGTTACTCCATCGCCGGACACTTTGTTTTGTGCAGTGGCAATGAGAAAATACGGTACGGTGTTAACGGCTGAAGGGATATATTGACTTTCGTCAATTACTGTTACTTCTACGCCTGGGGATACTAGAGCCATGGTGGGTTCCTTTTCAAGTTGTAGATATTTATGGGTATATTCAAAAAACGGTGTCGTAGACTGCCCTTACCGTAAGGTTTGAGCATAAATACCACATGAGACCTGTATGTCCGGCATGTAATCAACGGCCTCGAGCTGTAAACTGTTATAGAGATGGCAAGATATACTATCGCAGTCGTTGCGAAACTTGCATAAAGAAAAATCGCAAAATCAAAGCACCAGTGCCGCGCTGGCAATCAAGTGGATATAAGAAAAAACCCACATGTGATCGATGTGGGTTTAAGGCCAGACATCACAGTCAGTTGTTGGTATACCATGTGGATAGTAACCTCAATAACTGTGAGCTTCGTAATCTAAAGACTGTGTGTTTGAATTGTGTGGCAGATTTAAAACGTACAGATTCTACATGGAAGCCTGGGGATCTTGAACCAGACTCTTGACCTGCTGATACAGGTCATCCAGTGTACCGTTATTGTCTAACACAGCATCAAAATCAGTGCCTACCCATGCAGTTTCGCTTGCATGAATTTTAAGTTTTTCTAACTTATTTCGACTCAATGCCCATGTTGAATTGCCATTGGCACCACGATTAACACTTACAGCCGCATTGTACCAAGCAGGCTCGGGTCCGCGCACTACACGAATCACACGTCCGCCAGCGTTCTTAATGGCTAGAATTTCGTTGGGAAAACGGCAGTCTGAAATCACAACATCATCCTGGCTGTGGCGCAGTTTGTTTTCCAAGCTGGCAATCCAAATGTCATCGTGAAATCCTGCTCTGCATACTTCTGTACCCCAGTATTGCAAGATCCAGCGTGGTGTTAGTGTGGGCATACCCAGGCGATCTGCCCACCATGGATCCACACGCTCGCGCCATTCTCGGGCTTGTTTTGTACGTCCTTCTAACAAGGTTCTGTCCCATCCAAACACTTGAGCCACAGCATCTTTCAAAGTACTTGCAAAACTTTCTCTACGAAAGTGATGTAAATTTACCAAATAATCAGCAATGGTGTCTTTACCAGACCCAATGAATCCACATATACCAATGATCATATATTTTTCCTGTTAAAGGGCAAGCCACTGACTTATTAGATCGTTTTTTATAGGCAAAGTTTTAAAAAAACTTTCGTTCCTTGTTTGATCTAACATGAGGTTGTATATTAAAAATTTTGTCCACAAATCTGGTCTGTGATTGCTATGAAAAAATGCTTTAACTTGTTTAAGGGTGTAGCCCATGTTTTCACAACGAGTAAGCATTTGATCTAACTGAGCCCGATATTGGTCTGGAATTACCTGTATGCTTAGTTCTTCTGGACCAATCAGCGGTGTAAAATTAACGTTTTTAATATTGTAAGTATTTTTCAAATGCAGTAATGTTTCTTCAAGAAACCAAATGTTCAATGCACTTACTGTTACATTGACATAGTATGATATTCCGCTGTCAATGACAGTTTTGAGATTGGCGCTTACTAACTCCCAGTCAGTGCCGGACCGTATGTTTGAGGCGCGGTCTTCTACAGCATCAATGCTGAGTTGTAAAAGTAAGTTGGGAAATTTTTTCCACAAAGATACCAAGTCTGTTTGTTTGTATTTTAAATTTGTAAGATTAATTGAAATGCGTATTTCAACATTGGTGTGCCCTATATCCACTAGAGTTTGCAATAAATCAACATGTTCTTGAGTTAGTGTGGGTTCGCCGCCGGCTATCACTATCCTTCTGAGTTTGGTTATGTTTAATAACTTTAGTTTTTCTGATACTGTGTTGTCTTTGGTTATTTTTATCAACGGAGCAAATTCTTCTTCCCACTTGGAACTAAAGTGCGGTCCACAACTCCTGCAGGCCAAATTGCAAATGTTGTTTGATTTGACATTTATTTCTTGTACGTGAACTTTGTCAAAGTCAGTATAGTACTGATCAAATGTGTTTGCATAGCTTTTCCCAGTTTCCAAAAAACTGTAATGACATTTTTTACATCCTGGTGGCACAGTGCCTGTTAAAAAATCTGCACGTTCTTGTTTAAATGTATCCGCAATAGGATCACCCACTGGTTTAAGACAGTTCAATTCATAAACACAGCACGGCCCAGCTTGGCCACTGGGTTGGAACGCTACGCTAACCCAAGGTGCTTTGCACATGAAATTAGATTTGGTCATTTGTTGATCTGTATAAATTTCTCTGTCAATGCATTTGGTGCTATTTGATCATGCATCATAAGAACATCAATGGGCAATCCACAATAGCCATACTTTGTTAGCATGGCAGACACACAATCAAGTTCTTGCTGGTAACGTTGCTGATTCACAGTATAATTATGTTCTACATCATCTGCAAGAATTTTTGGATCAGTTGTAACCAATTCATGCAATGCCAGAGTGTTTTTGTAAATTTGTTCTAGCCGTTTGTCAACATCAATTTCTTGATCATAGTCCGGGCAAGGCAAATAATTTTCAAAAGTTTTGTATCCTAACGATTGAAGTCTTGCCAATGTACCTACAGGACCAGCAATCACAAAAGGATGTCGATTGTTGATTGTTTTATAGGTTTTTTCTGTGGCACGGGCCGACGTTAAAGTGTGTTGTTCAAACATACTTTCACTGATCAAACTCATGTTGGCATCTGCAAATACAGTTGCATCATAACAAAAATAATTACAGATGTGAATACTGTCGCCACTTAGTAAAGGTACCACTCCATCTGGACTGCGCTGTAATGCTAAAAAATCTTGCCATTGTTGATTACTTGCAGTGGGAATCAGATTTCTCACTTGATCTTCAATTGGTTTGGGCACAAACAGTGACCAACTTAGACGATCAAGTTGATTGTGTTCATAAAATTTGTACAACAGAGGGGCTCGGTGTAGTCTGTTGGGTTTACCCATCAAAAATAAAATGCGATTTCCTTGCCTGGGCAGTGGAGCAGGTGCATGATAAATTGTTTTCAACAACATGAAATCAACATAGCCAACATCAATACCTGGCATGTGTTCATTGGTGTACTGAGTGTAATGATTGAACAGAACACAAAATTTCATGCCAAGATCATGTATGTACTTTTGTAGTTCTAGCGTTTGAACGTAATTTTCAGAAGGGTTGCAATCTTCTTCTCTACAGCCCAGCACAACAACGTCTTTACTTGTGTTGGCCGCGGTAGCAATATCAGTCAAAAGTTTTTGATACGAAACAGGACTGAATTTACCACCAAAGTCAAATGTAATTACGTGTGTCATGCCAATTACTTTAGGTCTTGAACTCTAAGATGCTTGAGTGTGTTTTGTAGCATGCCTATTTGTCGGCGGCAGTCTTCTAGTGCATGGTGACTGGTAGGCGGAATGGGCTGGTCGGGCCACAACGAGAACACTGTACGACTGTCACGTACCATATAGTACTGCCAGGGCAAGGGTTTGTTGTAACTCTTGTAGGCATGCTCCAGGATGTTCATGTCGTATGTTGGACCTTGTGCCCAGATTCGTTTGGAGTGCCAAATTAGTCGGCCCAAGCCATCAAGCGCCTCATCCAAGGGTATACGGCCATCTTCAGCAAATGCTTCATCACGAACCACCGCAGGTTGTGTGGACCACCACTCTATGGTGCCTTGCTGTATGCTACGGGTTTCCTGGCTTTCCAGTGTAACCCTAGCATAGAATGATTGCTCGTAATAGCCAGAGCCAAACGGATCAAACGCTTGGGCGGCAATGGTAAGAATAGTGGTGTCAGGGCCTGTTCCCAAGCCCTCAAGATCGATCATTAAGTCCATGCTACATTATAGCAGGGATTTATGTTTGTGTCAATTATCCAATTACCCAAGTCAACGGCTGACTGCCGTCCACATACATTTTGAGTTGTTCAAGAAGAGCATCCATTTGGGTTTGCGCTTCGGCTTTCATGGCAGTGCCATTTAGGGTACCACCGCCCTGTGGGCCAGCTATCTGACCAAACTTCTCACGGGCTTCACCAATGATCATTTTGCAGTTGGCAACCATGTAGTCACGGATCCATTGTTGAATTTGATAGTCGCTGAGCAAATTGATTTCTGGTTTCAAGTTGTAAGTCCACAACAACACAGCTTCGCCGGTACCTTTGGGATCACGGATCAATTGCAGTTTTTTAGTTACAGGATTCCATGTGTAATTCATGTAGCCGCCAAACATTCTGGCAGCCAACTCAACGTACTGACTGTAAAAGTCATACGTGGCCAAGCCACCAGCCACGTTAAAGTTCATCAGATACACATTCAAGCTGGCTTGACTAAACGGATCAAAATTACTTGCGTATGGGCCAGTTGCATCACCAAATGTTCTACGGAATATTTGGCGCACACTTACAACTTCTTGCGGCAGTTGGTAGATGTTTTCGTCCTTGACCAAGTACATGAAGCTGTAGCTTTCTTCATAGGCATTGTTAGCACGTTGACGATAGGTGCCAATGGTCTTTTGATATGCCGCTTCGTAATGTTCGGGATCTAGTTCAAGATCAATGATTTGACTGCCCAGCTGAAGCTGTACATACTCATTGAGATTTTGCTTGAGTTGAGATAGTGTGTCTTGCTGTTCTGCCATAGGGACTCCGTGTCCCTATATTTACCAACTCTTGAGTATGATCAAGTTCTCTGTGCCACGGGCATTCCATGCAGTTTCAGTGGCTTTGATATCTTTGAACGCCTTGCGAGCTGCCGGCTTGCCAGCACCTGTAATACCCTTCAGCTGTTCTGCTGGCTTGCGCAGAGTTTTTTGTACTGTATCCACAGTTGAAAACCCAATAATTGAGTTGTTCTTTACAGTGAATGCCTGTGTGTGGCTGTCTGCCACAAGGTGGATGAGCTTGCGCTTTTTGCTGTCATACAACCAGGCTTCTGTTTTGTCCACAAGGCTTGCGGCTGGCAATGATTTGAGTTTGAGTTCTGCAAACTCTGCCAGCATCTTGAACTTGGCCGCACGTTTTTCTGGTGGCACTGCCTTGACCTTGCGTGGCTTGCGTTCCACTTTCTTGATCTGCACATAAGCACCGCAGTCGTTGACCACAGCTTCGCAAAACTTGATCACATTGCGCAGTTGTATTTTAGAAAGGTAACTGTAGCCTTCGATCAACTGAGGGTCTTTGCCTTCTGCCACACGCTCAAACTCTGAGAGCTTGCGTTTCCAGTTGTCAGAAATTTGACTGATCAGTTGTGGTGCTACGTTCAATCCACGCATGATTACTACAGGTTTGAAGTCAGCAGTCATTTTGGCGCCACTTAGCATGAATTCATCAAATAAGCCTTCCAATTCACCGTTACACTCAGCCGCTTTTTCGCGCAGTCGGTCTTGGATGGTAATTCTTGGTGTAGCGTCTTCCACTACTGCTTCGGGCGCAACTTCATTCTGCTTGCTGTCCAATATTTCTCGCAGTTGGTTTTGCAATTTGAGTTGTTCCTCAGCATGCAGTTCCAAGCCCACCATGCTCATTCGGCACAGCCAACCTGTAGTCAAGCGAATGGCTGAATCTGGAATGCCTTTGAGCAGTCGCACATCGGCCTTGCGGTCATGTGCTTCAAGATAGTTTACAATCATATCCCGGGCATCTTTCTTGCCGTAGAAATAGTTGTACCACGAGAATGCTTTGCTCAGTCGACTGGTACGATACTCTGTGGGCTGGATCTGCCAAGTAGGCTCCATGCCCAAGATGTTGGTGTCAGAACTGCGAGGGTTTAGCAGTTTAATTTTGAATGTGGTGCTCATATGTGTCCTTACTTATTTTACAGGTAAATCTCGGCAGAGTTCAAACAATTGCGTGGCACGTTTGAGTTTAAAGTTTTTGTGGTTGTACATGTACTTTCGTTTGCGCTCTGCAACATCAAGAGCCTCCATCAGCCGCCATTTGGTGTCAAAGTCTGACTGCATCAAAATACGATTCATATCCACAATGTCCAGGCTGTACTCCACCCATTTTTCTGTGGCTTTTATTAGGTCATAAGGCACCACTGCTTTGGACTTGTTGGCAGTAGAGTACTTTGCAACAAAATTTGCTGCCTTTTGCATACGGGCTCCTGTAGTGAACAAGTGTGTATTATAGCAGATTTTGATTATTTGGTCAATCAGGCAGAAAGTAGTACTAAAGTAAGATCTGCTTCCCTGCGGAAGGAAATCCAGAATGGGCGGTTGGGGCGGCCGTTGTCTTTGCCAAAATATGCATGCCAGTCATTGTCGGGCATGTAGCCGTGGCCTTCCAGTTTAGCATTGCATATTTTTTCAAGAGCAACACCTTCCCCCAGCCAACTATCACATCGCACCGCAATCACATGCCCGTGCTGTTTGAATTGGCGAAATCTACGGTCCAGTTTAACTACTTTCATGCCCAAAGTATAACAGGTTGGGAATTATTGGTCAACCTGCCCATAAATACTTAACTATGCCTCGCCTGTCACTCTACCGCCCTAACCGAACCAAAGATTATCAATTTTTTGACCGCACCATCAGTGAAATGTACACTGTGGGAGGATTGGATATCCTTGTTCACAAGTATCTAGGGCCAGAAACTGGCGGCCAAGATTCTGCATTCAGCGGCAATGCTGATGCCACTCAACCCGTTTATGAAACGCAAAGTGTACTGAACATTCAAGACTTGCTGTTGCTGGAAAACAGAGATAGAGTGTATGACACAGATGTTTATGTCATGCGCGGTGTGTACAACACACAAGACATTGATTTTGACCTTACACAATTTGGCTTGTTTTTGAACAACGACACGCTGTTTATCACGTTCCACTACAACGACATGATTGACACATTTGGTCGTAAACTCATGAACGGCGATGTGCTTGAGATTCCAAATTTAAAAGATTACAATCCGCTGAATCCTGCTATCCCAAAAGCATTTCCAAAATACTATGTGATACAAGATGCGGCGTTTGCTTCTGAGGGATTTTCACAAACTTGGTTGCCACACTTGTGGCGTGTGAAAGCCACGCCACTGAACGATCAACAAGAATACAAATCAATCACTGACAAACCTTTTGTGGCTGAGTACATTTGGGATCCAGGTGATTTTTATCCCATGGGTTCTATTGTGAACTATGGAGATGTATATTATCAAGCTCAAAAAAATACTCCAGCAGGCACAGAAATAACCAACACTGAATTTTGGGCACCCTACACTCCTGCTACCATCAGTGATGTGCAAGGTACTCGCACCAAAGATACACAAATCAACGACGCCATACTCACACAGGCTGACGTGGAAGTTCCATTGAGCGGGTATGACGTAACCAAATTTTATATTGAGCCCACACAAGATGGTCAACCTGCCAATCCAGCAAGCCTTGGTTCCGAAAGCACTGTCACTGTGGATGGCACACAAGGTGGCATGAATGTCACACCAAAGTCATTTGGTTATACTATGGGCTATCTCACTGGCGACGACATGGCGCCAAATGGCTTGCCTGTTACTCCGGGTGTGAGTTTTCCAACCAATCCTGTAAGTGGAGATTATGCCTTGCGATTAGATTATCAACCAAATCGACTGTTCCGCTATGATGGCCGCCGCTGGGTCAAAATTGAAAGCAATGTGCGTACAAACCTTAACAATGGTCCTACCAATGATACTTTGCGCTCGACCTTTGTGAACAATACATACACTGTGCCTACTACTGACATGGGTAACATACCAAGTAGACAAAGTCTCAGCGAGATATTGAAACCTCGGGCCGACAATGGTGATCAAGGTGGCGACAAACCTGCTAAACCTTTCCCTGGCACACAACCTGGACAAAAGTCAAGTTAACAATGCAACAATTTTTTTACGACGAACAAATACGCAGATTCTTACTGCAATTCACTAGAATCTTTTCAGGATTCCAAGTTGAGTACGGCAGAGAAGAAGGCAGCGAAAATGCGGCCTTGCTTAGAGTTCCTGTGAGATACGGAGATTCAAGTAGAAACGCACAAACTATTCTTCAGCAAAATTCTGCAAGCAGTTTGCCATCTACTCCGTTGATGACATTTTACATCACTGCACTAGATTACGATAGACCTAGAATCCAAGAGCCTTATCATGTGAGTAAGATTTCTGTGCGTCAACGCACTTATGACCCAGGCACTGAAACTTACGAAACCACTCAAGGCAATGCATTTACCATTGAAAGATTGATGCCTGTTCCTTACAAGCTGACTATAAATTTAGACTTGTGGACTTCAAACACCAATCAAAAATTGCAATTGCTTGAGCAAATTTTAACGCTGTTCAATCCCAGTTTGGAAATTCAAAGCACAGACAATTACATTGATTGGACTTCATTGAGTGTGGTAGAACTGGACGGTACAACATGGACGTCTCGCACCATACCCATGGGCACAGAGAATCCCATAGATATATGCACGTTGCGTTTTACATTGCCAATTTGGATCAGTTCACCAGCCAAAGTTAAAAAATTAGGTGTGGTAGAAAGGGTCATTGCCAGTGTGTTTGATGCACAAGGTGATGCTGTTGATGCCATAACAAACAATGATTTGTTGTTGGGCACCAGACAGGTAATCACTCCTTACAACTATGCCACAGTGTTGATTGGCAACAAAATACAAATTTTGCGTCCACCAAGTTCTGTAGATGAGCCCAGCAACAGCAGCCTAGCACCAACAGTTATTGCAAGCGGTAGCAATTTGTTGTGGCCGGCAATTATTGATGCGTACGGTGTTTTACGACCTGGAATTAGTCAAATCTATTTGGAACAACCCGATGGGTCTGAGGTTGTTGGTACTATCACGCTTGACCCAAATGATGATCGATTTGTGCTGTACGACATTGACATTGATACTGTGCCGCAAAACACAATGGATGCAATTGACGCTGTGATTAACCCACAGGTAAGTGGGCCATTAAACGGATTGGACAGTGCGCTTGAAGGACAAAGATATTTGCTTACCGAAAGCACAGGCTCCAGTGACAACTCGGGTCCAGCAGAAGCCTGGATTGGTGCAAATGGTAGACCACTTATTGCTGATGCCAACGATATCATTGAATACTCCAACAATTATTGGCACGTTACATTTAGAGCCAGCGGTCAACCTGCTGGGCAGTATGTGACCAATATAACTACCAGCCAACAGTATGTGTGGACTGGTGACGCATGGATGAAAAGTTATCAAGGCTACTATCCGGGAGGCCAATGGAGACTGGTGTTGTAAAAGCCGTAGGTGTTTGGTTTAGGGCCAGTAACACTGGACGTTATCTTTATTTGTTACGCAACGACTCAAAACATCCTGGTGCATGGGGATTGCCTGGTGGCAAAGTAGAAACTGGCGAAACTCTACTGGGTGGCATGGAACGCGAATGCATTGAAGAACTGGGAAGTTTTCCTGTTTATCAACGCTTGGTGCCTTTGGAAAAATTCACATCGGCAGATTTAAACTTTGAATATCACACCTGGGTATGTGTAGTTGCTGAAGAATTTCAACCCACACTAAATCACGAACATTTAGGCTATGCCTGGATAGACAAAGGTACCTGGCCTAAACCCATGCATCCAGGCTTGTGGTCAACTGTGAATATTGAAGCAATTCAGGACAAGATAGACACTGTTGAACGCTATCTTGCCACTGAACATTAAGCCTGACTTTCTTCAAACTGCAATTGAATTTCGCCCACTGGTGCCACTTGTGTTGTTAGTGCAGTGATCTGCACAGCCAATACTTCTGGTCCATTGGGGAAAGTTCCTGTTCCTGGGATTGAGCTTGTGCCAATTTGTTTAACAGAACCCAAATCCAACACGCCTGAGTTGGTTGTTGAAATTGGAATAGCAAACAAACGTTCGCCACCTTGCAGTTCACTTGTAATAGCCGCAATGGTCATTGTCAAGTCGTTTGCAGTGGTTGCTCCACCTAAGGTATTACCAAGAATTTTAATTGTATCTCCCACAGCATAACCTGTGCCAGCTTGCTGAACAGTAATCTGTGTGGTTGTGGTTGAATAGGTAGTGCCTGCGGCTGTCAACTGCACGGTAATTTTAGCATTAGCACCTGAGCTAGATACGTTTGTAGGTGTCAAGTTGGCATAAGTTTGCGCAGAACTGAATGTCAGTTTAACACCTGAGCGTGTCATACCACCTGTGGTGTTGTATGGAGCACTTGTCAAACCACCTGTTGCTTCAGAAGTGTAACGTGGCGCAGTTGAGAATTGTGAAAAACTAGGTTGGAATCCACCGCCCAAGTTATTCAGACCTTGCCAGCTAGTATTGGCAGAATCAATGTTTGAAGGATTCAAAATACCTTCAATTAAATAACGACCTGCTGTTACCTGAACGTTCAAGTTTGCTAATGTCAACTGAGAGCGATTGATAAGTTCTCTCACACCAAGATCACCAATAATACCATTTGACACTGATGGTGCTAGACGCATAGCAAAAGCCACTGCTTTATCACCAATGTTTGGTGGCAAACCATAGTTGGTACGGTTGTAAGTAAACTGAAAACCTTCGTCACCATCAAAACTACCATCCATAATAACTGCACTACCCCAGTGGCTGACCAGTGGCACACAAGTATTAGAAATCAATATGACACCAGTGTTATTGGCATGGCCAGCGGCTGCACTAGATGTGTAACTGCGGCTTTGTCCGTCTGCCCACTGTGTAAATGTAGCACCACGTGTGCAACCAGTAAGTTGATTGCCTGCTTTGCCCGAGTACTTGATAATTTCACTTTCAATCATCACAAACACAGGATATGTAACACTTGCTGATGGATAATCTGTGGCATCTGTTAGTGTAATAGTTGTTTGACTGTTGTCAATTGCTCCAGACAAACCTACTACAGGTGTTTCGTTGATGGCTTCATAACGAGCTGGCAAGTTACCAGAACGCATGTATGCTTCATTGTTCAAATTGTTGTTGGGTCTACGATGTGCATGTACAAAACGTCCATCTTGTCCGCGAAGCATCCAAGCCACAGTACCAGCACCGTACCATGAATATTCCATGGCATACATCTGCATTTTGCTTGCGTCTAATGTGTAGCCTGATGCTCCTGTGCCGTCCAATGGATCAACGTTAAAGTCTGCTTGTCGTACACGAATTTCAGTGCGCAACGCCATTCTCACACGAGTTTGATTTGTGACTCCGCGATATGGTGGCACAATGGTCATGCGGTTGTTGTCAGTGATACTAGTAACTGTGTAGCTCATACCTTTGATAACAACTAAGTCACCATTGTTGATTTGGTCTTGGAATCGGCAGTTGCCGTCACCAGTGACTAAGTTACTGCCCACACCAACTGATACAAAGCCAGCCAGCTGATTTGTGCTGGTGCGTTGAACTGCATTTACTGTGATACCATTATTTTCCCAGAACAATCCATTTTGATCATCAAACATACCAGCACGAATACTAGCACCGTGCCAGCCAGTGATGTTGATTCTAGGTGATTGTCCCAGTTCAGGTGTGGTTGAGCCAAGTGTTGTTTGAGCTTGCACAACAAAACTGGTGTCGCTTGTGATTGATGTTACAACATATCCTGAAGCATTGTACCCGCTGGTAGTCACTCCTGACAGCGTTAACGTAGCTCCGGAATTAAGTCCATGTTCAACGTCAACAGTGATAGTGATGTTGCTGTTGGTGGCAGTTCCATCAGCACTCACTGCGGTAACGTCAAATGTTGGCGCCAACACAGTACCAGTGGAGAACAAGAGACCTTTACCAGACTGGTAGCGGAAGTACTTTTTAGTAACACGGATTGCGCTTGCGCCACGTGTTGGTGTTCCTGGACCAATCAACACACCGCCATCAAATGGTCTTGGCAGGAACGCTGCATTACTTCGAACAAAGGCAAGACCAGCAATGCTGCCACTGACTGCGGCGCCAGTTTTGGCAGTGTAGGTAAATGTAGTTGTGCTAGGCACGCTAATAATAGTAAATGAACCTTCAGCATAAGCGGCATTGGTACCAGAACTCAAATTCATCAAAATAGGAGTTCCTGGCACAAGACCGTGAGCATAAGTTGTTGTTACAGTAATTGTGCTTGGGTTTGCACCGTCACTTGTGATACTTGACACGTTCATTGAGCCGCCAGTATACGGATATGCTTGACGAATAATTGTATCTGTTTGATTGAGTGGATAACCAGGTGCCAAACTTGGACTACGACGTGGGTAGTAGAAAAAGTTATTGGTATTTGCTTGGAATACTAGGCCCACACCTTCGGTGTTTGAGTTGTTGGTATTTTGTGTGCTCACATATTCATTAGCGTCCAATGGAGTGTCGCTTTGATTGACACCAACTTGTGGAATTGTGTTAGCACCAGTAGCATAAAACATACCAGTCATACGGATCATAGGTGATCCAACACCTGCGGCAGTAAGTGCTGTGGTATTAAATTGGCCACGTGTGATTGTTTGTGTTCCGTTGATTGCAGTACTGATCACAGTGTGTTGACAAAGTTCTACGTTGCCACTCAAACGTTGCATTACTGTACCAGTTGCATAAGAATTTGCCGATGTACTGTTATACCAACCACGATTGAGTTGTATTGTTGTGCCGTCAGTGACTGATTGAACTTGAGCAATTTCAAGAGTGGCCACAGTGTAAGCATTGTTACCAATTGCAATGTTAGCTCCAGCACCGTTTGATCGATTTGACTGGCGTACCACAGTAAGTGCGTTGGTTGCTACGTTGGTAATTGCCATCACTTCATAAACGTTTGCAGTATCAGTTTGAACAATGATGTAGGCACCATCAACCATGCCAGCGCCAGATGCACTGGTAACGTTAAGTGTAGTTGTAGCAGTGCTGGTAATAGCAGCCACAGCAGTTGTGGTACCACCAGAGGTTGGGCGGCCAATGATCAACACCAGATCTCCGGCAGTCATTCCAGTTGTGCTGGCAACAGTAAATGTGCGTTCAGCTGAACTGCTGACATTAGCAGTTGTATAGGTTGACACAAGCGGAGTTGTATTGCCTTGTGTTTGGCTAGTAATCAGCACATAGTCATCAGCAACCCAAGGTGCTGTACCTTGATTTTCCAATTTGATTGATGTATCAACGTTGGATGTGATTACATCGTCACCAGCCAACAGTGTAAGATAACCATTGGTGTTGTAAACAATATCTGCGCCAATGTCTTCATAGAAACTGGGAATGTTGTTTGTGGTTGAAACGTTTTCCCATTTGGTGTTTTGCAATCCATATTCAAAGTCAGCGTCAATCAACGATTCTGGGTTTGAAACACGTTCACGGCCAATGGCATCCATGCCATAGTCCCAGGGTTGAATTTGTAAGTCTCTATCTTCAACATAAATTGCTAACTTATCAGTGCTGAGATATGAGCTGGTGTTTAAATCCAATGTGATGGTTGTAACACCGGCATACGCAGCAGGAAATGCAGCGGTAACTCCAGCAGCCCAGCTTACTGTGCCCCCCAATGTAGGATCAGCAAAATTGTAGATAGCAACGTTGTAAGTTGTGTCGTAGATGGCCAGAATGTCTGCTAGGTTATACCGGTTAGGAACTGCTACTGTACCTAAACCAGCAGTTCCTGGGGTAAACGTATACTCATATAATCTTTTTCTTGCCATCTTTTAAACTCCAAATATAATTTGTCCGGCAGTTAGTCTAGCTTGTGTACTAGCACTGAACTTGTCATAACTCACAGCGCCTGTGGCTATTTTACTGTTGATCACTGTGGCATCGCTGGGCGTGCCTGTATATAGTGTATCACCAAACAACAACGCAAAGAACGGTGTGTTGTTTACAGGTGCTACAGAAAAACTTATTGTAGAAGCTGCCACACTAAAATCCACACCAGGATTCAATGGAACATTGTTTAATACCACCAACATTGCATAAGCAGTAGGTGGAGTAAAACTCACACCACCCACAGTGATGTTGAATGTCTGCGTGACTCCATTAAAAGTCAACGTATCCATTTTACGGTATTGTCCCAATACAGGTGAATAACCTACATAAGCCATTATAATCTTCCTACAACAATTTCAATTGTACCTTGATCGCCATCAAAGTCTTGCAATGCTTTGCCTATCACTGTGCCCATGGCTGGTGTTGCGCAGGCCTGCGCACGACCATTGATTGCTGACACCATCATGTCGCCTTTCTTTACAGGTCCAATAACTTTGGTTGGAACTCGTCCAGTTAACGCTGTTGCTACAATGTGCTCGGCTTCCATTACACTGTTCATCAAGTGTGCCGGATTGGTAGAAACTACTCCGGCCACTTTAGGATCACTTATTGTGGTTGATATTGTGACTTCGTTACTGCCGCCAAAAATCAAAACAGTACCTGGTTCATATGCAGCATCGGCTGCATAATTTTCTGCCAAGTCAGCGTATTGTGCTGTGGTTGCTTTCAAGAAACCAGTGTTGAAATATGTTGTAGCCGAACCAATGTTACCTGTAGCATTGGTACCACCGTTTACAATGTTACCTAAAGTAACATTACCTGTGCCCACAGTCAACGAAGCAAATGTCACTCCTGAATTGGTTGCAACTGCTTGACCAATACTAAATGTTACTGCACCTGTTGCACCACTTACTGACACACCAGTGCCTGCTACTGCTGATGTTACACCAGTATTGGTAATTGAAACTGCACCAGTAGCATTGGTGTTAGTACTCAAACCGCTGCTGGTAGTGATGTTTGTAACACCTGAGTGAGTGTGATCTGCTCTAGCAAAAGTTGTACCTGTTCCAACTGCGGCTGACCCAACTGCACCTGGTGAAGTTGAACTGGCTTGACCAATCACAAATTCTGTTGTTGCCACTTGTGTGGTGTTGGTATTTTGAGCTGCGGTTGGTGCTGCCAGGTTACCAGCAGTGCTAATATTGCCGCCTGTGATGTTGCCAACTGCACTCAATGCAAGGGTAGCATTGACGTTAGCGCCAGTGATATTGCCTGTGGTTGCTACTGCACTGATAATGTTACCGCTCAAACTCAACTGAGATGCTAGTACTGTACCAACTGCTGAAATATTGCCTGCAGCCAAAACGTTGGCTGTGGCGCTTACAATTGATCCTTGTACCAACAAGGTGCCTAATATATTACCGCCAGCAATGTTGCCAGCTGATGTTATGTTACCAGTTGATGTGATTAAACCAGCTGTGGTAATATTACCACCTGTAACGTTACCTGTTGCACTAACACCGCCTGATCCTGCTGTGACTGCTGTAGTTGCAGTGACATTGCCACCAACTACATTGCCTGTGGCACTAACAGCACCACCTGCAGATATAGCGCCACCTGTGATGATATTGCCGCCTGTGATGTTACCTGTTGCACTGGTAATTCCACCAGTTAACACGTTACCACCAGTTACGTTACCAGTGGCACTAACTGAAGTACCTTGAACCAATGTGGTTGCAATTACGTTTCCGCCGTTGACATTGCCAGTTGCTGATACTGCTCCTGCTGTAATAATATTACCACCAGTAATATTACCTGTAACAGTTTCTAGACCACCAATATAACTGTTGCCAGCTATACCAATACCGCCTGCTACACGTAAGGCACCTGTGGTTGAAGATGTTGAAATAGTAGTAGAAGTAATGTTAGCATTGGATGTTATTTGTACATTTGAACCAGCAGCAGGAGTTAGAGTAATGTTACCAGCACCAGTCAACAAATTCATTGCCGAGGCATCATAGATATTATTTGATACTACAATGTTGGCAGCAATAACGTTACCTGTTGCGCTGACTGCACCACTAGATAGTACATTTCCACCAGATACGTTTGCAGAAGATGTTATACCACCATCGCCGGTAACAGTTCCTACTGCTGAGATTGTGCCGCCAGCAGTGATATCTGTAGTTGCCGCAACAGTTGTACCGGCACTCACGCCAAGGACTGCACTAAAACTGTCTCCGTATACCGCACCGGCTGCTGAAACTGATCCAGCAGTTCTGATATTACCACCAGTTACGTTACCACCAGCACTGGTTTGACCAGCTGTGTTAATGTTTCCACCTGTGATGTTACCGGTGGCCAATACCAAACCGCCAGTGTTGACGTTTGCACCAGTAATGTTACCTGCGGCGCTGAACATGCCGCCTGTTAAAATATTACCAGCAGATACGTTGGCTGCTGAAGTTATGTTACCAGTGCCAGTAATTTGTCCAGCTGTGGTTATGTTACCACCTGTAACGTTGCCAGTTACTAAAAGTGTAGATGATCCACTAATAGCACCAGTTACAACAAGACCACCTGACCAAACAGTGGCAATTGTTACTCCGGCAATGTTATTAACAATATTGCCAGCTGCCGAAGCAATGATAACTCTACTAGTACCATTGAAAATTTGGTTGGTATCAGTTGTGATGCCACTCAGCAATGCACCGTTGCCCAAAATATATGTTCCACTAACGTTGCCTGTAGCACTCAAATTGGCCAGAATCAAATCATTGTATGTGAAACTGGCATTGGCTGTGTCTACAACTGTGGTTGGTTTGACGATTAGATTACCAAACAGTTTGTATTTGGAATCTGTGATGTCGCGGAAATATCCAGAATAGCGTGTGTTGGTGCCATCAAAATACTGTGTGATTACACCCGAATCGTATGTGTCACCTGGGTTGGCGTTGGCCAAGAAGATGAATGGGTCATTAACTTCCAAACTGTCTGTGCCAGTGGTAGTGAATGTTCCATTAACTGTAAAATCTCCCACACAGGTAATGTCGCCGCCAATGTTTAAGTTACCAACAATACCTGCTCCGCCGGCCACAGTCAATGCGCCAGTAGTTACATTGCCACTGTTGGTAGCGTTGGTAATGGTTACTGCTCCGCTAGTGTTGATATTACCAGTAACGCCAACTCCGCCTGCCACAGTCAACGCACCTGTTACATTGCTAGTTGATGCAACATTGCTACTGAAAGTGGCACGATTGCCACCTGCCACAGTCATGACCATTGTGGTAGCATTTGGCCAATATATACCAGTGTTGTTGGCTGCTACTGAGTACACACTAGGTGCGCCAACTGTGCCAGCGCCAAATGCGTTGGCTGTGAGATTTAAAGAGTTAAGTGCGCCTGCACGATAGGTAACTGTGATGTTGTTGGTACCACTAGGAGGTGGTGTTTGAAACAGCAATGTTACATTTTCAGCTTCGTAGTCAGTGAATGGACGTTGTAGAGTTTGGTCAATCATCACGTCCAAGTCAGACGCTGATGCAACGGCTCGACCCAAAGTGAACTGATACGCTACCGCATTACCACTAAAGGTCTGTGTGCTGGTATTCAGCAGTTGTTGTTGCGGATTTAGGCCAACGTAACTCATTATGTGATTTCCATTATGCTCATTACTACGTCAATACTGGTAGCTGCGCTGCTTTGAACTTGCAGTTGATCTCCTGTGACCAACACAATTTTTTGATCGCCACCACCAACAACCAAACTAGAACCTGCTGAGATTGGTGCATTTACTGCTAAGTTTGTTGTTTGTGACGCATTATCTAAAATTGATACGTTAGCTGCAATTGCACTTGAAGTGACATTGGTCAAAGAAAGTCCAACTACAACTGCGGTAGTTGCCGAAGGAACAGTATAACCACCAACTGTGGTAGCTGTGACTCCTGTTAGTCTGCTGAGTTTTCTTGTAAAAGTATTTGCCATTTTTTATCCTAATGCTATTGCCAATGCTGTTGCGTCTGCTACTGTTGCTGCCCGCTGTCCAGCAATATTTATGTTACCTGTAGCTGAGATATTTCCACCTGAAATATTGCCTGTAGTGGTAATATTTGCAGTCATATTGATTGCGCTGACCACATTTCCACTTAGACTCAAGCCTGTGGTATTGACATTTCCGCTAGTGATATTACCAGTTGCTGATATCAACCCTGCTGTAGTCACGTTACCACCAACCACGTTGCCTGTGGCACTTAGAGTTACACCTTGTACTAGAGCAACGCTGGTTACATTGCCGCCACGTATATTTCCTGTGGCCAGCACGCCTGCTGCTGTGTTAACGTTGCCTGTGGCTGTAATTAAGCCAGCAGTGCTAATGTTTCCACCAATTACGTTGCCTGTTACAGATGCCAGGCCGCTAGTGTTGACATTGCCACCTGTAACGTTGCCTGTGGCCAGTAGGCCAGCACCAGTATTAATGTTGCCTGTAGCAGTTACTAAACCAGCAGTGGTCAAGTTGCCACCAACAACGTTGGCAGTAGCACTCAATGTAGTACCAGTAATAACATTGGCACCACTTATGTTTCCACCTGTTCCAGATGTAATTAAGTTTCCACCAGTGATGTTTCCAGTAGCAACAACTTGCCCGCCTGTGGTGATATTTCCACCTGCAACGTTGGCAGTTGCAGTAATTGTACCTGTTGCAGTAACCAAACCGCCTGTGACAATGTTTCCACCAGTTACATTTCCAATACCGCTGATTTGAGCACCGCTCAATACGTTACCGCCACTGATATTACCAGTGCCAGTCAAAATATTGCCAGCTACAGAAATTCTGCCGCCAACGTTGATGTCTGCTGCCACACCGTTTGTGGCAAACGTGCCAGTGATGCTGAGTGCATTGGTAGTTTTGTCAAACACCATACCAGCAGTGCCACCAACAATGCCGCCGTCATTGAACAATACTTGAGTATTACTGCCTGCTAGAGAGATATTACCTTGCAAGTTACCAATAAATGTGGTTGCTATGACATTTGCACCAGTGATGTTGCCTGTTGCTGAAAGTTGACCAACTGTTCTGATGTTTCCACCATCAATGTTGCCTGTAACACTGAGTGTGGTACCTGTGTAATTTGTACCAGAAATATTTGCGCCTGTAATGGCACCAGTAGCACTAACTTGTCCGCCAGTAGTGATATTGCCACCAATCACATTGCCCACTGCACTGAGAGTGGTACTTGATAGTATGCTGCCGCCTGCAATTGCATTGCCTGTTGAAATATTTCCACCTGCAATATTAGCTATAGCTGTGATATTGCCTGTTGCCAAAATTAATCCAGCTGTTGAAATATTGCCGCCTGCAATGTTAGCTGTGGCTGTGATGTTACCAGCTGCGCTGACAGCACCACCAGATGTGATATTTCCACCTGTTACGTTAGCAGCAGAAGTGATAGTACCAGTTGCAGTGATCAATCCACCTGTGACAATGTTGCCACCAGTCACATTGCCTGTTGCACTTACTGTGCCGCCTGCTGTGACATTGGTTGTTGCACTAACAATACCACCGTTGATATTGCCACCAGTCACATTGCCTGTTGCACTTACTGTGCCGGCTGTTGTGATATTGCCGCCAGTGACATTACCAGTTGCTGTTACCAAACCAACTGTGCGTAAATTGCCACCAGTTACGTTGCCAGTAATTGCAGCCAGGCCGCCTGTGACCAAATTGCCGCCTGACACGTTGGCGGTGGCTACTACTGCACCGCTAACCGTTAAGTTACCACCATCAATGTTGCCTGTGGCACTGAGTCCAGCACCTTGTACCAAAGTGGTAGCAACTAAATTGCCGCCTGACACGTTAGCAGCAGAAATGATATTGCCTGTGGCTGTGATCAATCCAGCAGTTACAATGTTTCCACCGGTAACGTTGCCAGTTGCTGTTATTGCTGTTGTGGCAGAAATCAATGCACCTTGCAGATTGCCGCCAAAAATGTTGCCTGTGGCTGTAATTGTGCCGCCTGTGAGCAAGTTGCCACCTGTAACATTGCCTGTGGCTGTTACTAAACCTGCCGTGCGTAGATTTCCACCATCAACGTTACCAGTCACACTCAAACTGGCCAGTGTACCAATGCCAGTGGCAACCACACCAGTTAACAATGCGCCATTGCCGATGTAGAAATTGGCGCTGATGTTGCCTGTGGTTGTGACATTAGAAGTAGAGTTCAATGCACTCTGAACATTACCACTCAAGCTCAATCCTGCGGCATTCAAATTACCACCAGTGATGTTGCCAGTTGCCAGAATCAACCCTGCAGTTGATACATTTCCGCCAACCACATTGCCTGTGGCTGACAAAATACCACCAGTGATGTTACCGCCAGTGATGTTACCAGTTGCACTTACTGTGCCTGCTGTGGTTAAATTTCCAGTTGCTGTGTTGGCAGTTACATTCAGTCCAGATGCACTGATTGTTCCTGTAGTGTCAATGTTTCCACCAGTAATGTTACCAGTTGCACTGATCAAACCAGTTGCACTAATTGCTCCGCCAGTAAGAATATTACCACCAGTGATATTGGCTGTTGCGCTGACTGTGGTTGCTGTTAAGATACCAGTACCAACATTGCCACCAGTGATGTTGCCTGTGGCACTAACTTGTCCAACAGTTCTAATATTGCCGCCTGTAACGTTGCCTGCGGCACTGATCAATCCTGCTGTGGTCACATTGCCAGCTGCTATGGTAGCAGTTGCAGTTACAGATGCTGCTGCCAACGCACCAACCACAAATGTACCATAGCTGTTGACTGTGACAATTTCGTTAGCAATGCTTACGTTGCTGGCTGCAATTAAATTGCCTGTGGCGTTTTGATAACCAATAAATGCTGAATTCTCAGCAGTGGTATAATACCAAAGTTGTTCACCACGATCTTTGCCATCGTTAACTGTTAGAGGTGTGTTGTTGGCACCACGGCCTAATCCAATAATTGGATCTTGAACATTTAAGTCTGTGATGTTAATGTAGATAACATTGCCATCAACAGTCAAGTCACCACCCACAACTGCATTACCAGTGATATTAAGTGTTGTACCATTGACTGTTCCAACTGTGATTAAATTACCGCCAATGACGTTGGCTGCGGCACTGATCAATCCACCTGTGGCCAAATTGCCACCAGTTACATTGCCTGTAGCAGTTACTATACCACCTGTGGCCAAGTTACCACCAGTAACATTGCCATATGCACTTACATTACCACGAGTAATACCAGTACCAACTCTGATATCTTCGGCTATAACAGTGTTTGTGGTAGTGATATTTCCAGCTGTTCCAATATTGCCGCCGGTGATATTGCCAGTTGCTGAAACAGTGTTAGTAGATAACAACACGCCTGATACTGCAATATTGCCGCCGGTGATATTGCCAGTACCTGATACTGTGCCAGTACCAAATGCTACATTACCATTAAATATCGCGCCATTAACATTTCCGCCTGTGCTAATTTGAGTACCAACTCCGCCGCCCAATATGTTGCCGCCGGTGATATTGCCAGTTGCAGAAATCAATCCAGCAGTAGTGATATTGCCGCCAGTGACGTTGGCAGTTGCAATAATATTACTGCCGCTTAATATGTTACCTGTGGCACTTATGATGTTGCCAGCAACAATGTTACCTGTACCTGGGCCATTGGTAACAGTTAAATTACCAACTTGTGCCTCACCAGTACCAAGTAATTTGAATGTGCCAAACAAAATGTTGCCACCGGTGATGTTGCCCACAGCACTAACTTGTTCCAATGCATTTAAGTTGCCAGTTACAGTATTGCCAGTTACACTCAAACTTGGCAGTGTACCAATGCTGGTGGCCACAACGCCAGTTAACAGAGCACCATTGCCTAATAAGTATCCACCGCTGATGTTGGCAGTGGTTGTGATATTTGCCGCACTGGTCAATGCACTTTGAACGTTGCCACTTAGACTCAATCCAGTAGCATTCAAATTGCCACCGGTTATGTTACCAGTTGCAGAAATCAATCCAGCAGTTAGTAAATTACCACCAGTTACGTTGCCAGTAACAGCGGCTGTGGTAGAAACTACCAGTGCGGCTATGTTACCAGTTCCAATGGTTACCAAATTGCCACCAGTTATGTTGCCGGTTGCACTGATCAGTCCAGTTACAAACGCACCAGTATTGGCAAACACTGCCACATTGGCAATACCACCAACAGAAATGTTGGCGTTACCACCAGTGACACCAATATTGGCTTCTGTAGTACCATTGGCAATCTTTGTAGGAGTCCCAGCTGCAATGCCTGACAGCAATGCACCGTTACCCAAAATGTAATTACCAGCTACGTTACCTGATGCACTGACATTACCAACTGTGGTCAAGTTGCCACCGCTGACGTTGCCTGTTGCAACAACAACACCAGTTGCACTCAATGTTGTTGCTGTGATAACGTTGGCACCAGTAATATTACCGCCTGCGCCTGCGGTAACAATGTTGCCACCTGTGACGTTACCAGTTGCAGAAACTACTCCAGCAGTCAACAAATTACCACCGGTTACGTTACCAGTTACAATTGCAGTACCGCTTGTGACTATGCTTGCTACGTTGGCGGTACCAAGTGTTACCAAATTGCCGCCAGTTACGTTGGCAGTTACTGATACTGTGGTACCTGTATGTGTTGTGGCGTTGACGTTGGCACCACCCAATATATTGCCACCTGTGATGTTACCGGTAACAGAGACTGTAGTACCTGTGAATAATGTGGCATTGACGTTTGCACCACCTAAAATATTGCCACCAGTGATGTTACCAGTAGCACTTACTTGACCACCTGTGGTCAAATTGCCACCAGTTACGTTGGCAGTTACTGATACTGTGGTACCTGTGTGAGTTGTGGCATTAACGTTGGCACCACCCATGATGTTGCCACCAGTTACGTTGCCGGTCACTGATACTGTGGTACCTGTGTGAGTTGTGGCATTAACGTTGGCACCACCCATGATGTTGCCACCACTTATGTTACCAGTTGCAGATATCAATCCGCCTGTTAGCAAATTGCCACCAGAAATATTGGCCACTGCTACAACATTACCTGCTGCCACATACAATGCATATGGATTGGTAATTGTCATGTTGGTACCAGCCACTGGCGCTGCTGCAATGTACAAGGTGGCCGCGGCTGTTGTAACTTGAGTTAAGTTAGCGCCAGCAATTGTAGGTTGTGCCAACACGTGAATGTGATTGCTTGCGGCTGTGCCTCCTGCCAGTGTGCTTGCGTCTGTGTATGTGCTGGCCACTGATCGTATGGCAATACCAGTTGTGGTCCAACTTGGATGGCTTACTGCGCCAGTTACCACTAGCTGATCTGTTACTAAGTTACCTGTGGTAACAATGTTGCCTGTACCGGTGATTTGACCTGCACCAAATATTATGTTACCACCAGTAACGTTACCAGTAGCACTTACTTGTCCTGCTGTGTTCAAATTACCACCAGACACGTTGCCTGATGCTGAAATTAATCCTGTAACATATTCACCAGTTGCAGCATATACTGCCACATTGGCAGTTCCGCCAACGCCAACTGCTACGTTGCCACCAGAGCTTACAATAGAAACATTTGATGTTCCGCTGACAATTTGAGTAGGTGTGCCTGTTGCAACACCTGTTAACAATGCACCATTACCAACAAAGTAATTGCCAGTCACGTTGCCTGTGGCACTGACTTGACCAACTGTGGTCACGTTGCCAGCTATCACATTGCCTTGTGCAGATACAACTCCCAACACAGTCATTGTGTTAGAGCCGGTGTTATATGTAAATCCTGCTACTGCGCCAGCATTGCCATTGGCATTGTAAAGAACTTGTGTGTTTGAACCAGGAACAGTTAAGTTACCAGTGATGTTACCGGCAAAGTTACCCACAAAGTAACCTGTGGTAATAATATTACCTGCGGCACTAACAACACCTTGGGTACGAACGTTTCCACCGTCAATGTTACCTGTGGCAGTAATCAATCCTGCTGTGGTTAAATTGCCACCAGTTACGTTGCCAATTGCACTAAGGTTACCAGATGCACTGACTACGCCGCCGGTTATTAAATTACCACCAGTAACGTTACCAGTTGCAACAATCACTCCACCTGTCAAGACACTAGCAGTTGCGCTGATCAACCCGGCTGTGGTAATGTTACCACCTGATACATTGGCTGCTGAAGTGATATTACCTGTAGCTACAACTTGTCCTGCTGTGGTCAAATTACCACCTGACACATTAGCTGTGGCAACAACTTGTCCGCCTGTGTTTACATTACCACCTGTGATGTTGCCTGAAGCACTGATCACTGTGCCAGTCACGCTTTGAGTAGTGTTGATGTTGTTGGCAGTAACATTGCCAGCAACGCTGACCTGACCTGACGACAACAAATTACCACCGCTGACATTGGCAGAAGTAATGATGTTTGATGTATTGGTTCCACTGGCCAAGTATGTTGAAACATCTGAGTTTGCATAGCCTGCTGGCAAACCTGTCAATGCACTACCATTACCTAAAATGTATCCACCTGAAATGTTAGCAGTGGTTGTGATATTGCCTGTGCCACTGATAACATTAGAACCCAATGCTGCCAACAATGTGGTCACGTTTGAATCAGCATAACCTGCTGGCAAACCTGTCAGCTGTGATCCATTACCAATGATATAGTTGCCAGTTACATTACCCACAGCAGAAATTGCACCAGGTGCAGTCAGATTACCAGTTATGCCAAAGTTCCATCCATAAGCACCAGCATTAGTGTTGATTATGAGTGGTCTGCTGGCAGTTGTACTGATTTGCATCTCGCCCATGCCAGCATTTTGAATGAAACCTGTACCTGCTACATCTATATAAGCTGATGACCCTGATATTTTTAACACCCCAGCAGTGGTAATATTACCGCCTGTGATGTTACCAGTGGCACTTACTTGTCCTGCTGTGTTTAAGTTACCACCTGACACATTGGCAGTAGCAACAACTTGTCCACCTGTTAATAAATTACCACCAGTGACATTACCTGCTGTGACTGTGCCTGTGGTTGATATTGCGTTTGAACCAAATGCAGCCAGTAATGTTGTAACATTTGAATCTGCATAGCTGGCAGGTAATCCAGTTAACTGACTACCGTTACCAATAAAGTAGTTTGCTGTTACGTTACCAACAACACTCATTCCCGTTGAAGCAAAAGTATAAACGTTGGTCACGCCACCAATGTTACCAACCACGTTGCCGTTGGCTACAGGAATGTTAAATTCTGTTGTGCCGTTTGTGAGTTTACTTGCTGCACCAACGTTGCCGCTGGCCACAACCCCAGTCAATCCAGCACCGTTACCAATGAAGATACCGTTGACAACTTGTATGTTGCCATTAGCAACGAGTGCGCCAATGTTGCCTGAGTAGGTTGGCAAATATGCAGCAACGTTTGAATTGCCGTATGTTGCAGGCAGACCAGTCAGTTGTGAACCATTACCAAACACATATCCAGCGGTGACGTTGCCTGTGGTCAAAATTGGATTTGAACCAAATGCAGCCAAGTTGGCTGCTACATTGGCGTTGCCGTACGTTGCAGGCAAGCCAGTTAACTGACTACCGTTGCCTAAGATATAAGTGCCCTGAACATTACCAGTGGTGATAATGTTGCTGGTGTCTGTGCCACTGGCAAGATAAGATGCCACATTGGCATTGCCATAACTTGTAATGGTTCCGCTGCCGCTAATTACAGTTTGTTGACCACTTTCGTTGGTCATTATAACAGCAGTTGAGTTAGCACTGATTGTGGCATTGCCTAGGAAAATAGTGCTGTTGGAAAGATAAAGATCGTTAAACTGTGCTGTTGGGCTACCAAGACTGTAGGTTACGTTGGCAGCAGGAAGAATATTGGCTTTGACTGTGACTGTGTTGGTTCCAACCACAACCACATTACTGGTGCCAGCAATACCAACAGTGACATTGCCGCCTGAACTTACAACAGCAACGTTAGATGTTCCACTTTCAATAGCAGTGGAATTGCCAGTGGCAAGCCCAGTTAACTGTGAACCGTTACCGATAAAATACGTACCGTAAATATTGCCACTAGCAACAATGTTATTGGCAGCAGTGATACTGCCTACACCCAAAATATCATTGTTGGTCAACAGCAAATTATCGCCACTGGCCAGCTCTTGAATCTGTGCGCTACCTGTGTTTACTACTAACGGAATCTTGTTTGCCATTATCTTAATCCAATTTTATTATTTATGTGGTATACACGACCACGTTGCCGGTGCGAGTTAAAACATTAAAACTGTTGTTACTGGCCAATGGCACAGACACTGGAGTGGTTCTAGTTCCCACAGTCAATGTTCTGGTAAAAACAGTATTACCAATGTAGATATTGCTAGTAGCTCTGATATTGCCACCAGTGACGTTGCCCGAAGCACTGACCAAGCCAGTGCTGAGAATATTTGCAGCTTGTAAATTACCGCTGAGAGTAAGACCGTTGTTGTAAAACACAGCCACATTGCCAGTTCCGCCAATGCCAATTGTGACATTGCCTCCCGAGCTGCGAACAGCCACATTTGACGTGCCGTTTGCAATGGCAGTTCCGTTGCCAGACCCACCAGCAATACCTGTAAGTAAGCTGCCATTGCCCACAAAATACGAAGCATAAACTGTGTCAACTCGTTTGGTTGGAGATCCTATGTCATACACAGAATCAATTGAAGGCATAATGGAACTATTGGCCTGGATGTTTCCAATACCATTAGCGGCTAGCACCAAATTGGAATTAAGACCGTTGACAGAAATTACATTGTTGGCAATAACAACATTGCTGCCAACAGGACCTGCGGCATAAATTTCTGTAAAATTATCATTTACAGCAGTAAATGCGTCACGCAATGGCTCGCCCGTGCCATCATTGGCTGCGGCGCCGGTGTCAATTATTTGTTGTGCCATAGGTTTACAGGATCCTCTGGTGTATTTACCATAAGATCCAGTTTACCGTTTTAGGCAACTTTGGTGAAAATAAGGTAAGAACCTGTTTTAGCGGTCATTGTACCGGTGGAATTTTGCAGTCTCATGGTCACTGCGGTGTTTACAGTGTTGAAGAAAGTGCCCGATATTCTCAATGTTCTAGCAGTTGTGCCGGTACTGGCATAGGTAGTTGCCACGTCATCACTTGTGGTTTTTGTGGCTGTAGCAAATGCGGATGTAGTGGTTGTTTGCGTTTCAGTTGTAAAATTACAAGTGCCTGATGCAAAATTCACAGTGGGCGAAATAGTCATTGAACCGTCTGGTACCAGTGTGATATAGCTTTCAAAGTAATATCGATTGTTGGCTACTGCTGTGAATGTCAGTGTTCCAATGTTAGCTGGAGTTACTGACGAGATTGGAGCGTCGCTAGATTGAACTACATAATTTGGAACACCAATACCTGTACCAGTCAACAGCGTACTAACACTGAGATTGGCGCTGGACACATTTGCTGTGATCACTGCATTTCCAGCATTAACATTGGCTGTCAAACTGGCAGTAGTACCAATAAACACGTTGCCGCTGGTAATGTTGCCAGTTGCTGTAATAATGCCCTGGCTGACTACGTTACCGCCTGTAACGTTACCAGTTGTGCTAACACCGCCGGCTCCTGCGCCGATTGCACTTACGCTGATTAAATTACCGCCAGTGATGTTGCCAGTGGCAGAGATTAATCCAGCTGTGGCCACATTACCACTGGTTACATTGCCTGTTGCTGTTATTAATCCGGCTGTACGCAAATTACCACCATCTACGTTACCAACTATGGTCATAGTACTTGACCCGTACATGGTGCCACTAACTGCAAAAGTATGCAAAGGCGCAGTATTTGCCACGCCCACGTTACCAGATGCTCCAATGATAGCAATACGAGTGGCTGCTGTGGTATTGGCTGTTTGAATTAAAATATTAGCATTGCCAAGAGAGTCAGAGTACACAGCTCTAATGGCAGCAGTAACTCTAGCTCCTGGTGCCGAATCAGACGTAAACCATTCAATTGCTCCAATGTTAGCACCGACTGTGGTAATAGCGGTATTGGCATCAGAAAAACGCAGAATTCTATCTGTGGTTGCACCCGAAGTATAACTTAAAATAATATTGCTTGATGCAATCATATTTCCGCCAGTGACGTTGCCTGTAGCACTCACTTGGCCAGCTGTGAGCAAGTTGCCACCTGTGACGTTACCAGTCACAGATTCAGTTCCGGTAATAGCCACACCAGTGGTTGACCAAACTGCCACATTGGATACACCACCCACTGAAATTACTGCATTGCCACTAGCAGTAGGGATTGCAATACTGGTGGTTCCGTTGAAAATATTATCGCCTGAAATGTTACCTGTAAGTGCGGCGTTTCCAGTCACTGAAAGGTTACCGTTGATCACAACCGTGGCTGCATTGGCTGTCAAGCCTTCAAAAGTTACTGTGTCGGTATTTCCTACAGATTGGAATACCAAATTGCCTGCGACACGATTGTAGGTAGTCATTTAAAGATCCTTTGTGTTATTTATGCGGTTTTGAAAGTCTTCCATTTGCATGGCAGCTAGATTTTTTATGCCCCGTAACTCAGAAATTGCCGCTGTGGTTTTGCCCATTACCCGGAAAAATCCAACGTCTGGAAAGTCCTTGCACACTCTTTGTAGTTGTTTGACCCAATTTCCTGTATAAGTTGGGCGAGCAGAGCTTTTTTTGTAAAATTCAGTGTCTGCATACACATTGTTAAATCTGTCCCCAGCTGTGGGACCCATATCAAATCCAATGAGATACACTGCACGATTTTGATCTATAGCCGCAAGAGCCACTGCAATGGGTCCTGAACTGAATCCAAAATAATCATCTGGAACTCTATGTGCGCCTAAGCCCGGTATGGGTTTTCGAGTATACATTCTGTGTTCACTGGCATATCCACTGTGTTGAATAGATTCACTGATGGGTTTGTCTGTGCTGACCAAAACAGTGGGTGCAAATTCTCGATGCAGTGCATTGCATCCATAGGTTGGACCAAGCTCTTTGAGAGTTTGCAAATTCAATTCTAATCGACTAACGCCGTTGCCTAATACAAAACCAAAACTCATAAAAAATCCTCCTAGTAGTTATCTAGGAGGACTCAGGGGTTAAATCAATTAAGAAGTAACGTTGTCAACAATGGCCAAGTCAAGCAGATTTTGTTGTCCGCTTTGTACTGTGCCTGTGTTTGCTGTTGCAGTAGTACCTGATTTGATAACTGTACCTTCGTCAGTAAAGAAGTTGGTTGCATAACGCTTGTCAGCCACAACACTTGCTGCCGCATAAGTTGAACCGCCAGTCCAATCTAACAAGAACTTGTTGGTCAATTTGGAGATTGTGGTAGCAGTAGAATCAGTGACTGTAAATGTGATAGCCATCAATCCAGCTGCTGGAGTAGTGTCATCGTCTAGTACACAAACACCCACCGAGTATGCTGCGCCGTTGCCAGCTCCCCCAACAGAAGTTGCTGTGAAAATTGTGCCTAATCCAAAATTAGCAGGAGCACCGGCTGCGGTCCAGTTAGTGGTTGTGCCAACTGTGGAAATTTGATATGCTTGCCCAACAACAAAACTGCCATCGTTAACGCCAGTAGCATCACCAACTAGGTATTTGTGTGAACCTTTTTGACGGATGATATATCCTGCGGCAACACCAATACCAGATCCACTAGGTGCAGCAATGTTCACAATTACGTCAATTCTAGGATTGGTTGTAGTTGGTGTATCAGTAGGGGCTGCGCCACCCACCACGCCAAGATATTCAGTAGCACTGAGTGTGTCGCCTGTGTTGGTCACAGGGGCAGTTAATGATCCAAAATTTGGAAAGCCAATGTCGACGCTAACGGCTGCGCCGCCGTTGCCTGAACCAGTGCTTGATTTTTGTATTTTAAGAGGACGTCCCATTTTTGTTTCTCCTTACAGAAGTCCGATGCGAGTTCTAGTCGCTACGCGGCGGGTTAAACCGCATAAAACACCGTATTGTGTTGACAAGTATTTATGGAAATGTTAGAATCAACTCATATAGCCATTAAATAGTACCATGGAAACTGATTTTTTAATTTCACAAGGCAACCAACATCGAGCTGACCGACAATACGGTGAAGCCCTGCAATGTTATGCATTGGCATTTGCCAAAGACATGGATTCTGCTGCGGCATTCAACAACTACGGCAATGTCATGCGAGAAATTGGCCATCCTCAGCGAGCCATTCCGTTCTTGCAACATGCAATTCTTCTTGATCCAAATAATGTAACTGCTAGGTTCAATTTGGCGGTGGCACTGTTGTTGATGGGCGATTACACCAATGGATGGCCAGCTTATGAATCAAGATGGCAATACGAACATCTTGCCGGAACTGAACCCAAACACCAACAGCCTCGCTGGCGTGGCGAAGATCTCAAAGACAAAACTATTCTTGTAGTAGGCGAACAAGGCCACGGAGACAACATTCAGTTTTGCAGATTCTTGTACAACTTGCATGTGGCTGGAGCAAAAATCAAGCTTCAGGTTACTGACGGATTGATTCCGTTATTACAATCTAGCGACGTCATTCAGCAGTTAGGAACATACACTGACGACATGGGTGAGTTTGATTATTGGATTCCTATCATGAGCATTCCAGGCATTCTTGGAGTAACGTTGGAAAATTTGCCTAGGCCAGTGAACTATCTCAATGTAGATCAAGGCCGTCAGCAAGAGTGGTTGCAGATACTGGGTCCTAAAACTCGCATGCGTGTGGGCTTTTGTTGGAGCGGCCGCAGAGATTCCTGGCTCAATCAACACAAGAGCGTGCCGTTCTCTGTAATGCTAGACATGATTAAATCTAATCCTCAATACGAATGGATCAATTTGCAAGTTGATGCTGATCCAGAAGAAGAAGCAGCCTTGCTTGAAGCAGGAGTGCAAGCCTATCCTGGCAGCGTTAAAAGTTTTGTAGACACTGCGGCCTTGATCATGGCCATGGACGTGGTGATTGGTGTGGATACTGCTGTGTCACACTTGAGTGGATCACTAGGTCGTCCCACATGGATAATGCTACAAAAATTCAGCACGGACTGGCGTTGGTTGTTGAATCAAGATTCTAGTCCTTGGTACTCGACTGCTAGACTTTTTAGACAAGAAAACTTTGATGACTGGACCGCAGTTACCAAAAAAGTCAGTCAATACTTAGGTTGGTTCAAAGTTTAAGTCAACAAAAAAGCACCCGAAGGTGCTTTTTTTGTCCTTCCCATCCCTGGGTTGGTTCTCTGATTAGGAGAATGACAAGTTAGATACAGCGATCTCACCCACATAGTCACCGGCGTTACCGAATGACGATGCAGTGTTGGTCAACTCAATGTAACCATAACGTGTCATGAATGACACCACTGGTTCAAAGGTTGTTGGATCCAACACAACACCACTGCTCATCAAAGGAATGTATGGGCAGTAGAATGCAGGAGCGTCAGCTTCTGAAGAGCCTTTGTAGCCAACCAGAACTGGAGTTGTATCGCTGGCATAACTGTCAACGAACACACGCATAGCGCCGTTCAATGTACCAACAAACTTGGTGTTTGTAGGTGCTTCAAAGGTGCCTTCTGTGGTACGAGCAAAAGCTGAAGTTGTTGCACTTTGCAACACTGTCAGAGCAGCTGAAGACACAACAGCGTAGTTACCAGCGCCACGACGAGTACGTTGGGCGATCAAGTTAGCAACACGGTTGATCAACACTGCCAAAGCGGCGTGTTCGTCACCAACGAATGTAGCTGTACCCGAAACGGTAGCTTGGTTGTATGTGAACTCAGTAGATGCCAATGAGCGCAAGCTCAAAAGAATCTCTTGGTCAATTTCAGCGGTAATCTCTTGAGCTAGAGCAGCCATGATTTCTGCTTCAACGTCAATACCATGCATGGCTTGTGCGTCTTGTGCAGATTCAAATGTCCAACGAGCTTGCAGCTTGCGGGTCTTGGCTTCAACAGCTTGTTTCAAGATTTGAACGCTGATTTGCTTACCGCCAGTACCTTCCATGCTGGCTGTTGAGCCGCCGGTGTAGGCTGTAGCTGTTGATGTTCCTTGTGGAACAGTAGAGTAAGCTGTAGCAATTGTGAATGGGCTCAATGCTTCTTGGCCGGCTGTAACAGAAGTTGCAGCAGCAGAATTGTCAGTCAAGCTCTGAGCATATCGCACACGCAAGGTGTGGATTTGACCAACAGGGCCAGTCATTGGCTGAACACCAACCAACTCGTTAGCAATAACAGTTGGCATCACACGACGGATAACTGGCAGAATCACACGGTTAAGTGTGGCAATGTTGCCAGAAACAGTACTTCCAGAAGAAGCATTCTCTTTCAAATAGCGACGAGTATTCTCAAGAATAACTTTCATGCTATTGCGTTTGGTGCCTTGGAGGCCTTCTAACAGGGCCTCTTTGGTCTCATCCCAACGACTTTCTAATAGTTCTTGTGACATTTAAGTCTCCTAAAAAATTTTAAAGCCCTGCCAGGCGCTTGAGTGCAATCACATTGCTGTGATCTTCTTGGGCGGACTGCTGGTTCGGAACAGTTTTATCACCAGTAACTGCGGTGACGTTTTCTGTGATCACTTTGTGGGCTTTCACGGAGCGGTCTTCCAACACTGCTGGTAGATACTTTTCGAAGGCGTTTTTCAAACGGTTAGTTTGGACGCTTTCGAGCAAATTACGCATGACTTCTTGCTTTTCCTTGTTCAAGGGACGTAGCAATTCATCCATTGTGCTGTCACGCTCATTGGATTCTTTAATCATACGCAGTTCGCGCTCTTTATTCTCAACCAGGACTTTTGCTTTCATGGTGAGTTTAATTGCCTCAGACAATTTCTTGTCTTTGTGCGCAATTGTGTTATGCAACTTACGAACTTCAGCTTTCTCATTCAAGTGAGTAGCACCAAATTCGGTAGCATATGCTTCAAAGATACGACGACCAAAATTGTTCTCGCGAGCAACTTTGATGTCTTCTTGTAACTGATTCAATTCAGCCTTAAGATGTTTGCTAACAGCTTGGCTCATTTTGTTGGCACTTTCTTTAACAAATCGTGCTTTCAAAGTTTCAAGTTTGTTACGTGCTTCACTTACCAAGCGAACTTTGGTTTCAACCAAATCACGCTTGTCAGCAGCAAATTCTTGAATTTCTTTTGCCAATGCATGCACCACGAAGTTTTCAAGTTTTGCAACTCCTTCTGTGTGCATCTTACGGTCTTTACGCAGTTCAGAAATTTCTTCAGCAAGTTTAGTAACCAAGAAGCTGTTAAACTTAGTGGCTGACTCTTTCATCTTGTGTTGAAACTTCACACGGTCTTCAGCCAATGCTTGCTTTTCAGCAGCAATATTGGCCAATTCTCCTGCAAGACCTTCTGTTACCATTTTATCTAGGGCTTCTACCATCACTGTTTTGTCATGCTCATAGCGTTGTGCAAACTCCTCGCGAAGTTCTGCACGTACAAGTTCACGAGCTTCTGTCAGTTTAGATTCCCAAGCTTCGTTGAGTTCTTTACTAACATCTTCGTTGATCAAGCCGCTGTCAAGCAATGGTTTAATAGCATCAAACATGCCTGGTTCTCCTTAGATTTTGAGTTCTCGGATAAGGCGTTTAACCTCACCTGCGAGATACTTCTTCACTTTGTCGTCCTGACCAGACTCTCTTGCTATCTCTAAGATCTTATGACCGTTTCTCATATTCATGAGACCTTCATAGATTGCTGTAGGATACGCATTAGGAGCACTGGGTTGGGCAACCACATCTATAGTGACAATTTCAAAGTCACTTACATGTCCTGTTCTGTCATCAACATTTCCTGAACCACGACTGCTAACACCCAGCTTCACGCCAGATGTCAACAGAGTCTTTATCAATTCACCCATAGGGGTTGGTAGAATTTTCAATTTGCCGCAACCAGCATGCCCGTCCATCCACATGCCTTCAACTGTGTGGCACACACGATCCAAGTTAATCTTGAGATCGTCTGGATGGTCCACTTCACCTAAAACGGAGTTACCGTTACGGATCTGCTCGTTGATGGTTTCTACTGCTTTGATAATTTCGTGTCGAGGATAGATACGCTCATTTGCATTGCGCTTGTCGCCTTCAATACAAATGCCTTTGAGATAGAGGTGCTTTTTGCCACCAACATCAGCTTCTTCCAAAACTTGGATGTTGGCTTGGCTAAAAGTAAGATCTTCTCTTAGGTATCTAGATGACATCTAATTAACCTTTACGACCACTTGGAAGTGGGCTCTTGGTGTTTACACCGCTGGCCTGGCTCTTTACAGGAGCAGGAGCAGCTGATTTAAATGCTTTTTTTCCAGCATCTTGTGTAGGAGTTACGCCAAGTTCTTTTACTGTGTTGCGATATGCGGAACTGTCATGCACACCACCCATGCTGGTACCAGTGTGTACTGGCTTGCTGGCCATTCCAGTTGCGCCTGAGTTAAATGCTACAGGACCTGCTTTGCCGTCACCTTGTTCAGTGGTAACTGGCTTTGGTGCTGCCTTCAATGTCAATGCTTCGGCCATAGGCATCATTTCTTCAGTGTCGTCCATTTCAATGGCATCACCGCCTTCGTCTCCACCAAAATCATCGCCGTCGCCCATGTCGTCGCCGCCCATCAAGCCTTCAAATTCAGCCATCAACTCATCTAGTTTGTCTTCTAGATTCATAACGTCATCTTTGGTTGCAGGCTCATCGCTGCCGCCTTCGTCGTGCATGTCTTCAATGTCGTGAGTAAGATCGTCACCAGCTTCTTCAGCTTCGTCGTCAAACTCAGAGTCAGACTCTTCGCCTTCCATGCTCATGTCTTGTTCTTCGTCGGCTTCAATTTCATCAATCAAGTCGTCGCTGGCGTCGCCGCCCATGGCGCTTTCATCCATTTCTTCTGATTCGTCAAGATCTTCGTCATCAGTTTCTTTTTCTGCTGCTTCGTCGATGTCTTCATCAGCCTCTTCTTGCATTAGATTTTCGTAGATTTCGCGGCTTTTGGCCACTACGATGTCATGGAAAAGCTCGCGAGCTTTTTGGTCTTCGTCGTTGATCACGTATTCGATCAACTGTTCAAATTTGTTCATAAGGGAAAACTCCTATAGGTAAAGTGTGCTGTTATTTACATAACAACCAAAAACTCTGCTGTTTAAGGAGTCAAAATGGCGATAAATGCCAATTAAGCCACAGGGGCTGGAGGCGGTGCGTACTGTTGTCGCACTAGTTTGAGTTTTTCTTTGTATTCGAATGCACGGACGTCATTCATTTTTCTCAACTTGTTAAGCTGTCTTAATGTCAAGCGAGTTTTGCGCAGATCACCCAGTTGCGGTTGACTGTTGTCTTGCGATAGATCTTGATAGGCTTCAGGATCTTTTTTCCAAAATTCTTGTAGGAGCATGTTTATATTTATACTCCGCCTGGAGTTCCGCCTGGGGCAGCACCCGGAGCAGCACCCGGGCCAACCATTTCACCTGCGCCAGGTTGTTGCATTTGTCCAATTTCTTCGCCTGTGTTGATATCAGTTTCCATGCCGCCCGGAGTAATACCCACAGAACGTAAGTCGGCGCCACCTGAACTTTGCATTTCGGGCTGATCACGTTCTTCACGCCACAGCTCTTCGTTTTCTTTGATTTCGTCTTCAGTCAATCCCAAGAAACGTTCCAACATAAAACGCTTGCTCATGTAAGGCAGTTGTTCTAACTGTGTAAATGCTTGTATTCTTGTGTTGTCCAACTCACTTTGACGGTAACTTGCAAAGTTTTGAGGTGGAGAAAACTTCAAACTAAACAGGCCAGAGTCTATGTTAAACCCGCGCCATTTGAGGAACATCTTGAATTCATCGTCTAGTTTTTGTGAAATATGCCCTTGCAAACGCTCGCAATATTGATTGAATCTGTACTCTTGTATAAGGGCTGTGCCTACTTTTCCGTCTGAAAAAGCACGGTCTGAGTCGTCTGGACCAGTGGGCAAATAGCTTGATGGCACACGCAAACCACGGGCCATTTTGTTGTTAAAATACTTTAAATCGTCAATTTCGCCTAGATTTTGTCCGCCGGGCAATGTCTCAACTGATGAGCCACGACCGTCTTGGCCCTGGGGGAAAAAGTAGTCTTCGTTGATCGAAAGTGGATTGTAAGACGAATCCATCATGTTGGCTCCGCCACCTGTTATGGTAGGGATTCGTCGTTGATGCATTTCGTTTTTAACACGTTCCACAAACGCCATGGCCAAGTGGCTGGGCATGTTGCCCACGTCAATTTTAAAGATTCTACGCTCCGGAGCACGGCTCACACGATAAATTAAAATTGAATCTTCTAGCAGTTCTTTCTGCTTGAATACTTTGTAAATTTGCTCTAGTATACTGCGCCCAAATGGCCAAAATACGTCTAAACCTTCGTTCAGACTCATGTGTACCACATGTTTGGCATCCAAACATGTTTCATTCATGGCAGTCATAAAGCGACTGTTGCCTACACCGCCACCAGAGCCACCATTGGGCATGGTGTAGTTGGCTGCGCCAGATATTGAGCCTGTCACAGGATTGGTCATGTAGTCTGTGGTAGTTTTTGCTGCCACAGTCATGTTCTGGAAGTTGGGATTGATGTCACGGATAACATACTGTTCAGGGCGTTTGCCTTCTGACTCGTTCACAATAACTCTAGCAACTTTGGTCATGTCAACCCAGTACATTTCAAACGTTTCTGGGTCACGCACAAACACTTGATCGCCATACTTGATGGTGTTGCGAAACAGTTTGAATATACGCTGATCCAACTTGTTCAACTTGACCCACTGTTGCAGTTGTTTTTTAATGATGTCAACTTCGTGGTCTGTGGGTGTTTCGTTGTATTGAATGTCAAACGGGGTGGCGTTTGATTGATTAATTTGTGTGGAGAACTCAGCAATAATGTCCAAGCAGGCGTTGATTTCTGAGTCCATGTCCATGTTCTCATACTGGTTGTAACGCTCTACTCTGTTGGGGTGACCTGAATACACTTCAGGCAGTCTACTGGCATAATTTCTAAAGGTAAAATCGTTGATCAACGAGTCAGTGCCGTCGTTTTTGCCGTAGTTGGGTAGTCCATACTGATTTTTGCCAGAAATTGGACTCATCACTCCAGATGTGTCTGCAACTTTGAAATATTTGCGCCAGCCTTGTTGTTTGGGTTCTGCCATGGTTGTTTATTTACCGTTAGTTTGCACTCACCTGGAGTATCTTCTTGCTGATGTCGTTGGCTTCACTCTGCTTGGCAATTAGCGCATCAATGCCAGCAATCAGCGCATCTGTTTCTGGTGTGGCTGATTCTTTGGCCATTTTCTGGAACATTTCTGTTGTGATTGTTTTCATGGCTTCTACAAACTCTGTTCGCATGATATCAAATGCTTCCTTTTGACTCACACCATTTTCAGCCACAATGTCATTCAGACGTTGTGCCATTTCTTGTCCTATACCGTCTCCCATTTGAGTACCAATTTTGGCCATGCCAAGATCGTAATTCATAGCAATGCCTGAATTTATAATTTCTTTCCAGGTTGCTGGATCTGTGATGGTTTGTGATGCTTTGTCAAAGGCGCCCATGCTGGCAGCAATTTCTTTCACTGCACTCAAATCAGTTGACATGTGGCCCATGTTGTAACCAGTGTATTCGTTCATGCCGCCAAATGTTGGGCCAATGCCTCCTTCGGCAAATACATCTTTGAGATCCAGCTTGATTGGAATTGGCTTGGATATATTCAGTGGAATTTCTTTGCCGTCCATGGGAATCACAGCTTCTGGACCTTTTTCACCAATCAACGCCAGTGTGGCTTTGTCTACCATGCCTCCGTCGCCAAATGCAGGAATTTCTGCATGGAAGTGGCCGCCTGTTGTGTGCTGATTAGCGTTGTTGTATTCATCTAAGGCAAGACTGGCTCCTGACTGTTTGAGCCAACTAACAATGCTTTCACCTTCTTCTTTTGTGGGCTTTTTGTTTAGCACAAAGTCCATGGCTTGACCTTTGGCGTGCAAGCTTCGTGGATGCTTTTCGTTGTGGTACTGATCATTCATTCCTGTGAATGCTGAAAATCCTGGTATGAGACTTTGAACGTTCTTGGCCAGCTCAATTAACTTGGGACTGATTGCCGCACCTTCTGCTTGTACATCACGTTTGGGATCAAATTTAAGACCCATGGACAACAAATCGTTTTGATTTTTAACTTGTACGCCTTGGCCGCCGCCAGCCCTAACCCCTGTACCTCCGCCCATGCCTCCGGCTGGTGGCGCTGCTGGAATTTTCAGTCCTGTACCTCCGCCCATGCCTGGAGCGCCGCCTGCACCAGCAGAACCACTTTGTTCTGATTGTTCTTGCAATAGCTCTAAGTTTTCACCCAATATCTGGGTGATACTGTCAAGATATTTTTTATGAAAATCCACAAACTCTTTTGTGCGTTTCATGTCTTGATCAGTGTAACGTTCAATGCGTTGTATGTCTGTTAGAGTTTCTCGTTGAGCTGTAATTGCAGACTCTGTTGTTTTTTTGGTTTTGTCATTTAGCTCGTCAACAGATTTCAGTATTGCTTGATATGTGTTGCCAACGTTTTGTGTAGTTTTTAAATTGTCAGTCAGTTCGCTATTGGTTGTGGTTACAACAGTTACAGAGCTGCCCATCACTTGAGATATCATATCAACACTAACTTGTCCTGAAGATACAGAAGAAGCCATGGACTCAAACATCTTGCTTAGTTTGTCATTGTTGATAATTTTTCCTGCTTGTTCAGGAACCATGAGTTCTGGGCCACGCTCGCCCACAATATAGGGATTTCGTCTGCTGACAGGACCACCGGCGGCACGCCCAGGAGGAGTTACTGCGGTACCTAGTGCATCAGCGCCCATACCCAATACCTTGCCCCCATAATAACCACCCACACCACCAACCAATCCGCCCAGGGCGGCACCAATAGCTGTGCCAAGCACTGGCACCACACTACCTAGAGCCGCACCCATGGCTGCGCCTTTTACTCCACCAGCTACTGCACCAACACCAGACCCAACTAATTCACTGCCACCAGATCTGTAAAATCCGCCCATGCCGTCTTTTTGTGTGGCTTCTACTACATCAATACTCTTGTTAACAATATATCCCAGTTTTTCTGCCAAGAAGTCGGTGAGTTTTGTCATTTGGATTATGAATTTTTCCATCAATGGTGCAAGTCTGTCAAATGCCGTGGCAATAGGTGTTGTGGCATTGGCTAGAGCGTTGCTCATTGATATAGCTGTGCCCATCTGGTTAGCTATTGTAGTTTCCAGCATCTCATTGAGATTGCGTTGTTTTTCTCTGAGATCAGCCATGGCCTTGGTGTTGGCGTCATTCTGCGAGCCCATTTGTTTCTTTTGTTCTTCTGCAATTAACGCAGCCAGTTCAGAAGTGTCTTTTGTTGTGGCAATACCAATTTTCATTGCCTGCGCATAATCAATGCTGAAATCATTCAGCAAGCCCAGCTGAGCTGTAAAGTTCATGTCTTTACCAAACTGTCCAGCAGCCTGACCCAACTGTTTGAACGTTTGATACTCGTCAATTTGACCATTTGCCAATTGATCAGTCACTTGTAACAGCTTGCCTTGTGTGCCAATCAGCCCTTTAACTGCTGCATCACTTGTGAGCACACCTGAACTGGCATCTCTAAATGCTTGTCCTAACTCTGGTGCTTGTTTGCTGATAAGAATGTTGGCTCTTTCCATCTTATCAGCAGCAGCAATTTGTCGGGCATCTCCAGATGCTCGCATGGCATCTAGTTTGGCCCGGAAACGCTGCTCGCTTCTAGCAGCTTCCATTTGTTTTTCCATCTCCTCACGTTGCATGCCTGTGAGCTTGCTGAGTCCATCCATTTCAACTAGATATTTTCTAGCACCATTGGCTAGTTCTGTTGTGCTTTTGTTTTGACTTTGTCCTATTTGAGTTTGCAATCTCAAATAGCCAGCAGTGCCTGCAATTTGATCTTCAAGACTGATACCTGCGCCTTCCAAGCTGGCGCGGAATGGCTTCATTGACGCACCAATGTCAGCAAATGCTTTACGTCCTTCAAATGCTGTGCCCTTGAACAAGGCCAATTCTGCGCTGTTGGCTGCTACTGCATTGGTGTATACACCCAACTCTTTCATGCTCAGGCCAAGCTTCTTGGCGTCGCGGAATATGCCAGTCATGCCATCTGATGCTGCCAGGCCAGATTTGGCCATTTTGCTATTGGCTGAGAACAAATTGTCGGCCATGTCGTTGGCCGCTTGAGTCATCTTAATACTGGCGCCAACTGCGGCTGTGCCCAGGCCAATTAGAGCTTTGATTAAAAATCCGCCAGGAACCAAGAAAGTCAACGCAGCACCGGCTGCGGTAACTGCTTTGCTCATGCTGTCAAGTGAACTGTTAAATGCCGCGGCGCCTTTTTGGCCATCATACATGGCTTTGCCGGCTGCTAGACCTGCACCTGCCAGATTTCCTAACGCACCTGCTGTTAACGCACTGGCTTTGTCAAGTTCTTTTGCTCGGCGAAAACTGCCAGCTGCCAGTGCTGCTTGAGTATCTTCGGTAACTCGCCCAAAACGTCTAAGGTCGTCAGACACTTGTGCTATGACTTCAGCCATTTCTTGTGATGCTTGATTTACGTCCGCCATTGAAAAACACCTATAAGTAGAAGTATATTTATGGGTACACTATGAACCAAAATCACAATCCACTTAGACAATTTTTTAGACAACCAGCAATTTACTTGCGGTTGCCCAGCGAGGGCAAATACTGGCCAGAAGGCAGCTTAGACGTGCCTCAAAACGGTGAGCTGCCTGTTTATCCCATGACAGCCATTGACGAAATTACCTATCGCACGCCAGATGCACTGTTTAGCGGGCAAGCTGTGGTCAATGTGATACACAGTTGTGTGCCGTCAATTAAAAATGCCTGGCATGCTCCTGTGGCAGATTTAAACTCTATCCTGGTTGCTATTCGTATTGCCAGCTACGGTCACGAGCTTGAAATTGAAACCACTTGTCCTGCTTGCAAACACATTGAGAGTTTTGCGTTAGACTTGCGCAATGCACTGGATCAGTTGACCATGCCTGACTTTTCTGCCACAGTGACTTATGGAGATTTGGAAATTTATTTTCATCCAATGAGTTATGAAAAACAAAACGAAATCAATCTTGAGCAATTTGAAAATCAACGCATGATGCGCAACATTAGCATGGATACTGAACTCAGTGAAGACGACAAGTTACAAAAACTAGCCGAAGTGATGAAAACGTTGACTCAGCTGACCATGCGAGCTCTCAAGTACTCAATTTCAGCAATTCGTACACCACAGTCTGTTGTGTCAGAGTCCGAGCACATTGATGAATTTTTGCAAAACTGCGATCGTCAAATTTTTGTTGCTGTTAGAGATCACGCAGTTGAATTGCGCAATCGTACAGAACTCAAACCTGTGCATCTCACCTGCAGTGAATGCAATCACGAACATGATCAAGCACTGAATCTGGATCTTACAAATTTTTTCGAAGCCGCCTCCTGATCCTCCCAGTAGAGGAAATTGGCGAGTACATTGACAGCCTTGATCAGGAGGCCAACGCAATTAGATCAAACAGTTTAAGATTGGCTTGGTTGATGCGCGGCGGACTCACCTACGATCAGGTGCTGGCACTAAGTTTCACTGAAAGAAAAATGATTAGCAAGATTGCTGAAGAAAACATGGAAACGACCAACAAAACAAAATTGCCGTATTTCTAATGGATATAGAAACAGTTACTCAAGATATTGAAAACTGGATTGTGAACTTTGTGGAAGTTCCACATCCTGCTTTAGGAGGCTGGGCTCCTTGCCCATACGCACGCTCAGCAAGAATGAAAAAAAGCTACGATGTGCGAGTGGGTGTGCATCCTTATTTTGATTTAAAAAATCAAGCACACTGGGGTATGGGCAAATGGGAAGTTGTAATCTATGCATACAATCCAGTAGAATGGCCATATGAATTGTTCAGTGACAGTTTGAAGATTGCCAACAAAGAATTTTTACTACGCAAGGATCTTCTTGCACTAGAAGACCATCCCTCAGATGTAGAAATGATCAACGGCGTGTGTATGAACCAAGGAACATATGCACTGGCGTTGGTGCAGAGTCTCAGCGATCTTGATGCCAAGGCCCGAACAATGGCTGAGAAGGGATTCTATCACAACTGGCCAGAAGAATATCTTACTGGATTGTTCCAACATCGCCGGGATCCACGATGAGCTATCAGTTTGCACGAATTGATCTTAGCCAAACCAACTATACACCAAGTGTAAAGTGGGAGTACTTGTTTAACCCTGATATCAAACAGCTAAACTCTATCTATAGAGACTATTGCAAATACAAACATTTTGCAAGTGTAATGCCCATATTTGACAGCAGATATACAGATCCAATGACTGATGTGATTGGGTACTACGACCATGACCGATTGGTTGCATTCTCGTTAATCAAACGCTATGATGATCATAACGCACTGTGCGATCAATTTGCATGGAACTACAACAATCCTAAGTTGAGATTAGGAATTGAAACAATGAAAGCAGAGTGTGCTATCTACAAGGCTCGAGGGTTCCAATACCTGTATCTTGAGCAAGCACACTTATACAAATCCAGCATGGCGGGATTTGAAATACTAGGACCACTGGAGTAACTATGGATTTATACACAATTTGGGCAGACAAAGAAGGCGACATCTCAGACCTTGACTGGGTCAACGGAATGAAAAGTTTTTTTGATCATTTGATCTCTGAAGACAAGATGGTAGACTATCGTATCACACGATGCAAGATGGGATTTCGTTCAATTGCAGACATGCCTGAATGGATGATCATCATGGAGTTTCGAGACATGGGCCAAATGGACTCGGCGTTCAAAAGAGTGGCGCCACTCGAAGGCGAACTTGAAGTCAAGCACAAGTCATTCAATCAATTTGTGTCAGGCAATATTCAACATGCTTTATTTAGAGACTGGCCAGATACATTTGTATGAGCATGAACGACATTGTGTTGATTGCCATCCAGGACGAAGCACCCGATCTCAGCCACATGATGAACTTGTTTTATACTGGGGTGGGCAAAGTAAATGCTGCCATAACTGCTAGTGAAGTCATCACAAAGTATCGTCCCCGACGTATTATTAACTTTGGCACCGCCGGTGGTATAACAGTCGCACCAGGATTCTATCAATGCACTCAGTTTGTGCAAAGAGACATGACCTGTGAGGCATTGGGATGTGTGCCAGGACAAACACCATTTGAAACTAGCACACACATTGGCAACTCTACTGGCTTAACTTGCAGTACTGGTGATAACTTTGTGATGAATCCAGTACTAGAAATACCAGCAGACGTTGTAGACATGGAAGCCTATGCCATTGCCAAAGCATGTGAAAAACATGGTGTTGAGTTTGTGTGTTGGAAATACATCAGCGATCAAGCCAATCAACATGCACACAATGATTGGAAACAGCAAGTAGCACAAGGACAACTTTACTACATCAACAAACTTAAAGATTTGAATCTATGAACAAAAAAATATGTGTTACCAGCAAGCATTCTTTAGGTTGTACATTTGTTGACTGGAGCATTCATTTTTTATCTGGGCAGTCAAAATACTACAATGTAAGTCTTGACCAATGGATTGACTTGACTCACGATCCTATTACAAAATTAAATGCTCACGGACATTTAAAAAATCACCCAGTAGGAGCAGACGAGTTCAAACGTGAAATAGAAAAATTTGATTCACTTCCGTTGGATGCAATATATTCTACGTACCCAATCAACTTGATGCCAGGAACAATTGCCAAAAGATTAAATCTTGACACCAGTAGCCTTGAATCTACTGATGTGTACCATCAACTAAAACAACACATGTCAGACGATTATGCTAAAATTTTTGACATTTGCAAAGACACACAGACTGACATTATCTACGTAGCCAATGAACCTAGATCTGTGCTTTATTCTAGAAACACAAGAAACTTATCAACGTATTTGGGTTTCAAAAATGGTCCGCCAGAATCAGAAGAAGATCTATTCAATTTTATAGATAACTTGTTTAACAAATCAAGTCAAACAACATTTCAAGAATTGCAGTTGACCAACACTTGGGACAGACGCGAACGGCTTGCGTTAAACATTCGGCCATTTGACTTTGATCACTTTGATTTTAAATTTGATTATCAACATCCGCATTATTGGATCAACTGTTTGGACTTGTGGACTCGAACTGAAACTGTGATTGGGAAAGTAATGGTGTATCTTGATTTGGAGATTAACAAACATAGATTTGATGCTTGGTTACCTATCTGTAAAGCCTGGCAAAAGAAACAGTTAGATCTCTTAGACTTCTGTTACAATCAACCACATATTGTTGACGCCATCGTGAACAACTTGTATTACGAAATTGATCTCACATTTGATCAAGAAATAATCATACAACACTGTTTGATATATCAACATGGTCTCAATTTAAAAACTTGGCAACTTGAAAAGTTTCCTAACAACACACAAGATCTACACAAGTTGTTAGAACCAAACATTCATTCAGTTGAAAACATTTACAACATTTAAGACTTGCTACGCAAGTCTATTAACTTCGCTATCGCTCGTTAATGTGATTGATTTTCAAGAGCGAAGCGATTAAGTATTCATGTAGATTGTTTCAGTCAGACGGAACCGTTTTGCTCGGTTCCGCTGTTGTCTTCATGTGAGTGGTCACAGCCTAGACATTGGAAGTAGGTGTTTTTACCGTGATGCTAATGGGCTCTGATCTTTCCCAACCTACATCGACTCGCTTGTTAAGCGTCTTAGACCTCGTTCCTAGTATCTAAGTTTTTATAGCACGGTTTCTCGTATGCTAACATTCATACTATATCAATGCGTCGGCCCTATTGTTCTAGCCTCAGACTCACTTCCATTTTTCAGGATACTGGGATTTACCCAGGGGAGTGCCTCAATATGTCACGTGTCCGGTTATTCCCCGGTTTTTCCACAGCGGTATTACAAACTGGCCCGCCAACCTTAGGTGTTAGTTGATTTTAAATTTTGTTTATGATGTGTGAGCCATGCACACGAACTTGAATATGGCCGTTATAATAATCTGTTGATTCCAATACTTTTCTTGTGAACTGTTCTCTTGCTTCAATGTACGAACATTCTGATTTTGATTTACAATAGTAAAGTATTTCTCTGGTAAAGTTTTCGGTGCCTAATTTGATTACATCTGCGGTTAATTCTGGGCTTGACCCATAGTACTCTCTCCAGTCTGAGTCGACCTTTGATCGTATCTTCTTCCGCTTCTTTGTGCCGTTCTTTTGTTTGACTGTTTTGTATGTTGTTTTGCTAAACTTTGCTAATTTTTTGCCTATGTACTTGCGTCCAGATAGATTATTTGTGATTAGATAAACAAAACCTACACATTCTTCGGGCAGTGTCTCAATTGGGGTATCTTGATAAAGCCATGTCATGTGTGATTTTGATTATGTGCTATAGTTAGTCCTTTTACCAAGAAGTAGCGTATTTTTCGTCAACTAATGCACTAGAGCATTTGGTTTGACACTCTTGCCACTGGAAAGTTTGGAACTCGTTAGCCCAAAATTTATCTGCCAATACTTCTGTTAGAGTTCTTGTGTTTAAATCAAAGCGGTTTGAGAGTTGCTGCCAGTCTGAATTGTGATTGTATCTGTTTGCTACCCAACAGCAGGGAAATAATCTGCCGCGGGCATCAATGTATAAACCTTTGTTGCCTATCTCGCATAACGGCGTTACACCGTTGCGACTTTGAGTTTGATTGAATAGTCGGTTGTTTGTGAGTGGAATTGCGGTCCATTTGCCTGCTTCTGAAAAAGCAGTCACTTCGCGTTCAAATCTGTGGCTACTGCTAACAAATTTTACGCTGGGTTCAAGTGGATCGTCAACGCCATACGATGGATATACACTGCCAAACTTTGTGCTCTTGGTCAATTGAAATCTGTCTACGCCAATTTGTCGGGCAACTTTTTTCATTGTGTCTATATGATGTTCGTTGAACTTGAACGCAATAGCAGCCCACACAATTTGGCAATCACTTATGCTACGCAATGTTTGTAAACCGTCGATGATGCTGTTATAATCGCTGTTTACTCGATACAAGTTATTGCTGGCGTTATCGTAACCATCTATACTAAAATGAACACTATCTTTCGAATCCAACAAAGTACCCAATTGAGTCCACCAAGTTAATTTTTTATGTGATCCATTGGTAACAATGACAATTTCAACAGGTTTTATACTTTTAAGATAGCTAATTACAGGTATCAAATCATGTGCATAGATAGGATCGCCGTCATCGCCACAGAATGTAATTTTCTCTAGATTGGCTTTCACAAACTCAGGAGTAAAGTTACGTTTGAAAAATTCTAAATCTAGTTCTGTGTTCACAAGGCCATTGGGCACTTCTTGGCGGGCACATCGAGGACACTGCAAGGTACACTTGCTAGAGATCTCAATGTGAAAATGCCAAGTTGCTAACATAACTGAATTTCTTTGCGCCACTGATTTGAAAATGCTGTTTTGGCTTGATCTGTTGAACAAGTTGCAACACAAGTTGCGTGTTTCTTTGGATAAAAGTCCACCACAGAGTCAGTGCGAACAAAATCTGTTTGTGTGGCACCAATCCAGCAGCAAGGACTAAGATTGCCACGAGCATCTATGTATGCACTTTTTTCTTGCTGTGCATGACACTTTATAGCGCCTTCAAATGTTTGTGCTTGATAGTTGCGTGGCCATTCCAGTCTACCAATCAGTGGTCGTTTGCTGACTTTGGCACGGAACCACTTAAAACCCATGTCGCGAGCCAGCTGCTCGCACTCATCTACTTGATGTTCGTTGTGTTGATAAATCAACATATCCCAGTGTGCCGAACCACCTGCTTCGATAAATGCTTGTGCATTTTGCATGAGCTTGGTCCAGTTCACACCTTTTCTATACACGCCATTGGTATCTTCCAATCCATCAATGCTGAATACCACATAGTCCCGGGGCTGATTGAACAAGCGTCCAATTTCATGCCACCAGAAAGTGTTTTGTATGGCACCGTTGGTATTCATACCAAGTGTGATTGTGGGGTTTAGCTGTCTAAACCATTTGTACATGTCACCAGTATATGCACCAGCGGCTGGATCACCGTAGTTACCGCACATGAAAACCTTGTCTAGGCTCTTGATCCTGCGATCAGAAAAATGTCGTTGTATGTGCCCAATGGATAAATGATGTTTTTGATCCTTGCGAAACTTTGAGTCAGTCTCTCTAGCACATGCTGGGCATGCGGCTTGGCACACATCGGTGGGTTCAAGGTGTAATACTTTGATCTTACGCAATTTCTACATCCGTGTTATAGCTGGTAAAGCCGTTTTCTTTGATAACCTTGAGAATGTTTTCTACCCTGCTGGTAAGTTCATCTCTATGGCTCACTAGCCAGATTGATTTGTGGCGTTCGCGACTCATCTTCTTCAGTAAGCCTAGTGCATTCTCTACACCTTGTGTGTCCAAGCCGTTGTCAATCATCTCGTCAATAAACAGCAAGTTGATAGGCGAGTACAAACTTTCCCACACATCACGGAATGCCCAACTCATGCTGAGTATTAATCGATTGCGTTCACCGCGACTTAGATTGTCAAAGTCCAATTCGCGACCCAGTTCTTCAATGCTTACACTCAAGTCGTTCATGAACTTCACGGTGTGTGGCAGTCCAATTCTGTCCAAATAGTGTGTGAGACGACTGTTGAGATAACTCAAGTTCTGATCAATGATCTTCTTGCGCACAAACGAATCTTTTGAGGTTAGCAGTTTGAGCAAGAAGTCCTGATGGTCTTGCACTCTGGTAAGTTCGTTCAAGTGATCGTAACTCACAACCTGCAGGGCTTGTCCTTGCATGTCTGTGATTTGTTCCGTATATGGATCTGACTCTGTTTTTCTTGTGTCTAAACTGGTTCGCAATGTGCTGAGAGTGTTGCGATGATTTAGTGCATCTTCCAGCGTGTCATAAAACACAGTGGGTGCAACACCTAATTCTCCTAGCCTGGTCAGCGTGGCTCGATGTTCTTGTTCTTGGGTGTTGTTGGCGAGTAATTGCAGTGCAGTTTCTTTTAACAGTTCTTCTTTGGCCTTCTTGAGTTCGTCTTGTTTGTTGTCATGCAAGTCCTGTCCACATGAGTGACACTTGTGATCGTCCAAGGCTGCAATCTCTGTTCGGAGTTTGTCCAACAGTTTTTGTTGCTTGACATCATCTGCGGCAATTTGTCGAATGTATCGATTAGCCTCATCAATGGCTTTTTTCTTAGTGTGAAACGCTTCCAAGTCTCTGTGTGCTTGTACTTCGGCATCAATGTCAATGTGTTCAAGGTCGCCAATGGCCGTTTCAAATCCTGCACAATCTTCCTGTTGCTTTTTGAACCACATGGTTCGACGCTTTTCTAAACTGGTAATTTGTTCTTCAATGCGCTTGTTGGCTTCTTGCACAGCACGAATTCTAAACTCTTCGGACTGAATGGCATCTTTGGTCTGCCGGTTGAGTTCTTTGATACGGTCAGCACGTTCACTCAACAAGGTAATGCCCAACAACTGCTCAATGATAGTGCGTTGGTCATTGGCCTTCAAACTTAGAAACGGTTCTGTATATGTGTTCAGCGCCAGCACATGTTTGAACATGTCGTGGCTCATGCCAATAATACGCTCTATGGCGTCTTGTGTTTCTCTTGAATCTCCTTGTGCTTCGTCCTCTGCGGCTTTGTGTTCGTTGTTCACATAGAACTTGAGCACGTTGGGTTTGCGCCCACGTTCGATCCGGTAGTCTGTGCCATTGATGTGAAAGTCTAGGCTGACCAACATGTGTTTGGCATTGGTCTTGTTCACTAAATTGTCTTTGCGTATGTTTGATAGTGCTTGACCGTACAAGGCATAACTTAGCGCATTGATGATTGTGGTCTTGCCTGTGCCATTGCGTGATCCATCGCCACCCAAGTCCAAGTTTTCGCCCAGCACCAGTGTAAGGTCATTGCGGTCAAAGTCAATGGCCTGTGTGGCGGCACCCACACTCATGAAGTTTTTAACAGTGAGATTTCGTATTTGGATCATAAGTTTTGATAAATCTTCAACAGTAGTTTGTTGTCGTAGAATTCTGATTCAATGTTAGTGAGTTGGTCTGTGACAATTTGATCCACACTCTCAAATTTAATCTCACCAGGTGCCATGTCTGTGTCCACATCTGAGTTCTTGTTTGGAATCAAGCTCATCTCACGTAAGTCATAGTCTTTCACAAAAGTTTCTTTGATGAAGTTGGCTTCTTCGTATGAGATCTCAATGTCTAGTCCAACACGCACATGCATTTTGGGCTTAAGAAGAGCCGGAGCGTTGTCAATAAGGTTGGCGAGTCCGTAAACCCTATAGGTTGGTTGAGCAGGCCAAGCATGAAACGCAGGCGTTCCTCCCCACTCCAGTATAGTAAGTCCTCGTTCGTCGTCACCAGCATCCGCATAATTGTGAGGGAACGCATTACCGATGTAGGTAATATTCTTTTTGGTCTGTCGTTTATGAAAGTGTCCGGTGAATACATGTTCGAAATTCTCAAAGTCTTCTCTACGCACTTCGCCATGGTCTGGCATTTCTACCATGGCATTCATCAAGTAGCCTGGCAGTTCAAAGTGCCCAAACATATACTTGCCGGTCAGTTTAGAGATCCTCTTATGATCATCTCCGCACAACCAAGGGGCGATAACAACGTTGCCACTAGAAAACCAATCATTGCATATTTCAACATTTGGGAGGTGTCGCGCCCACTCCACTGACTGTATATCGCGCTTGTCACGATAATAAAGGTCGTGATTGCCAGGAATAAAATACACACGGTCGAAATTAGCATTCAGGTGCTCCAGTGATCGAAGGCTGTAGTTGAGTGTAACAATGTTGAGGCTGGCTCGATTGTTGTGCCAATCGCCCAAGAACATGGCAGTTTCACAGCCTTCTTCTTTGGCTTTGGCAGTGGCCCATTTTACAAAGGCCAAACAGTCTTCATTGTGCAGGGTTGAATTGCTTTTGAGTCCAAAATGTATGTCAGTAAAAATGGCAGCTTTTTTAAATAGGTTCATACGGTATACAGTAGTTCTCTCAATTGTAAACTATTTGTAGGCAAGTTGTCAAGCCCATCACCCTGTATTTCGAATCCCAGGTTTCTCAATTGCCATTGTAACCAAGCTTCGCTCATCAAGGGCAAACCAGGCCAAGAAAAACTATCACCAGTCAGTACAGATTCAACAATGTTGTTGCACAATTGGTCTTGATGCAGATATTGTTGTAGTTGCAAATTTTGATCATGATAAGATTGCAACTCATTTGGTGATCTAAGAAATTTTAAGTTGCAGTGTTGTTGTATCTTATTAAGGCAATTTTCAAAATCAAACAACAACTCTTTGACAGTTACCACACAAGCATTAGGGTGCGACCAATGATCTAAATGATACCATTCTAAAATTTCAAAAACCCATGATATGAAATGAACACTTAGAAATTTGCGTTGCAACCATTGCGGTGAACTACCTGAAATTTCAGTATCTTTTGCAGCCAACCCTAATGAATGTAACAATACTTTAAAAGAATGAAATGTAGTTTTTGTAATCCAGTTGTTCAACACTAACAACAGATATTCACGATCGGGGTAAAGATAAACTACAGACTTGGCGGTTTCGCAAAGATAGTCTAAATTTTTACTGAGACTGATGGTTGGATGTTGTTTTGGGTGTAATCTAACAAAAGACGGCTGGTCGTTTAGGGCAAGTAATAAACGCCATCCGTCAAGGTTATACAAGTGACGCCCAATAAATCGATGACTGCTTCCTATCTGAGTGAACGGACTAACAACAGGTGCTGTGGATGTGAGTGATGTTAGGCACCACTCAACATAAGTTCCATAGCATCCTGAACTGTAAGCTATGGCAACAGTCATTCTTCATATGTAGTGGTCACTGGACCACTCATGGCCGCCATGCCAGCTTTGCCAGAGTTCTGTCTAGTCCATGACGGGTTCAGGCCGTTCATTTCAAGTATGTCATCTCGAATGTTCTGGTTCTTTTTCTCGATGTTAAGAATCCGTGTAAAACTATTAGTGATCGCAGCGGTATAGTAAGCAAAGGGGTTTTGCGATTTTGATTCGTCAAATTGAAGACCAATTTGACTAAGTTGAAGTAGAGCTTGTCCACGCATTTCCTCGTTGTAGGTATAGCCGCGCCAGTTGGAACGTGTGGCATAGCGTTCACACAGTTTCATAAACATCATGGCCAGCTTCTTGGTCATTGTGCCGTGATCCTTTGAAAACTCTCCTGTGGTCAAATCGCCACGCCAGTGACTCTTACCCACCAAAAACGGTATTTTTTGTTCGTCGAGTCTGTAGTGAAAAAACGGGGGAAAGTTCACACGCACATGTGTGGGGTCCAGCACAGGTTCATCTATCAAGTCTGCCAACGGATCCTCTGACACATCATCCAAATCAAGTATATCTTCCAGTTTCTTTTTCTTGGCAGCAGCTTTGGTAACTTTTTTGGGTGCCATGGGTATGTGTTCCCAGCAGGTGATTCTAAACACAAGGTCTGTGTTGGGGATCTTCTTTTGGTCAATTACTTCACCAGTTTCGCGTTTGATACGATCTGCTCGATTTCTTCGAGCTTCAACAATGGTACGCTGATTTATTTTGTCTAGACTGGGCAAAATTATGTCGTATTGATGATCGGTTGCTGGATCACGGTAACAACAGTAGGTGTTCTTGCTGAAATGTATTTCTTTCAAAATGTCACGGTTGTTTAGATAATTGACACGAGGTGCCGCTTTTGGTAATAGAGTCATAGTATGACAAGGTCTCCTTATTAGGATTGTAGCATATTTACAACAATTGTCAACCTCTTGTTAAACTATGCTGTTTTTATCAGCAATAAATAAGGTATAGGAAAAAAATATGTCTTCAGCAACATTTTCTGCCGACGCAACTGCTAACGATTATGATACAGCTTTGTCTTTGGCTACTGCACAAGCACGAAGCGAAGCATTTGCCACATTAGGACAAAATATCAGTTTTGATCGTACTAGTGCATCTGATAAGATTAATCCTGATAACACATACACAGTATCATTTACAACTACAGCAACACAAGTCGAAGTTCCAACCCCGGTCCCTGCCAATGGTGATGAAGCATTAGCAGCTATACCACCCGCACGAACCATTTCACCAGTTGGTGATGAAGCAATAGATGCAGCCAATGAAGCTGAACTGGCAAGAATACGTGCAGAAGAAGGTGTTGCAGTTTTTGCACCTGCGCCAGCGTCAGCGTCGGGCGATGAAGCAATAGATGCAGCCAACGAAGCTGAACTAGCACGAATACGTGCAGAAGAAGGTGTTGCAGTTTTTGGACCATCACCAGCTCAGTCCGAACGTGATGATGCAGCAGCAACAGATGCAGCCAACGAAGCCGAACTGGCAAGAATACGTGCAGAAGAAGGCGTTGCAGTTTTTGGTCCAGCACCAGTGCTGTCCGAACGTGATGATGCAGCAGCAGTAGATGCAGAAGCTGCGCGGGCTGCCAATCTTGATCCTTATGATTTTGCTGCGGCAGCCGGGGCAGCCGCACAATCACAACTGCGTGATCAATTCACACTGCAACAGCGATTTAACACATCCTCACAAGGTGATTGGCGTGTTAGACTGAGATTGGCTCCGGGTGCAAAATATCTTTACAAAGCAGAAGATCCTGGTATTTTGCGCCCATTGGTTCCCACAGATGGAATAATTTTTCCCTACACACCAACGATACAAACTCAGTACTCAGCCAAGTACGACAGTTACAATCTCACACACTCAAACTATCGTGGATACTTTTATCAAAGCAGTCAAGTTGGCGATATAACTGTTACTGGAACATTCACAGCACAAGACACTGCCGAAGCTGAATATTTGCTGGCAGTGATACACTTTTTCCGTTCAGTTACAAAAATGTTTTATGGCAAGGATCCGCAACGTGGATCGCCACCACCATTGGTTGAGCTGTCTGGATTTGGCGAATATCAATTCAACAACCATCCTTGTTTGGTTGCTAGTTTCAATTATACTTTGCCCAATAACGTTGATTACATACAAGTCAAGCCTAACAATCAAGGGTTAAACATGTCTGACAGAACATCTAAGGTTTCAAGTTCGCCAGCATCAACTATTGAAAGTGTTTTGCGACGACTACAAACTTCTCTACTGCCAAAAGGTGCTCAAGGAACACCAGTAGACTTAGGTGTGGTACGCAATACAGTAAATGGATTGGGTCAAACAACTTATGTTCCTACCAAGATAGAAATATCAATTGTGTTGCACCCACTACAAACTCGACAACAAGTCAGCCAGGGATTTAGTCTAGAAAACTTTGCCAAAGGTAACTTGCTCAAAGGAGGATTCTGGTAATGGCCACAAACTACGACTCTACCAGTCCTTACTATCAAACTGGGTACTCACAATTTTTCTTGGATGTCATGGTCAACAGACCTATTCCCAAAGAAACTGATGATATTTTGTTTACTATAAATTTAACCTATCAGTATAGACCTGACATGTTGGCCTATGACTTGTATGGCGTGCCAGGTCTTTGGTGGGTGTTCTATCAACGCAATCCAAACACATTAATCAAACCTCCACTGGATTTTTCTGTAGGAACACAAATTTATCTTCCCAAAGAATCAACACTAAAATCTACATTGGGGTATTAACATATGGCCACAACCGCAGACGTTCCAGTTGTTTCTAATGCTGGTGGAGGAGATCAAAATACCGATCCTCCAGTAAAAACACTAACTCAGACACAAGCTACTAATGGTGTAAATCAGGATGGTCAAGCAATAGGTTTCAATATTCGAGCAGAAGACGGTGCGTTATCAAACTTACGAATAAACCCCGAAACTGGTGAACGTTATGATGCGTCAGGAATTGCAGGTGGTGTTGAGTTAAAAACTGAACCAGGGGTTGGCGCCAATGACAACAATCCCGCACCAAGCACAGTTAACGCACAGGCCGCAGTAAATGCCGCAAGCCCTGCCAATGAAACAATCAAACCGCAGCCAAACGTATTAGATAAGTTTTCAAGCTATACCTATCAAGCATCAGTATATTTGATGTCTAATGCACAGTATTCGGCATATCAACTGTCTGAGAAAAAAACAATCAACGGTTATAATTTGCTGTTTCAAACTGGCGGCGCACCCAACAACATTGGTGGCCCTCAAGGTCCAGCAGCACCTTCATTACAAACATTTTTTGAAAACGATGGTACTAGTAGTTCTACACCTGCAGCCCCTCAGTCACCTTCGTTTGAAGCTGGACGCAATCCGTTTTTTCCTTACGACTACTACATAGATTCAATAAAAGTCACTAACAAACTGCTTGGCAAAAATACCATGGCTGCGCACTCAGTAACTGACCTAAAGTTCACAGTGATTGAGCCAGCCAACATTACCTTGATAGACAACATTTACAAAGCAGTACAAGACGTAGCACCCAAAGGTGCCGCAGGTGCCGTAAATTATGCAGCAGCAATATATCTCATGGTAATTAGATTTTTTGGCTACGATGCAAATGGAAATTTACAAACAGTAGGTGTGGCAGATCCAGTAACTGGATTGTCAGACCCTAGTGCCTTGATAGAAAAATACATTCCGTTTAGAATCAAAAATATCAATTGGTCTGTGGCCGGCAAACTGGTCAGCTATGATTTTGAATGTGCTCCAATTGGACAGCTGATTGCTGGAGGTACCAAGAGAGGTACTATCCCTGGTGACATTGAACTCACTGGTGCCAGTGTGTCTGACATGCTTAAAGGCCAAGCAGTATACGGCGCACCCCCTGCTGCCGCTACCCCTGGCGCAACAACCACAGCAGATCGAACTCAGACAGATGGTCGCGGACGCCGATCTGCTGCCAGCGATCCACGAGTCCCACCCAAAGCAACTGCTGCACCTAACAACAAAAAAACCATACAGCGTGGATTGATTGAAGCTATGAATAGCGAACAGCAACGTTTGGTATCAATTGGAACTTACACCGTGGCAGATGTATATGAATTGGAATTTGCCAATGGCGCTGAATTAATACAAGATGCCACTGTACAAAAACCTGGAACGCCTGTAAACAAATCTGCTACCGCAGTAAGTGCCCCAGTGTCAAGCGATCCTTCTGCAGCCAGTCCAGACAAAGGTGCTATGGATACTAAAACAAGAAGTTTTGGCATCACAGCCGGCATGCAGGTACTGCAAGCAATTGAATTGATTGTGAGAAATTCTAGCTATATTACTGATCAAGCAAACTTGATTCTCAATGAGGAGAGTGGTGATCCAGAAGTTAAACCAGGATCAGAAACACAAGACTTCAAATGGTTTAACATATTGATGTCGGCCACTCCTTTGGAGTATGATGAAAAACGCAACGATTTTGCCTATCGAGTAAAATTTATTATAGTGCCTTACTCACCAGCTGAAATGAAAAGCAGTTACTTTCCTGGAGTAAAGTTTCCTGGTTTAGTTAAACGTTACCCTTGGTGGTTTACTGGTGAAAATACAGCAGTGTTAAATTACACTGCCACTTTCAATAAACTGTACATTCAAACACTAACTGGATCCAGCCCAGAAAATTCAGCCTTAGCCACTATTAGAAAAACACAGGCCACTAGCATGAGAGAAATTCCTTTTATTTCTTATCAAAGTCGCAGTACAGAATCTTCTCAAGGAGCCGGCGGCAAAGCCAACGAGCTGGGAGCCAGCGCGGCTGAGTACTTGTACAACCCATCGGATAACGCCAGCGCCAAGATAAAAATTTTGGGAGATCCTGCATGGATACAACAAGGATCTGTTGCTGGAGCATTGGATGCAAGTAAAATTTCATACTCACCATTTGCACGAGATGGCACAATAAATTTTGATATCCGTGACGTGCTGTTTGAGTTGGTGTGGCAACGTCCAGAAGACTACAACTTAACCACAGGTCTTGCCGATCCATATAGTCGTACTGAAAAAATCTACGGTGATCGACAGCCCATTCAAAGTATTGTATACCGAGCAAAAGAAATTGTAAGTAGTTTTAATCAAGGAAGATTTGAACAAGATATTGACGCTGTAATTTATTCTGTACCAATTCCACAAAAAACAAACACCGCTACAACTGCATCTACACCAGCAGCTGGAGATGAAAGTTACGGTGGTGCGTCAACTGCTGAACAAGATGCAATCAATCAGGCATTGACTCGTTCTGGCCCTGGCGGGTCTAGTGCAGCAAAAACTGCCGCCGCCACAGTGAAAAAAGCCACGGCTACTGGACCAAGAAATGCTCCATTTTCAAGAGCTGGTCCATCTGCGGCAGGTGATTCATTTGCGCAAGCCGAGCTGGCTAGATTTAGTAACTACACACCTACCCCTTGGAATCCAGCAGAACCAATTGTTAGCAATGGGCAGGTGGTTGGTGTTAATACAAATCAAGGTGCGGCTATAGTTTTTAGAAATGCCAATCCTCGTGGCACACAAAGAGGCGCAAGAGAAACTTAAGGTGAAACATGGCAGAAGAAATTGAACGCAGTAGGGGAAGACCGTCAAACTACAAACAAGATCGTGGCGGAGTTCCTGCTGAGTACGGTCCTTATGTTGGTCGAGTAATGAACAACATTGATCCTGCACGACTTGGTAGACTGCAAGTGTTTATTGAAGCATTCAATGCTGGAAGCGATGACCAAGATCAAAGCAAATGGACCACAGTAAGCTATATGCCACCTTTTTACGGAGTAACACCTCCAGGCAAAACAGCTGATAACGATTCAGGTACCTATCCAGGCAACCCCAACAGCTATGGCATGTGGTTCACTCCCCCTGATCTTGGCCTGCAAGTCATGTGTGTTTTTATCAATGGCGATCGTTCACAAGGTTACTATATTGGTGTGCTGCCAGAAAATGGACTCACACACATGATACCAGCTATTGGTGCTGAAGCAAACTATGTAACAACCAATGCAAATCAAGAATCATATTTTGCCGAATCACCACTGTTGCCAGTAACAGAACTCAACACCAACAACAACAAACTAGACAACGCTGGAAGATTTTTTGATCAAGCCAAACCAGTGCAAAGCGTAGTGGCAGCGGCATTGTTCCAACAAGGACTAGCCAAGGACACTGAACGCGGTCCTATCCGCAGTTCAAGTCAACGTGAAAGCCCGTCAGCAGTTTTTGGTATTTCCACACCAGGAACAGCAATTTACCAAGGTGGATTGAAGCCTGCTGACATACGACAAAAACTCAACTCTGGTGAAGTAAAACCAGCAGAGTTAGAAGTGATTGGCCGCATGGGCGGACACACATTTGTCATGGACGACGGCGACATTAACGGAAGAAATCAACTGTTTCGACTGCGCAGCGCCAAAGGTCATCAGTTCATGATGAATGACTCTAACAACTTTATCTATCTTATTCATGCCAACGGACAAACTTGGATTGAGCTAGGTCAAGAAGGTACAATTGATGTCTACAGCACAAACTCAGTAAACGTGCGCAGTCAAGGCGATGTTAACATTCATGCTGATCAAGACATCAACATGTACGCTGGGAGAAATTTTAATATCAAAGCCAAAAACAACTTCACAGTTGAAGCAGATGTAAATGCATCAATTACTGCACAAGCTGATTTAAAGTTGTACAGCAAAGCTACAATTGGTGTGAAAGCTGACGGAACATTAGCCTTAGAAAGTGCTGGCGGAAGTTGGGCAGCTGGCGGAAGTTTTGTTGTGTCAGCTGGCGGCATTGACTTCAACGGTCCTGCCGCCCCAGCAGTTGATGCACCAAAAGCATTAGAAAAAATACTGTTAGATTCAACTACATTTAGCACTTCTAAAGGATGGGAAGTTGAAACAGACAAGTTAGAAACTATTGTGCCCAGAGCACCCACACATGAACCTTGGCCTTATCACAATGCCGGAGTTGAAACTAAATTAGATTTTGAAGAAGGCCAGCCTGATCCTCCACCAGGCGCCGAACCGGTACCAGCTGGAGTAGAGATTGTGAAAACAGCATGAGTGAATTTAAATTTTCCCTAGATGCACTTTCTTCTAAAACTATAGGAGAAGTGTTTACAGTTAAGGCTCCTCCAGGCATGACGTTTGATCAGGCCAAAGCTATCTTTGACAAACAAGCAAGCACAGGAAGTCTAACAGGTCTAAAAGTTGGCGATGCTTTGAGTTCAGCCACACAGGCAGCACAAGGATTGTCATCGGCAGCAGCCAGTTTGTCACAAGCTGCCAGTGGCATTGGTGGCACAGTGTCAGGAGCATTGCAAGGTGCATTAAAAAATATTCCTGGTGGTATTGATGGCGCTGCTTCGGGTATTGCTAACAGACTCACTGGTGGTCTTGGCGCACCAGGAATACTACAAGCAGCTTCGGCATTACCAAGCAGCATTGCTGGCGCAGTAAACTCAGGAATAAGTGTAGCCAAACAAACACTTGGCGGCATACAAAGTGCCGCAGCTGGCGCATTAGCTCCAACGGCTGCTATTGGTATACCAGATTTTGCCAAGCAAGTGCCAGCGTTGGCAGGCATTAGCAATTTATCAGTAAGTCAAGTAACTGCTAGTTTGGCATCTGCATCTCGATCAATAGGACAAGTGGCCAGTCAAGTTAGCAATTCTATAGGCGTTGGAAAGTTTGGGTTTGACGGGTCTCAACTGGAAGCTGCTGGAGTTCTTAAACCAGGCACAGTATCACAATTTTTATCCAGTGGCACCAACACATTGACTAGTGTTTTAAAAAGTCCCACAGTGTTTACAGGCAAGGCTGGCATTACCAGTCTAAAAGATTTGTTAGGATCATTGCCAAAACAAGAAACCATACAGCAAGAATTAATGAGCAATGGGCTGACTGGAGTAAAAGCATTAGGCATTCCTACAGACAAACTCAGCGCCGGTGCTCTAGCAGGCACAGCATTGAATGCAGCCAAAAGTATAACCAACACCATGGACTGGGCTCAAGGAAAAGCACTGCCTACTGATGTTAAAACAGCACTGAATGAAACAGCACGAAATGCAAGTTTTGCTGTGGATTTTTCAGCAACCAAAGTTGACGATGCAATGAAACAGTTGGCTCCAGGAGAGCCAGTGTTTGACACAGTGAACAGAGTTACACTAAATGCTGCCGCAGTTAGAGTAACTGGTAACCCAAAGATACCCCCGGTAGACTACAATAACACACCGCCAAAAGTTACAACATCCGAGCTAGGAATTGAGTTTGGTATTGCTGTTGAGCAGACCAATGCAATTCTTGATCAAGCAGTCATTACTCTCAGCAAGAGTGATGCAAAACGAGCTAGGTTAAACAGTTACGGAAAAGACATTGCAGACCTTGAAAGCTACATCAATGACTATAACGCTGTTGATGGAAGATTGCAAGGACTCCTTCGCCAGGCCAAACTAGCAAATGATTCAGCCCTTGTGGCCAAAATTGAAAAAGAACAACGTAGAATTGCAGAATCAATCAAAGTGACTGAAAGCGCAATTGAAGTGCTTAGACAGTACCTTGTTTGAGCCGATAAATATTGTCATGACCACATTCATCGGTTTCAATACCATAAATCAATATAAAAAATTTACTTTGGTTGATTTTGAGTTAATCAAACGAGATCTGCTGAATGCCTTTAACATACGTCAGGGAGAGTTGCCAGGCCGACCACAGTACGGCACTGTGATGTGGGACTATGTGTTTGAAAATCAAATCACTGAATTGCAACGCAATATTGAAACAGAAGTTCAACGTGTATGCGGTGGCGATCCAAGAATACAAGTTACACAAATGGCAGTGTTTCCTCAAGACAACGGGTTTCTGATACAGTTAGAAATAGCAGTGTTACCAGGAACGGATGCTGAATTTTTAAGTGTTTTCTTTGATTTGCAACAACGTAGAGCCAGCTACGTATAACTGAGCCGTTTTTTCTAGTAATAAATACAAGATCTAAAGGCAAAGAGGCATGGCAAAGACCACAAGACAAACAGCAATTTTTGGTGTTGAAGACTGGAAACAGATCTATCAAACCTATCGTGAAGCTGATTTTCAGAGTTATGACTTTGAAACTCTACGCAAAAGTTTCATTGATTACATACGTCTTTACTACCCAGAAACTTTCAACGACTACATCGAAAGCTCAGAATTCATTGCTTTACTAGATGTAATTGCATTTATGGGGCAAGCCCTGGCCTTTCGCACGGACCTAAACACCAGAGAAAACTATTTAGACACAGCAGAACGCAGAGATTCAGTTGTGCGCTTGGCCAATTTGGTCAGCTATACTGCTAAACGCAATACTGCGGCTCAAGGGTATCTCAAAGTATTCAATGTCACCACAACTGAAAATGTGATTGACTATAACGGTGTTAACTTGAGCAACGTTACTGTGAACTGGGCAGATCCAACAAATCCAGACTGGCAAGAACAATTTACTGCTATCATTAATGCTGCTCTAGTAGATAGTCAACGCATTGGTCGACCAGGCAATAGACAAACCATATTAGGCGTGCGAACAGATGAGTATGCTGTTAACCTTGTGCCAGGATTCTTACCAGTTATTCCTTATAACGCCACTGTGGACGGAATTTCAATGCCGTTTGAAGCAATAACTTCAACTAGTGTTGGCCGCGACTATATTTACGAGCCGCCTCCACAACCAAACACCAGTTTCAATGTGTTGTATCGCAATGACCAACTGGGATATCAATCTGCTAACACTGGATACTTTTTTGCATTCAAACAAGGTACATTACAAAATCAAGACTTTAACTTAGCTGAACGTATTGCCAACCGCACAGTAAACATCAACATTGAAGGTGTGAACAACGAAGACCGTTGGTTGTTTCAACTTGACAACGTGGGAAGTATCAGTCGTGAATGGCAATACACAGAAAATATCTATGTTGGCGCCACTGAACAGTTGACTGGACTACGTCCCATTTACTCTGTAACTTCGAGATCTAACGATCAAATCACTATGGTGTTTGGTGACGGCGTATTTTCAGAAATTCCAGTAGGAATTTTCCGTGCTTATGTGCGCAGTTCTAATGGATTGCAGTACATTATCAATCCTGAAGAAATGCAAAATGTAGTTTTGCCTATTAGCTATACTGACCGCAACGGCAATTTGCAAACTATCACATTTACTTGTGGTATTACTCGGCCAGTAAGCAATGCCCAAGCACGCGAGCCAATTGAAGAAATCAAACAACGTGCGCCTGCTAGATACTACACACAAAATCGAATGGTCAATGGCGAAGACTATAACTTGTTTCCTTACACACAGTACAATTCAATCATCAAATCTAAAGCATTGAATCGTGCGTCAATTGGAACCAGTCGATATCTTGACTTGGTTGACAACACTGGCAAATACTCATCAACCAACAGCTTTGGTAGCGACGGCGGATTATGGGAACAAAATATTTTACCAACTATTCTGTTTAGTTGGACCAACCGCAATGAAATTGCTGATGTAATTACCAATCAGGTGCAACCACAGTTGACTGAAACTACCATGCGGCAGTTTTACTATGGAAATTTTCCAAGAAAGTTAATCAACACTTTAGATATCACTTGCACGGCTACAACAATTACAACCAATGCAATTACTTGTTCTACCTCTGCGTTTTTTGACTATGCCTATCTTGGCATGCCAATCACATTCTCAGGCACAGTGTTTGGTGGCATTACTGCTGACCTGCCATATTATGTGGTCAGCATAAATTCAGTCAATAGTACATTTACTGTAAGCACTACAGCTACTGGATCAGCAGTTACATTAAGCTCGGCTTCAGGCTCAATGAGTGCAGTTACCACTTTGAGTACAGGCGGAAGCACCTGGAATCAAAGCACTACTTTGGCCAACGAAACTACTGGTTACTTTAAAAACAGCTCAGGCACACCTATTGCAGTGGGCGATGAATCTACTACCAATTTCTTGTATGCTATTGTTGGTAGTCTAGTGCGGTTTGTTCCACCAACCGGTTACTTTTTTGATAAAAACAACAAACTACAATTGGGTACTCCAACCAAGGCAGATGAACGTGTGGAAATTTGGGCCAGCCCCATACGAGTAACTGGCGATGGTATGAACTCTGGTCTAGGTAATCTAACTAATGGGTCAGGCCCAGTTATACTCAATAACTTTATTCCTACTGGTGCTATTGTAGACACAATTATTCCGTTGTTTGTTACAGATTTGCCATTGTCGATTGAGTCAGCAATGAGTGAGCAGATTGTACTATTCCGTAATTTTGGTCTAGGATATGACAATGATGGGTCAATCACAGGCACGCCATATTCTTGGTACTTGATCCAGTCTACCAATTTAGATCAAGACGCAGCCTGGAGTCAGCAGTACGCTGGCAATACTAGCGGTGCCAACTTAGACTCTTCGTGGTTGATTCAATTTGTGGTTCAAAATCAAAACTACACAATTACATTCCGTGGACTTGCATATAACTTTGGATCAGTATTGCAAACAAGATTCTTCTTCTATGACGGTGCGCAAATCTATGACAGCCGCACTGGCACAGTGATCAAAGATTTTATCAATGTGCTGGCAGTCAACACTCAACCAAATTCTAGTGAACCGCTAGAAGGTGACATTTATATGACCATTACTGGTCAGCCAGTGGAGAGCGACGGTTATGTGGATGACTTTCAGGTGCTGGTAGGATACAGAGACTCAGACAACGATGGTGTGCCAGACAATCCAGACTTCTTTAGTGAAATTGTTGGGCCAGTTGGCACCACAGGACCTTATGTGTTTTTACAACAAACTGTGGACTTTGATAATTTGCAACGTTATCTGTTGGTAGATGAAGGTGTGGTAATTTACAGCTACGGTACTCTTGACGAAATTGAATTGATAAAATCTGAGTGGTCACCGGGACAGGTATTCTATGCATACAGTGAAGATGCATTTTATCAACTGAGTTTGACAGTGACTGGAGTGCTGGAACTCAATGCAGTTACAGGATGGATTGCAAGAGCAGGCAGACAAAGTTTGTACTATCAGTACAGACACAACAGTCCACTAACCAGTAGAATTGACCCAGGTACCACCAACATCATTGATTTGTATGTGGTTACTTTGAGCTATTATAATGCCTATCAGAACTGGTTGAAAGACACTACTGGCACAGTCACTGAACCTGAACAGCCAACTATCGATGATCTAAGTACAGAATATCAACGACTACAAGATTACAAAATGGTGTCTGACAACATTGTGGTCAACTCAGTAACTTTTAAACCACTGTTTGGATACAAAGCAGCGGCTACATTGCGTGCCACTATCAAAGTGATAAGAGCACAAAATTCAACAGCATCAACATCTGAAATCAAAAGCTCAGTACTAGCAGAAATGAACAGTTATTTTTCAATTGACAAATGGAACTTTGGTGACACATTCTATTTTTCAGAACTTGCTGCTTACCTACACAGACAACTTGGTACAATCATCAGTTCTGTAGTTCTAGTTCCTTTGGATCCACAAAAGAGCTTTGGTGATTTGTATGAAATTCGGTCTCAACCCAATGAGATTTTTGCCAATGCCGCAACCATTGATAACATTGATGTGATTGAAGCATTGACCAGTACTAACCTGCGCACAGCGCCAGGCAGCGGAGTAATTTAATGGCACGAGTACGCTCAGTAGACTTTCTTCCGCAAATCTTTCAAACTGAAACTAACAAACAGTTTTTGGCGGCCACACTTGATCAACTGATTCAAGAACCTAAATTTAAAAAAACACAAGGCTTCATTGGCCGTACAGTTGGTCCAGGTGTAAATCCCAATGACAAGTATGTGGTAGAGCCAACAAAAACACGTAGTGATTATCAACTGGAACCAGGAGTTGTTAGCCTAGATCCTGCTGATACCACAACAATTAAAAATACCATTACCTATCCAGGTATGCTCGATGCGCTAGAGTTCCAAGGATCGCCAACACAACGACCAGACAGATTGTTTTCAAGTGATTACTATACTTGGGATCCGTTTATTAATTTTGATACATTTGTAAACTTCTCTCAGTATTTCTGGTTGCCTAATGGACCAGACGCAGTGGAAGTTGCTGCCACAGGTGTGCCAGTAACAGATGACTTTGAAGTCACACGAGCCAATGGTGTTTACACATTTTCTGGAGTACCAGGTGAGAACCCAACCATTGAAGTGGTGCGTGGTGGCAGCTATACATTCCAGGTGGCACAGAATGCCACAGAAACTGTAAATTACCGTGTTGGAAATTCTGGTATTTCTGCATACACCATTGACTTCCTAAACAATCCTACGTTGACCCTGGCTCGTGGAAACACCTATGTGTTCAATTTGAATTTGAGAGGCGACTTTCCTTTCTGGATCAAAACTGAACAAACATTAGGATCAGCTAACCCTTACAATGATGGTGTTAGTCGCAATGGATCAAACTTTGGCTTGGTAACATTTACTGTACCACGCAATGCGCCAAATACATTGTACTATGTAAGCAGCACACAAACCAACATGCGCGGTACGTTGAACATTGTGGATGGAACACCTGGCACTGGGCCGGGATTTTGGATACAAACCGATCCAGGCGTGTCTGGTAAAATTCCTACTACACCTAACATCAGCTCACGTGATGTGTTTGGTGTGACCAACAATGGCGAAGACCTTGGCACAGTAATTTTTAATGTGCCTACAAAAACAGCTCAGAGCTTTTACTACAATTTGCCAGTGTTCAGTCAAAATGTTGATTTGCTTACAGAGCTACGTTTTGATCAAATCAACAATCAACCGCTGGACACGTTCATTGAGACCTACGGCGGCATTGATGGAATAACCAGCCTTAACAACAGAACTTTGATTTTTACAAATTCAAATCCTGATGCTGAAGCAGGTGGCTGGATTCAGACCAGTTTCTTTGACCCATTGGAAGCAGGGTCTGCCAACAATGGCTTGCTTGGCAGTTTTGATACTGTGCCATTCTCTTACACAGCAGAAATTGCCCCAGAAGATAGATATCAACTTTGGCAAATCAGTTATGCGGTTAGTGATGGAATTACCTATCTTAGATTGTCTAGAATAGCTACCATTGACAATTTAAACAAATGGACTATTAGATACGGTACTGTGTACAGCAGTACCAACTGGTACAAAGATGCCGCAGGTACATTCAGACAGATTCCTTTGTTGACAGCTTTGCTGAACACCTTGTACTATCAAGATGGCACAGATCCAGAAATATTTGGTACAATCAAACTGTTGGACGAAACAGAAAGTTCTACGCTATTCATCAATGACATTTTAGGACAAAAAAATTACACCAGTCCTAATGGTGTATCGTTCACCAACGGATTGAAAGTGGTGTTTCGCGGTGATGTTATTCCAGCAAGCTACAGTAGCGGAACTATATCTTTTGTTTGCACATCTACCACTGCTGGATTCAACACAATCAGCACAGCAACCACAGAAGACTTGTATGTTGGCCAACGTGTAGTGTTTACTGGTACAGTGATTGGGGGACTAGTTGAAGGACAATCGTATTACGTTCAGAGTATTGTAAACTCATTTCAATTTACTGTATCAAGTGTGGTTGGCGGCAGTGCTGTGACATTGACTACAGCCGCAGCTGACATGAATGCTACTGCTATCAACTATCGTGAGTATTATGTAGATGGTGTGGGTACTGCTATTGAACTGTTGCCTGTTACAAATTTTGTCACTCCAGAAACATACGTAATCAACGAGAATGATTCCAGCTTGCCAATACCTGAAGATTTAGATTATCTTACTATTGACCGCGCCAGTCAAGACCTTAACCCTTGGTCACGTTCAAATCGTTGGTTTCATATTGATGTAATCAATGCTACTGCTGCCTATAATAATACTGTAGCTACGCTGGACAATAACTATCGCGGCAAACGCCCAATTATTCAATTCCGACCAGACATTAGATTGTTCAACATGGGCACTCAGGGCAAACAACCTGTAGACATAATTGATCAGTCAGAAACAGATGCATTTTCTAACATTCAAGGATCAACTGGTTACGCAGTAGACGGATATACTTTTGTCAATGGTTCCAGAGTTATTTTTGCAGCTGACGAAGATCCAGACGTAAGAAACAAGATTTATGTAGTAGAGTTCATTGTGCCTGACACAGTGCCGCCACTAATTGCACAACCTATTATCAACCTCACCCTGGCGTCTGATGGTGAAGTATTAACTGATCAGTCTGTGCTGTGCTTGTCTGGAGACACTTTACAAGGATTGACTTTCTGGTATGATGGTGATGCTTGGATTGAAGCACAACAAAAAACTGGAGTTCAACAAGCACCGTTGTTTGATGTATATGATGCTGACCAAGTTAGTTTTGGCAATCAGGCAAAGTATCCTAGTTCAGACTTTATTGGTAGCAAACTATTCAGTTATGCAATTGGCGACACAGGAATACTTGACAAAATTTTAAAAATTCCATTGCAGTATCTCAGCATTTCTAATGTGGGAGATATTGTGTTTGATAACAATCTCTACAAAGATACATTTGTATACACTAGAGATAACGTATCAGTAACTGTTTCTATCAGTTCGGGTAGTGCTAGAGAATATGTTGACAGAACAATATACACACGATTAATTGGGTGGCAGAATGCAATCACTACCACTCAGATGTATCAACAATTTAAGTTTACTTACAACACTGGATCATTGAAATTAAACGTTCCAGTTATTAGTCAAACAAGCAGTTCTGTACCAGTAGTCAAAGTTTATGTTGGCAGTGTATTCCAGGATCCTACCAAATATACCTACGCTGTAAATGGTAACAATACTACCATCACGTTACTCAACACCTATGTGTTGGGAGACATTATTGAAGTTTTAGTTTTAAGCGATCAAATTAGTGCCGCGGCTTTTTATCAAGTGCCATCTAACTTGCAGAACAATCCACTCAATGCCAACAGCACCAGCTTTACATTGGGTACTATTCGTCAGAACTACGAAAGTATTTGCGAAAATTTACCAGGTATTCAAGGCGCGATTGCTGGTGCTAACAACACTAGAGATCTTGGCAATATTATTCCTTACGGCTTGACCATCCTACAACAAAGTGCTCCATTGACTTTGGCTGGGTATTTCTTGCGCAGCGAGCAATACAACATTTTCAATTCATTGACCTACAACAGTAGAGAATATATTAAGTTTAAAAATATCATGCTGGACAATGTGACTCAGCAAGAAATTAATTTTCAAACTACTTCTCAGATTCTAGACACTGCCATCGAAGAAATCAATGCCGGCAAAGTAGAAACTCAACCATTCTACTGGTCAGACATGTTGCCATCGGGTGCTGTGTACACTGAAAACACATACACTGTAAGTTTTATTACGTCCAATGTATTTGATACTGTTCAGGTATACAATTACACATCTGCAAATTATCTGGGATTGAATGTATACCTTAATAATCGTTTGCTTACTCGTGATTTAGAATATACTGTGGCCACAGATGGACCACGGGTAACTATCTTGGTTACATTGTCAGTAGGCGATCAAATTGCCATCAGAGAATACACTACCACTTATGGTAACTTTGTGCCAAACACTCCTACCAAACTTGGTTTGTATCCTGCTTTCAGACCAAGAATTGCAGTTCAACAAACCAGTACTGGCGAACAAACAGTACTGATTGGACATGATGGATCAGTTACAAAAACATTTGATGACATTAGAGATGATGTATTACTGGAATTTGAAACAAGAATTTTCAACAATCTAAAATTAGACGGAAACCCTGTTCCTATGGTGGCCGCTGATGTTATCCCAGGACAGTTTAGAGACACTGGTTTTACCTATAGTGAAGTCAATAACATTTTGGCACAAGATTTTCTCAGCTGGGTGGCCTGGAACAAACTTGACTACAAAACACAAGACTATCGTGCCACCAATGAGTTCACATGGAACTACAGTGAAGCTCAGAACAAACTCAACAATGAATATTTGCTGGGCGCCTGGCGCGGTATCTATCGTTACTTCTACGACACTCAACAGCCAGAATATACACCTTGGGAAATGTTAGGACTCAGTGTCAAACCAGATTGGTGGGATGACACCTACGGACCTGCACCTTACACCGAAGGTAACTTGGTGCTATGGGACGACATGGAAGCTGGATATGTTAGAGACCCAGTTGCCCCTTACTATCTTCCAAAATATGCAAGACCAGGACTGACATCGGTTATTCCCACAGGCGGCGAAGGAGCATTGCTAAGTCCATTTAATTCAGTGGTAGGAATTTGGGACGCAGGGCAATTCCAAAAGAGCTGGAGCATTGGCGACGGCGGCCCAGTTGAAGCTTCGTGGTGGAATTCAAGTTCATATCCGTTTGCAGTCATGCGCTTGTTGGCCTTGACACAACCAGCCAAATTTTTTGCATTGTTTGCTGATCGTGATTTGTATCGCTACCAAGAAAAATTTGGACAATATCTATATGATGGCCGATATAGATTAGATGCCAATGGTATTGAAATATACGGTAATGGTGTGAGCAAAGCCAGCTACATTGATTGGATTGTGGACTACAACAGACAATCTGGGATAGATTCAACTGAAGATTTAACAGCTGACCTGGCCAACCTTGATGTGCGATTGTGCTATCGCATGGCCAGTTTCTCAGACAAAAAATACATTAAACTTTACACTGAAAAAAGCAGTCCAGCCAGTACCAACACTAGCTTTTTGATTCCTGACGAAAGTTACAATTTACTACTGTACAAAAATCAACCGTTTGATCGAGCCAGCTACAGTTCAGTATTGGTTCAAACAGTGCCCGGCGGCTATGCAGTATTTGGCTACAGTACCACTCAGCCTTATTTTAACATATTGCAAAGTCAAAACTCAGGTCAATTGCGCACCATAACTGTGCTTGACACAAAAATTCAAGTGCCAACATCTTACACCAATACTGTGGTACAAGTTCCGTATGGATTCATATTTGATACCAAAACAGCAGTGGTTGAATTTTTGTTAAGCCTGGGTCAATATTTAGAAACTCAAGGCCTAACCTTCACAAACAGAGCTAATGGTTATGTGCTTGACTGGAATCAAATGGCCAATGAATTTTTGTATTGGGCAGCACAAGGCTGGAGTGATGATGCACTAATTGCATTGAACCCATTGGCATTCCGACTTAATGTGACCAAAGAGCAAGCAGTTGTTGACTCAATTCAAGCACAAACTAGCGAAAACATTCTGCTAGATCAGAATCGTAAAGAGTTGCCCACACGACAATTAAACATTGTTCGTATTGACAACACATTTAGTGTTGAGCCATTGGCTGACGAGACTCTAAGTTTTATTGACATCAAATATACATCTTACGAACATATGATTGTGTTGGACAATGCAAGTGTGTTTGGAGACTTGATATACGATCCAGTGACTGGCGCAAGACAAAATCGGTTAAACTTGGTAGCTGCTACCTCTACTGAGTGGAATGGTGCCGTGGACGCACAAGGATTTATCCTCAACCAAAATAACGTAGAAGAATGGCAAAATTATAAAATTTACAGCAAAGGCACTATTGTCAAATACAAAGGCACGTATTGGAGCGCCACAACAATTGTTCAGCCTAGCGAGACATTTGACTACAACGATTGGGTACAAAGTGATTATACTCATATTGACTTGGGACTGTTGCCCAATCTTGCAAACAAAGCCAATCAGTTGGCCAACAGTTATGACATTAATGCTGCCAACTTAGAAAGTGACAATGATCTACTGAGCTATGGCCTTATTGGCTTTAGACCTCGACAGTACATGGCAGCATTGAATTTAGATGATGTGAGTCAAGTAAACATCTATCGACAGTTTTTGGACTCTAAAGGTACTATTCTCAGCGCAGAATTGTTTAGCCAGGCCACATTAGGAAAAGAAACAGGCGACTATAACATTTATGAAAACTGGGCAGTACAACGTGCAGTATACGGAGCCAATGCCAATCGCAGTTATTTTGAACTGCGATTGAATCGTGCGCTACTAGATGCCAGCCCAAGTTTGGTTCAAGTGGTGTTGCCGTTAGAATCTAGTAAAGCCGATCAAGCTATTTTGTTACAAGATGTATGGAAAGAAAGTTTTAAACTTACTTCTCCAAATATTTTGCCCACAACCACTGAGCTGCCTACAGACACAGCTCTTCCATCAGCTGGTTATGTAAATCTTGATGATGCTGACATTACAGTATTTGACATTGATGATCCTGCTAGCCTTGAAGCCAACATTAATAATATTAACGTAGGCACAAGTATTTGGGTAGCCAAAGTCAATGACTATGATTGGAACATTTACCGAGCTGAAGCAGTGCCTGGCACAATCAGTCACGTATGCGATAACTTAAACAACACTAGCCGTGTGATTTTTACTGCTGACCATGGACTTGTTGCTGGCAACAGAATTATTATCAGATTCTTTGATACAGAAGTTGATGGTGTGTATGATGTGTTGTCTGTTGTTAATCTAAACACAATAAACATTGCTTTTAGATTTTTAAGCAACCGAACAGTGGTCAACGGCACAGGCCTAGCATTTACTTTAAAAACCATGAGAGTAAGTCAAGCCAGCAATGTAGATACCCTTCCGTATGCCAACAGTTTGTTGTCTGGTGCAAGAGTTTGGGTTGATGACAATGGTGATGGCTTGTGGCAAGTGGTTGAAAAGCAAGACATATTCAGCGCAGTTACTTCAATTGCTCCAGAGTATCTAGATGCTACAGAAGCATATGGATCAAGCGTGGCCCAAGCTACCAATCGATTTGCAGCTCTAGTTGGTAGTCCAAGATACGGGTTCCCAACGTCCGCAAATCCAAAAGGCGGCGTTTACACTTATGTAAGAAGCACAAGCGATGTTTATCAACCTGCCAGCCCTGTATCAAGCGGCGACGCAGTATTGACTTTGGATGTAACTGGTGCAAGAGCCTACGGAACTTCTGTTGCATTTGGTAACAAAGATTGGGCGGTTGCAGGTGCACCTTTAAGTTTGGGATCTGCCAGTCAAACCAACAACGGTTATGCCTGTGTGATTTATCGAGACACAGCATCTTATCTGCCCGACACCAATCCATATTTTAACTGGCAGTTATTGACATCACCTACCAGTGTCAGCGTAGATCAAGGAAAATTTGGCTATTCTGTAGCTGTGAGCCTAGACGAACGTTGGATGTATGTCGGCGCACCCGATGTAAACAAAGTTTATGCTTATGGTCGAGTTGACTGGGAAGATCAGTACTTTAGAACTGTAGGCAACGGAACTACAACAGCATATTTGATCAATGATTATATCACTGTGAGTGCGTCCACACAATTGCGTGTCACAGTTGATGGTGAAATTCAGACGTTGAACACAGATTACACAGTAAATGCAGCATTGAACACAGTGACATTTGCATCTGCACCTGCAAGCGGATCAGATGTTATCATCCGTCGTATTGCATTGCAACAACTGGATGGCAATGATTACTTTAGCGTGGTAGCCACCGGCGGTTCAGGATCAGGAGCGTTGTTTACTGTTTCTAGACGCCGAGGAACTGTTACAGTTGGCGTTCAAGACGGTGGTACAGGTTATACTGTAGGCAATACATTGACCATTCCTGCTACCAGTTTTGGTGGCGGCACAGTGCCAGCTAACAATATTACATTTACAGTGGGCAGTGTGATAAGTGGTGAAATTATTACCATCAGCACACCATCATATACACCTCCGGCATTAGCAACTGTATTTTCATTAAATGAGTATTTTTATCAAGTTGCGCTGACAGACAGCACCATATACAGTTTTCAAATTGAAGTTGATGGAGTGTTGCAACGACCAAACATTGACTACACATTCAATACGTCAACCAAAGATATCACATTCTTAAATTCGCCAGGCAGCGGCACCAGCATCTTGGCCAGAGCCAAAGGATATTGGTTGTATGTGGATACATTAACTGTGACTGGACTTGAAGCTGGTGCGCAATTTGGTTATAGCGTGAGTTGTAGCACCGACGGACGTCAAGTCATGATTGGCGCACCATATTCCACAGTTAGCACAAAAGCCGAAGCAGGTATAGTGTATGTGTTTGATCGCAATGTACAGAGATTTATCTGGAACAACGATCCAAGCTCGTCAAGTTTTACTGTGTTAGGTACACCAGTTGCGCCAGTGAGTGTGATTGTAAACAATCAGTTTTTGATCAATCAAAACTGCACCACAAAAGACGCAGCCAACACATTCACAGTCAGCGGATCTACTGTGACTGTGAATCTTTTAAACAATTTGCAACCAGGTGACGTTGTTGAAATTGAAACCAATCAGTTTGATCTTTTGCAAACTGTAACACAAGATACTGTGGCTGATTTTAGCAACTTTGGACAAAGCGTTGATCTTTGCAGATACAATTGCAGTCTCTATGTTGGCGAACCACAAAGCAGTATTCAAATTTACAAAGGCGGCGTAGTTGAACGCAGTTTGAATCAAAGCAGAGTATTTGGAGTGATTACAGCTCTCAATGCTAATCCTACTCTCACAGCCGGCAATACTTTGCGTGTGAACAATATAGATGTGGCAGTACCTGCGGCATCTAACAACACTGTGTCTGGTCTGGCCGCAGCTATCAACGCTGCTGTGCCTAACGTAACAGCCACAGTGACTAACGGTCTGCTCACACTCAGCGTGACAAATTTTGATGCTGCGCCTGTTGGAGACAAACTGCAAGTAGCACCAGGCAGTATAGGAAATGCATTTGATAGTATTGGATTCAACACCTTTGAGTGGACACAAACAATCGAAAGCCCATACCCAGTACAATTTGCTGGTTTTGGAACCAGTATTAGCATTGATGACATAGCAACCACTTTGGTAGTGGGTGCTCCACGTGGCACCATGTACTTAATCACAATATTTGATGATTACTTGGAATTGTTTGATGCAGGTGCAACAATATTCTTTACCAACATAGATCAAAGCGGTGCTGTTTACACATATGACTTGTTGAACAGTGCTAACAGTAGCATAACCAATCCAAGCAAGTTTATCTTTGGCAATCAAATTGCCATAACTTCAATTGATTATTTGGATCAACTAGGTGTGTCGGTTGACTACACATCTGGTGCGCTTTGGATGGGCGCTCCGGGCACAGACTTTGGAGACAGTAGCAGTAGCAATTACGGTCAGGCTCATGTGTGGCAAAATGCCACACGATCACCAGCATGGGTTCCAATTAGAGTTGAACAACCAGTTGTTGATGTGCAGCTGTTAAACAGTGTATTCTTGTATGACAGAATATCATCGGCCACAACAGAATTTTTAGACTTCTTTAATCCATTACAAGGCAAGATACTGGGTGCTGCTCGTCAAAACATTGATTATATTGGCGCAGTTGATCCTGGCAGTTATAATGTAGGACCAGTTGGTGTGCGAGGCACTACATGGGGTGCAGATCATGTGGGGGAAATTTGGTGGGACATCAGTACAGTAAGATTTATTGATCCCAACCAAGACGATATTGTTTACGCCAGCCGACGTTGGGGACAAGTGTTCCCAGGCAGCTCAATTGATGTGTATCAATGGATTGTGAGTTCTGTTCCACCTGCTAACTATGCTGGCCCAGGAACACCTTACAGCATATCAAGTTATACTATAAACACTGTGTTAAGTCGAGATGGCAACTTTACCACTCAATACTTTTTCTGGGTACGCGGTATTACTGATGTGGCCACACAGAAAAATAAAACTCTCAGTGCAGCAACTATTTCTCAGTATATTGAAAATCCTCGCTCAACTGGCATTGCATATCTAGCACCAATTAATTCCAGCACAGTTGCACTGTACAATTGTGAAACATTGATTGACGCTGAAGATACTATACTCAACGTTGAATTTGATAGAGAACTAACCACTGCTAATGTTCACGTAGAGTATGAACTAATAGCTCAAGGTCGTGCTGATGGCTTTTTGAGTGACAATCTCTACAGAAAACTACAAGATTCATTCTGCGGTGTTGATACTGCTGGCAACAAAGTGCCAGACATCAACTTGGGACCAGCTGAACGCTATGGAGTACAATTCCGTCCTCGTCAGTCAATGTTTGTTGACAGATTTGCAGCACTAAAAAATTACATTGTTCGAGCCAATACTGTGTTAAAACAGTTTCCAATAAGTGAAAGCCGTAGCTTTACTTTGTTAAACAGCGCCGAGCCTGAACTGCCATCTACACAGATAATTGATGGAGCAACAGTAATCAACTGGAACAAACGCATACCTAATTTAGAAATTTTAACTTACAATTTTGAAGCACCTGGTGGCGATGCTATTGGGTACAAATATCTTGTGGTCAGTGACAGTAACAATCGAGGCCTTTGGACAATTTACACTGTAGAAGAAAATGCAAGCACTGGCGATCCAGAATTGGTATTGACTCGCGTTCAAAATTATCGCACAACAGACTACTGGAGTTACATTGACTGGTATCGTCCAGGATACAATTCTAGCATCAAACCTGTGGCAGAAGTTCCAACTTATTCTAGCTTGGCAACAATATCTGTAACCACAGGAGCCAGCGTAAAAGTAACTGCAAACGCACAAGGCAAATTTGAAATTTATTTAAAAACTGATCTTGGATTTGAGCGTGTGGGACTTGAAGACGGAACCATTGCAATTTCTGCAGAGATATATGACTATGCTCTTGGAAGATTTGGTTTTGACGTTGAAGTGTTTGATGCACAATACTTTGACCAAGAACCTGTGATTGAAACAAGAAAAATTATCCAAGCTATCAATGAAGAATTGTTTGTGGATGATTTGGCAATTGAACGAAATCGCAGCTTGACTTTGATGTTTGACTTTATACTCAGCGAGTTTTCTGCTCCTGAATGGTTAGTCAAAACATCATTGATTGATGTTGATCACAGAATTCGAGAATTGCTGCCATTCCAAAATTATAGTCGTGACAATCAAGAATTTGTAATTGATTACCTGCAGGAAGTAAAACCCTATCACGTGCAAGTGCGTGAGTTCAATCTCACATACTTTGGTAATGACTTGTACGAAGGAGATTTAACAGACTTTGACGTACCAGCGTTTTACAACACTACATTGCCAGTACCTCAATATACCAGTCCTATCTTGTTGCCGTATGCACACAGCGCCGCACAAATCAGCAATACGTTAAGTGACACTGAGTCGACTGATCAAATTTGGACAGAGTGGCCATACAGTCAATGGTATGAAAATTATTTGTTGAGTGTGGAAACAATTGTTGTTACATTCAACGGAACTGGATACACAACTGCACCGCAAGTTTCTATTGTAGGAGATGCCACAACTCCTGCAGAAGCCACTGCTTTGATTAATTCAGCAGGACAAGTGGTAGCAATCAATGTAACCAATCCTGGCAGCGGATATCAGGCAACTCCCACCATAGTGTTTTCGGGTGGTAACGGCTCTGGCGCTCAGGCCTATGCCAACATGATCAATAGAAATCCAGCTGACTTTGATGCACAAGTATACAACGTTAATCCTGCGGTGAATTTTGATCAATGGGAAATTGATACCAGCAGCAACATACCTCTTACCACTGTGAGAGCATTTAAAACAGTAATCAAGTACGACCGCTATCAATATCAAACGTCTGTACAAACATGGAGTTCTACCGGGACTTATCTCAATGGAACTTTAGTACGTTATGATGATCGTGTATGGAGTGCTGACAGTAGCGACGGAAGTTCAGCTGTGGTTGGGCCCACATTTAATCTTGAAGATTGGGTAGAAGTTGATCCAGGCGTACTAAGTGGTGTAGATCGTACCATGGGCTACTATGTGTCTGGCGTTAATTCTCCAGGACTTGAATTGCCTTTGTTAATTGATGGTGTTGATTACCCAGGAGTTCAAGTGTGGGGTGATTACTTCTTGGGCACAGAGATTGTTGATGCTCAGTACGAAAGTGAATTTACAGACACTGAATTGGGCCTACGCAACACAGACGTCAATGTAGACGGCGGCGAATTTATTGGACCCTACGAAGGACATGCGCCAGAAGAACTGGTCAACGGTTCAGAGTTTGATACGCTAGACATAAGAGTTTACACTCGTCCAGGATCTGACTGGCAGATGGACGGCCACGGATTCCAAATTGGTGTTATTAACTATGTGTACAATCCAGTATCATCTTACATTTTGAGTTGGAGTGGGGTGGTAGACCATCCAGTACAAGTTTTAGTTAGCAATCAAACGTCGGGACGTACCATGACATTGGACGTAGATTACTACATCAATTGGGGTAATGAAACTGTAGAAATTGTTCCTAGTATGGGGTTTGACACCAGCGATGTTGTGAACATTTCAGTATATGAATTAGGTGGCGGCAACCAGTTGTATCGAGACAACTATACTGGTGCAGAAATTGGAAATTCAGTAATAATTCCAGTTGACGATACAGAAATCTACACTGTGGTTATATTTGTCAACGGCGAATCGTCTGCTGTTCCAACTTGGGAACCATACTACGATGCAGATGCCTGGAACATTTTGCAAAGTTATCCAATCAACATAGTGGTCATTGATTCTAATGTTTATTATCGGTCAATACAAGCAGTACCAGAAGGTACTGATATAACTGACACAACTTATTGGGAAGTGTATGTTCCTACATTGTTGACCAAAGTTACTTTGGCCAGCACACCTGGCGATGCCGACGGAATTGCATTGGTGGCATTTGGAATTCAAACACCAACACAATACTCATGGTCTACTCCACAAGTTCAATATCAAGTGGTTGATGCAACAGTGATCAGCACTGGTGGATTTACATTAGAGAATTCTGTCGAAGGAACAAATCCTGCCAACATGATTGTAACAGTGAATGGACTGCGCTTGACTCCCCCAGCTGGCATTGAGTGGCAAGGAGATGACAGCTCAACCAGTTTTGGACTGCCACAAAGATTGGGATCTAGCTTTTTACAATCAACAATTAACGCCATAACAGACATACAAGTATGGAAAAACAGTGAGTTACAAGTACAAAGTTTTGGTGCAACTGTTGGCGATTATTCTGTGACCAACTGGGATGGGTCTAATACGCCAGGACGACAAGTGGTGTTTAACACTGCGCCGGCTGCTGGTGATACAATTTTGATTTCAGTCAGTACCCTAGCTGATTACAGTCTAGCAGGATCACTATTGCAACTCAATTCAATACCACCTTTGGATAATATTATATCAGTGACCACATTTAATGATACCACTCAGCAAAGCATTGCCACACTGGTGTTTGTGGGACCAATTGTTGAAGGTATTACTATTGCAGAACCTTACGACAGCACCGACTTTGATGCTGGGTCAGTTAGTGGGTCTCCTGGCTCGTTTGACTACAGTGCAGGTACCGCTATCAGTAAAAATGAATTTTACCTAGCTCGTCCAGGCATTGAAGCAGGCAGAATATGGGTAACACTAGATGGGTACCGTTTGTTTGAAGGTCAAGACTATACTGTGGTAGACGACTACATAATTTTGGCCAGTGGTGCAATTGGGACATCTCAAATTTTAGCTGTTACGGAATTTACTGAAAGTCTAGTACCTGAAGCATGTGCGTTCCGCATATTCCAAGACATGCGCGGAGTTCAAGGAACTTACAGAATTACATCAGCAACCACCACAACTCTAACACAACCTTTGTTGGCTGCTGGTGACACAATTCATGTGGCCGATGCAAACGCATGTGCTGAACCCAATTTGCCAGAAGGTATATTTGGCGTGATTACCATCGATGGTGAGCGAATCATGTACAGAGAACGCAATGTAGGCACAAATACCTTGACAGGTCTGCGTCGTGGCACAGCAGGAACTGGCGCAGCTGATCACGAAACTGGCGCATACGTGTACGACATGAGTCGAGGCAATTTATTAGCTGAACAGTATCAAAACTATGTGGTAAGTGATACCAGTGTTGGTGATGGTTCAACAACAATATTCTATGCCCCAAGCATTGATATCAGTGACTTTGGTGATTCCAGCAGCATCTATACAGAAACTATAGAAGTATATGTTGGTGGTGTTCGTCAGTATAACTACAGCGACAGTTCTGTACCAATTGAGCCAGGACAATATCGTTGGATTGTAACTGATTTTGAGCCGTTGGCAATTGAGTTTATTACTGACTCAAACCCAATTGATCCTATGTTAGCACCCCCACCAGGCGTGGAAATAACCATACTACAACGCCGTGGCTTGGGCTGGTACGGAACTGGAATCAAAGTTAATGATGGCTTGGCACTGCAAGAAACTGACACACCGCAGGCAAGGTTCTTGACCGGGCGGAACGGAGGATAAATAATAGACCATGTCAAATACCGAAGTTAATAAACCTCAGAGTCCCAAACCCGCTGATGCCCAGCGCCGCCCAAATGAGCAGGGCACTATTTCTGTGCAGGCTCACATGAGGATTTTTGATCCAAAAACCCAAAAAACTTATGTGGAGGGAAGAGCATGATAGTACCAGGACTGTGCAAAATTGAAGGATTTGTAAAAATACATGACCCAGTTTCGGGTGAAATTTTACTAGATAAAAAGAACGCAATTCACTACGAGAATATATCCATTGCTATGGCCCAAACACTGAGCAACAGAGGACTGGGTAGAATATACGAAATGGCATTTGGCAACGGCGGTAGCTCGGTGGATCCCACAGGCGTGATCACTTACTTGCCCCCAAATACCACAGGGCAAAACGCCGATCTTTATAACGAAACATACGCCAAAGTTGTGGACGATAATGATGCAGCAGACACTGACCCAACCAATAATAAAATGACAGTGCTACACACATCGGGCACCGTGTACACAGATATCTTGGTAACTTGTTTGCTGGACTACGGCGAACCACCAGAACAACAGGCTTTTGATAATTCTACCAATTACAATGGTGAATTTGTTTTTGACGAACTGGGACTCAAATCCTGGAATGGATCTGCTGACGATTTAAGACTGATTACACATGTGATTTTTCACCCTGTGCAAAAGAGTTTGAACCGTCAAATTCAGATTGACTACACACTGCGGATACAGACGCTGAGCAACATAAACGCTGTATAAATATTCGAACTAGGAACAGGTAACTGACATGGCATATACAATTACACTAACAGACGGCACAGTTTTTGCAACTATTGCTGATGGTGCAACAAACACCGCAAGCGCAATGACATTAGTGGGCAAAAACTACGCTGGATACGGTCAATTTTTGGACAATAACTTTGTTCGATTGTTGGAAAATGGATCTAACACTTCGGCGCCCGCTGCTCCGTTGACCGGACAGTTGTGGTGGGACAAAACCAACAACTTGCTAAAAGTTTACAACGGTTCTACATTCAAAACTATTAGTGCTGCCACTGCCAGTTCTAGTGCTCCTGCATCAAACGTCACTGGCGACTTGTGGTATGATACCACTAACCAGCAGTTGAAAGTTTGGACTGGCGCTGCTTTTATTGTGGTTGGCCCGGCATACAGCGCCAGCCAGGGAACATCAGGTGCAATTCCTGAAACCATTACAGACTCTGTAGGTGGTACAAAATACATTACCAGTTTGTATGTAAACAACAACCGTGTGGGTATTGTGTATGATACATCAAGTTTTGTTCCTCAAGCCAGCTTGCAAGCAACATTCCCCACAGTTTATCCAGGTATTACATTAACAGCTACCAACAGCCCAATTTTTGCTGGTACTGCAAACAATGCCAGCTATCTCAACAGCTTGACCAGTTCACAATTCATGCGCAGTGATACCAATACTTCTACCACTGGTATTTTGCGTGTGTTAAACAATTCAGGATTGTTTGTGGGTGCAACCAACGCATTCAGCGTAACACAAAGTTCAAATGATGCACAAATCCGCGGAGACATTTCAGGCGGCAATTTGATTATTCAAGCCAACGTAGGCGGAACTATCTACAACGTTGCTAGAGCATTAGGAGGCAATGGAACATTTGCAGTGGCCAATGCTGCCACAGTTGGCACCACACTTGGTGTTACTGGTAACGTAACAGGCGGTAACGTATTAACAGGCGGCTTGGTCAGCGCCACAGGCAACGTAACAGGCGGTAACGTAATTGCAACCACCTTGGTGCAAGGTGTAACAGTCAGTGCCAGCGGAAACGTACAAGCTGGCAACTTGCGTACTACTGGCCTGGTGTCAGCCACTGGCAACATTGATTCAGCTGGTAATATTGCTGGTACTTTCTTCCTTGGTAACGGCAGCCAGCTCACAGGCTTGAGCGCAGCGGTTAGCGTGACCAAGATTGTTAACGGATCCACCGAAGCCAACATTGGCGCACCAGGTGGTAATGCCAACATCACAGTTGGTGCTACATCCAACGTGGCAGTGTTCACAACTTCTGGTGCAATTCTTACAGGCTTAACTGTGCCTAGCATTGACAAGTCTGGCACAAACGCTGTGGGCAACATTGGCTCAAGTTCAAACTACTTTAACCGTGTGTTTGCTACAGCTACCACAGCTCTGTATGCTGACGTTGCAGAACGTTTTGAAGCTGACGAATTGCTAGAACCAGGTACTGTGGTTGAGCTAGGTGGAGTTAAAGAAATTACTCGGGCACGCCAAGATCTAAGCGAAAATGTGTTTGGTGTGATAAGTACTAGACCAGCTTACACCATGAACGGTGGCGCAGGTGAAGACGATACACACCCTCCAGTTGCAATGACTGGGCGTGTACCAGTTCAAGTAATCGGTGTAATACGCAAAGGTGATAGATTGGTCAGCGCAGGTGACGGTGTTGCTCGTGCTGCACAAGCTGGTGAAGCCACAGCCTTCAATGTAATTGGACGAGCACTAGGTAGCAAACTAGACGCTGGATTGGGTACAATTGAAGCTATTGTGACAATAAAATAACAGGATACTAGAATGACATATTCAGCAGGCGGCTTAATTCAGGCCACAGATTACAACGGTTTTGTTAGCACCACTGCTGGCGCCAACGTTAACGCCACCTGGGACACATCATACGGACAAACAGCTCTAAGCACAGTAAGTACCGCAGGAACAGTAACAGCTACTCAGTGGGCCAGCTTGGTAAACACCATCAGCTCGCAGGCCAGCCATCAAGGTACTACAATTACCGCTAGAAGTGCGCCGACCACAGGAACTCTTGTGAGTGTGTTGGCAGCGGTAAACACTGATCTTACCAATACCTATAATAATCGATATCAAGCTGTGGCTGTTGGCTCACAGTTTACTGGTTGGAGTGGTACAAACTCCAAAACTGCTGCAACCACAGGTGCCACCTGGACCATTACTTTTACTAATACCGTTACCTTTGCATCATCTGCTGCTGCTCAATATTTTTTCAATGCAGGTGGTTTGGTTAAAATTGACGTCGCCAAATCAGCAACAGGCCAAACAGGCGATCCGGAATGGAATGACCTGGCCTCAACCCTGTGCGGCGACATTTGGATTTCTGGACTGGCATCAGCTCACACCATTGCTGGCACCTCATATACAGGTGTAACCAAAATTGGCGGAACTGGTACACCAAATACATTGACCACAGGTAACGGATGGGATGCCCTAGTTGCCGGCGGCGCTGCTGTGATAGTTTACAAACAATTTGCTGACACCGCACCTTACACTGCAAACTTCATTCAGCACTCGCTTGCTAAAAATGCAGGATCAACTGCACTGACCATTACCACTTTATGGTCAGCATCAGACGGCGACCCAATTTCAGGTGGTACGGCTGCCGCAGGTGCAACACCTGGTACAGCACCTTGTACCATTGTGACTTACTATCCACCCAGCACAACATATCTAAGCGCGAGCTGGGGAACCCCTTCAGTTGCCGCAACAACAGCTTAACCAAAAGGGTTTACAGCCCTTGCACTTTCTGTTATAATTCAACATGGATACTGAAAACTTAATTGCTCATGCACGAGCAAGATTTGACCACGCCACCGCTAAACGTGTTATTCGAGAAAAGTACGAAGCACGAATGATATTTGCACATGCCGGCGGCATGTGGCGTGCTGGACCTGAACTCATAAACATCTTGGCTGCTGTGCCTCCGGGCAATGCAGTGCTATTGGACTTGTATGAAAATCCTGTACAAGTACGTCCTGAAGAACTGCGCAGCTTGGCCATGCAACGTTGGCAAGAGCAAATGAATGCTTGGCTTGCAGTACACAACGAACTCAGCAAACAGCGATGACCACTGGCGCACTGATATTTGCTTTTGATAACGAGCAAACTGATTATATTTCTATGGCAGCATGGTCTGCCAAAAACATACACCGGCATCTTGGAATCCCTGTGGCTGTGGTAACTGATTATGAAAACCCGCTAGGCGACTTTGATTATGTCATAAACTCCCGAGCACAAAGTGGTGGTACCAGATATTTTGAAGATTACAATCAAACTGTGACCTGGCACAATGCCGGTAGGGTAGATGCATATACACTGAGCCCGTGGGAACAGACCCTGGTGCTAGATGCAGATTATGTTGTGGCCAGCTCAGACCTCAAAACTGTTTTGGAATGTAACACAGATTTCATGTGTCACAAAACTGCTGTAAATCTTGCTGGCGGCTATCCCTTAACAGGACTCAATGTATTTGGACGCTACAACATTCCCATGTATTGGGCCACTGTGATGATGTTTCGTCAATCAAACACTGCACAGTACATTTTTGATTGCATGAATATGATTCGTGACAACTGGCAACACTACCGAGACTTGTACGGGATTGATAAAAAAACTTATAGAAACGACTTTGCGTTGACCATTGCTATTGGCATAGTGAGCGGGCACACTGGCTTAGTAGACCAAATTCCTTGGCCCTTGATGACCGCCATGCCCGACACTGCGTTGACCAGTAATGGCCCAGACTACTACACAATAAATTACATGGACAGTGATCAAAAGCGCAAAACACTAGGTTGGTCAGGCATGGATTTTCACGCCATGGGCAAACGTCATTTGGAGATGATAATTGCGTCCCATTGATGAACAAGGTTATGTGATACTGGCCATTAACTCTGACAAAGTTGACTACTTGGATTGTGCTAGAACATTGACCAAAACAATCAAACGTTGGGATCCGGGTGCAAAAGTTTGTTTGATTACAGATGCCAAGCAAAGCAACGATCCCATATACGATCACTATCAAGTGATTGACAATGTGGACCGTGAAAACCCTTGGGCCAATGACTGGCAGGTGTTCAAGAACTCACCGTTTAGGGAAACCATAAAGCTAGAAGCAGACATGCTGATTGTGAGTGACATATCGCACTGGTGGACTTTGTTTAGGCATCGTGATGTTGTGGTATCAACTGGTTGCAGAAACTGGCAAGACCAAGTTAGCCCAGCTAGAAACTACAGATCAGTGTTTGATGTGAACAACTTACCAGATGTGTACAATGCCGTAACTTACTGGCGATTGAGCCTCACAGCTCAAGAGTTCTTTATGTTAGTGCGTGATATATTTGCCAACTGGCCGCAATTCAGGCAACTGTTGAAGTTTGCACCCGAAACAGCAGACACTGATCTAGTGTATGCCATGGCAGCTGAAATCATGGGTCCAGAACGTGTGACCTTGCCATTTGCTTCGTATCCAAAAATTGTACACATGAAACGGCACCACGCTGGAACTGAAACTGAATACTGGGGTCGTGAACTGGTATGGGAATATTCAGACTGGCGCTTGCGTATCAACACAGTGGCACAGTGGGGTGCGTTTCACTATGGACGAGGCTGGAAATGACACCTGAGGAATTTTTTGGCGCACTAGAACACATGCCCAGGCCTGATCCTGTAACGTACAGATTGTATCATGATGACCAGGGCTGTCCTTTATTTTACAGCATGGAAGATCTGCCTGGTACATACATAGAAATTGATCAAGAAACATTTGCTAAAAATTCCACTCGTGTGCGTGTGCGAGATGGTAAACTTGTAGAAACAACTTGGAAAACCACACAAAAACTTGTACCACAAAATTCAGGCACAATGTGTCATCCTGATGATGTAACCATTGTGGTAAAAGAACACGGCACATATTGGAGCAAACAAACTTATGAAACAGATTGACGTTGCAGACTTAGATTGCATATACTTGAGTTATGACGAACCACAACGAGAAGAATTTTGGGTCAAGATTAGGAATATGGTTCCTTGGGCACAACGGGTGGATGGCGTTAAAGGGAGCGATGCAGCTCACAAAGCGGCAGCCCAAGCGAGTAGTACGGATAGATTCATTCTCATCGATGGCGACAATCTCCCCGACCCGGCGTTTTTTAATCAGACACTTGTTTTTCCTAATGAAGAATATGAGAGTGCTGTGTTCCGGTGGCGGGCACGTAACCATATCAACGGACTGATGTATGGCAACGGTGGCCTGAGTAGTTGGACCCGAGACTTTGTGCAGAACATGCAAACTCACGAAGCCACGGATGGTCGTGCAGAAACTGAAGTAGAGTTTTGCTTTGATCCTTTATACTGGCCCATGCACGACTGCTACTCAAATACCTATCCCAATGGATCGCCATTTCATGCCTGGCGTGCAGGATTCCGTGAAGGTGTTAAGATGTGTCTGCAACGCGGGCGCCGACCCACTGTGGAAGAATTTAAAAATCAAGTGCTACGCAATCTTGACAACTTGACTATCTGGCACAACATTGGCACAGACGTTGATCACGGAGAATGGGCTATTGCTGGCAGCCGCCAAGGCACATACATGACCATGCTCACAAACTGGGATCATCGTCAAGTACAAGATTTTGCTGCACTAGAGGCGCTGTGGGATACTGTGAAAGATTCAAACCCTCGCATACTCAGCAATCAACTGGGTCCTGAACTGGGCACACAATTGGATCTTCCGATGGCCATATTGGAAGCAGAACAATCAGCGTTCTTCAAATATCACTATCGTTCTGACTGGCGCAATCGTGGTGTTATGACACGTGAAATAGATGTTATTAGGCAGCAAGAAGGTTGGTAATTTGATTGGCCAACAGTTGATGTGTGCGTGGTCCGTAATGAAACCCATCACGAGCACAGTCCACTGACTCAATGGGTGGCAGTATCATGCCTGGCATGACAGCATAATCAACTGGTGCATCGTGCCAATTTGGGATAAAGCTGTGAATCAACGGTGTTGATCCAGCTGATGCAATAATTTTATTAAAATTTTGTTGCCAGTTATCAAAATTTTCAGCTGATGTATGCACAGGTTCGCACAAGGTGCGTTCGTCATCGTGCCAGGCTGTGTTGTGGAATTCACGACGATGACTAAATGTGTAATGTATTACAATTGCACGTGGTTGTACTATGTCTAGCATGTCTTTTGTGCGCCTAGCAATCCAATCATTGCTGGCACCATTCAAACTGATATTGAACACTGGCCAACCCAGTTGCTGTTCTATTATGGTAGTGTAGCAACAGTTAATATTTTCGCCCATGCCCAGTGTATAACTGTCGCCAACAATCAACACACAGTTGGAATCAAGCTGGGAAAAATCGTGTGTTCTAAAACCGTTGGCATTGAATTGATATTGTACTGGCTCATGCATGAAAAACTTTTGACCAGCATGTGTTGGGCTGTCGTGCCCTAATTGTGAACACGACAAATTTGCGTATCTGGGAATTATAATCTTATGCATGGTGTATCTATAAATATTTGCCAATGAACGTTCTTATACTTACACCTGACCGTGTGGGCAGTACATTATTGCAACGCTTGATAACAGTGTATGCTAATATAAACGAAAACCAAACCCCACTCACAGTAAATCTACACGAGCTGACCAATGGGTTGGTTGAGTATCCCAATGAGTATTACAAAACAAACATGTTGGGCAAAAAGCCTGATGCTTGGGGATACCATCAAAGTTTAAGCACTATCACTCAAATGCTTTCGTCGCGTGGGCATGATGTGGTCAGTAGATTGGCGCACTATCACATAAAAAAACGAAGAGACAGTTTGTCTGATCAATTGAGTTTTTATCAGTGGCTCAATGAAAACTTTTATATTATTGCTGCCCGCAGAGAAAACTTGTTCGAACACGCAATGAGTTGGTGTATATCCGCTGAAAGTAAAAAACTCAACGTTTACAGTTTTGAAGAAAAACATCAAACGTTTGCTGAATTGCAAAAACAAGGCATAAACATACAGCCTGATGTAATGGACAGATATCTCACAGCCTACCAAGATTACTTGGCCTGGGTGGATGCACACTTCACAGTAAATGCTTATTTTGAATACGAACGTGACTTGCCTAACATTGAAAATTTTATTGTAAACCTTGGATGCTTTAGAAAATTCAACAATCCTCTAAAGTGGCATGATCGTTTTGACATTTCCTGGGCTGACTGGAATCGCATGCATTACTTGCTGAGTCTTGTGAGTTTTGATTATCAATTCAGCGCAGAAGAAAATGACTTCATGACCACGCATATTGATTTATACGGTGCTGCTAGAATTCATTTGCAGGATCTGCAAGACCAAGGCATACTGGTGTCGGGTATTCCTATCAAACTGCATACCTTGGGCGAAAAGGCCAGTTTGATTCAAAACATTGATCAGTGTTTGTTGCATTACAATCATTGGGTCAATCACAATCAACCTCAGCAGGGGTTAACATACACCCCACAAAACATGGAGCATGCTGCCCAGTTAGAATATCAAGTCTGGCGCGGAAATTCTATGCCATCGCTTTCGGCCACTATCTCTCAACCTAAACTTATGATGTCAGACTTGAAGTTTGATTGAGTTTGTGTTATAATACCAATATGATTATTGCTTTTTATTTAGGTGCCGGTGGAAATCGGTACTACCAAATGCTTCAAGGAGTCAGTGATTTTGCTCCAGCAACTACCTATGATCATTTGTTAAAAACTCAAAATTCTGCATACAGATATCCTGAAAACAATTCCACGCTCAAAGACATGCCGGTGATCTTAACACACTGCATGAATGTACCATTGCTAAAGTCACTATGGCCCACGCACCAGGTGCATGTTATTCTGTGTGATCGTCTAGCAGGACTGCGCAGAGAATGGGTACTGGCCGGACAACATAGAGAAAACAACATGCCTGACCCCAAAGAAAATGCTCTAAGCACCATTGGGTTTCATGACAGGTATTATCAACAGTATCCTGTGGATGTTACAGGTGCTGATGTTGTGGTAAACATTGACACTGACAGCACAGAGTTTGCCGCAATGATGCGTGATGAATTGGCGCTGTGTACAAGTGATGTGTTTGACCAGGCAGCTGAGGAATTTCGTCCGGCGCTGTTGAGAGACATCCCCGGCGATAAAATTGTAGAAGGCTTTAAAAGCAAGTTTCTAGACGACGCAGAAAAGATGCGCATGCAATTGAATCAAATTGGTCCAGGCATGTGTCTTGCCAAATGGAAACAAGTCAGTCTGCACCTGCAGACTGGTTTGAACAATTCATGCTATCACCCTCCCCTGCACCGAATCCCAATAGAAGCCATACAACGCAATCCGTCAGCATTGCATAACACGCCGTGGAAAAAAGAACAACGTCGTGAAATGCTCAACGGTGGTCGCCCGGCTGAATGCAGTTATTGCTGGAACATGGAAGCAGAAGGCAAACTCAGTGACAGGCATTTTCGCAGTGGCGAACGTTGGGCTGCTAAAGATTTTGGAAAAATTATCAGTTCGGAGTACTCAGATGATATTATCCCTAGCTACGTTGAGGTCAATTTTAATAATGTGTGTAATCTCATGTGCAGTTATTGCAGTCCGCAATTCTCTAGCAGCTGGCAACAAGAAGTGGACCGATCGGGCGGCTACCCTACTGCTCGTGTTCACAATGATCCTGGGCATTTTAGTGGAGATCGCAGGGTACTTGCGGCTAGAGAGCATAACCCTTATGTAGAAGCGTTCTGGGAATGGTGGCCTGATCTTTATCCTGAATTGGAACATTTTCGCATGACCGGCGGCGAACCGCTATTAGACAAAAACACATACAGAGTGTTTGATTACGTATTAGAACACCCCAAACCCAATTTGCACTTGAATGTGACCAGTAACTTTTCTGTAGATGAGAAGTCATGGCAACGTTATCTAGACTACGTAAAACGCCTGTGCCAGGAAGGCAATCTAGAACACTTCATGCAGTATGTGAGCCTAGACGGATGGGGTTCTCAAGCAGAATACATGCGCCACGGCCTGGACTTTGACCTGCTGTGGGACCGAGTAAATCAATTCCTGACTGAAGTTCCCAGCTACAACAGCTTAACGTTCATTGTTACCATGAACAACTTGAGTGTGACCAGCTTGGAAAACTTGTTTGCTGGCATCCTGGGCTTGCGCAAAACCTACAGCAAAACCTATCAGCGTGTGTGGTTTGATACACCTGTACTGCGTGAACCTGCTTGGCAGAGTTTGCAAATTCTACCCGAATCATATGCTGAACGACTAGAGTACTTGTGGGCGTGGATGATACGTTGGACAGAAACTGCTGAAGATCCATTTCACGGGTTTAAAGACTACGAAATTGCTAGACTGGACAGAGACATTGCATGGATGCGAGCAGGGCAGGGTACGGACCACGTCGCAGCTCGAGCAGACTTTTATCGTTTCTTTTCAGAACACGATCGCCGTAGAGGCACTGATTTTTTAAAGACCTTTCCAGAAATGCGTGCCTGGTGGGCAGAGTGCGAGTACCATGCTAGGAACACATAAACTCATTGTTGACGAATGGGCTGAAGTCTGGGACTTGCTCAAGCCCTATGCTGACAGTAGTTTCTGGCAGTTGCCCAGCTTGGATCCTGCCAATGTGTATGTTGTTGGCCGCGTGATATTGAAAGACAACTGGTCAACCATTACAAACTGGGCCACTCAGTACCCTGGACGCATTGTGTTCTCCAACCCTGCCGAAGGATCAGAAACCATACTGCTACAACTCAAACGACTGCGCATTGCAGAACTAGTGAGTGATGGACGTATAGGACTGTTAACGTCAGGCGACTTGGGTGCAGGCTGGAATTACTGCAAAACAGATTGTTACTTTTCAAACATAGTAGAATACACAGAAAATAAATCAGCACAGCTACAAGCGGAATATAAACAACAGCGTCCTTATGAATTTCTTTTTTTAAATGGTCGCTTGCGCCCACACCGCAAAGCACTCTTAGACGGCCTGCGTGAATCACAACTGTTGGATCATGCATTATGGACCAACCTGGGCAGTTCTGTTGAAATGGCATTTACTTCTGTTCTACAAACCAATCAGCTTGAGCCTATTAGGCTGTTGCCCCCAGAATATGAAATTGAACGTGCCCTGCCCAACATGGAATCAGCGTATGCACACAGTTTTTGCAAGCATCATTTGTTTGGCAATACCTGGGGCGATGCCATTGTTAATCCACGTTGCTACACAGACACTTGGTTCTCAGTGGTAACAGAAACCATATTTGACTATCCGCACTCGTTTAGAACAGAAAAGATATGGAAGCCCATATTAATGGCACACCCATTTGTGGCAGCTGCCAACAGGGGTTACTTGCGAGACTTGCGCAACGCAGGATTCCAAACGTTTCACAACTACATTGACGAATCGTACGACCAAATTGATTGCCCAAGCACCCGAATAGATAGTATAATAGCAACAATTGGCGAGATCTGTCAGAACGGTGCTGCTGAATTCTGGACAGCAACGCAGGATATCTGTAAATATAATCAACAGCACCTAGTGGAGCACAATAGATTGGAACGTGCCCAACTCCCCATCAATTTAGAAAAGTATTTAGATGAACGATCTTGAGTTCCGTCAGCAAGTATTAGACCCTCTCTCAGCCAGCTTTTGTGCGGCAAAATGGTATAACGCAACCATTTGGTTAGGAAGTGGACAGACCACAAGTTGTCATCACCCACCAGCTCATTTGATCGACAGTGATAAAGTCAGCATCAACCCTAGGCTACTGCACAATACTGATCAAAAGAAGGCGGATCGCCAACAAATGATCAACGGGGAGCGTCCCCCTGGCTGCGAGTATTGTTGGAAAATTGAAGACATGGGCCGCGATGCCATTTCTGACCGTGTGTATAAATCACGGATATATCCTATAGAAGCATTAGATGAAGCTAGAAATACACCATATACTGAAGACGTCAACCTCCGCACACTTGAAATCGCTTTTGATCGCACTTGTCAGTTTGCTTGCAGCTATTGCAATCCAGCTTTTAGCAGTACTTGGGTACGCGATATCAAACGGAATGGACCATATACCCAATTGGTATCCGATGGCCGCAACCATTTTACTCATACCCATGATAGCGCACAATTATATGATTATGGAGAAAGCAATCCATACATTGATGCATTTTTTAAGTGGTGGGAATCGGATCTACATCGAACCTTGCAAGAGCTCCGTATCACCGGTGGTGAGCCCCTCATGTCTGGGCACACCTGGAAGCTCATTGATTGGTTTCGAACAAATTCAGGCAAGAGTTCAACACGCCTGGCTATCAACAGTAACCTAGGCACAGACGTAGACATTGACCGCTTGCTGGCCAGCACAAAAGGCATGGCAATTGACATATACACTTCAAACGAAGCCGTTGGACTGCAAGCCGAATACATTCGTGACGGGCTCGTCTGGGCGGACTGGATGCACAATGTCAACCGCTTGTTAAGTTCCAAGCAGTTCCGTAGCATACATGTGATGTGTACTATTAACGCATTGTGCTTGGATTCATTGGATCAATTGCTAGAGTGCATAGTGAAATGGAAGCTGGAGTATGGGCGTGATGCCATAAGTTTCACATTAAATATTCTGCGTTTTCCGTCATTTCAATCACCCTTGGTCTTGCCTGATGATATACGTACAAAGTATCGCGATCAGCTGGCTGACTTCATGGTGCGACACAAAGGTTATTCTTACTTGCACGAGCATGAATGGAATCATTTACAACGATTAGTAGACTATTTGGATGTGGTAAAGACCCCGCATTCTGATGCATTTGATCGTCCTAAATTACTGAATGATTTCCGTCAATTCTACACACAATACGATCAACGTAGGTCAAAAGATTTTCACACAGCATTTCCTCAATTAAAAGAATGGTACAACAGCTTATGATATCAGAACAACTGCGCACACAGTATGAAGTTGTTGGAACAATTGATCTTACCCAATGGACTGATGATTATGAAACAAGTGTGAAATGGTTGCACAAATCGTGTCGACAACTATATCAAACTGTGTACAAAGAAAATCAACGCATTGTGTTTTTGCACACACATGATTACTATGTAAAAGATTCTGATTCAGTGGGAATTATTTTAAAGAATGTGCAAGTGGCGCTGAATGCCACAGACATCAGCAATTATTTTTGTGTTATTTCTAGCACTAATCCTGACATTGCTGAAGAAATGCAAACCATAAAGTCACTCAGCACTGACCCAGTACAAGTGAGATTTGAACAACAGCCAGGACAGTTTCGTAGAATCAGCCTGGATCAATATCCTTACAGCAAGCAAGAGCACTATCAATATGGATCAGCCAATCCTATCAAAATCAAGCTGAATGAACTTGACGCACAACAGCAATTTTTATTGACTGAAAGCCAGACATTTTGCATGTACCCCTGGGTGCATCTGCATGCCTGGCCCACCGGCGAAGCATACCCTTGTTGCCATGCTGAAATGGGTGTGGGACAGGTGGGCAACTGTAGAACAAACACCCTAGAGGAAATATGGACTGGCGCACCCATGCAAAGACTGCGCAAGGACATGCTGAGTGAAACACCCAATGCTGCTTGCGGCCGTTGTTACGAACAAGAAAAGTCAGGATTCTTTTCAGGACGACAAAGCGCCAATAAACATCACGGACATCACATAAAAAAGCTAGAACAAAATCCATTTGAAATGACCTATTGGGATATTCGTTTTAGTAACCTATGCAATTTAAAATGCCGTTCATGTGGGCATATTTTTAGCTCACAATGGTATCAAGATCAAGCCAAATTGGCTGGTCCAGACTGGAAAGCTCGCAACACTGTGCTTAACTACGCAGGCCGCACAGAAACCGACATGTGGGAACAACTTGTTCCACACCTGGACCATGTGGAACAAATCTACTTTGCGGGTGGTGAACCTCTCCTGATGGAAGAACACTATCGTATTCTAGACGAACTGGTCCGTCGCAAACGCTTTGATGTGCGATTGATCTACAACACCAATTTCACACATACTGATCTAAAGGGCCGTTCAGTATTTGACTACTGGAAACAATTCAAGTCAGTGGCAGTGGGTGCCAGTTTGGATGGGCAGGGCCGCTACGGCGAATACATACGCAAGGGCACAGACTGGGCTGTGGTAGAACAAAATCGTAAAGACATGCTGGCCACATGCCCCGAAGTGGATTTTTACATTAGCCCTACCTTGAGTATAATGAATGCGCTGCACTTGCCAGACTTTCATCGTGACTGGGTTGCAAAAGGCCTGTTAAAAGCGCAGGACCTAAATGTAAACATCTTGCAAGATCCTACTTATTTTAGAATTGACATTGCTCCAGCAGAGTATAAAGAAAAAATCAAACACAAACTTGAACAACATCTAGAATGGTTGCGTCCATTGGATCATTTAAAACGTGCTACTGTGGGATTTGAAAGTGCTATCAAATTCATGATGAGCACAGACAACACTCATTTAATTGATACTTTTTGGCGCAAAACAAACGAACTTGATGCCATACGAAATGAAAGCATATTGGATACAATTCCAGAATTACAGGCACTAAAATGAATATACCACACGATCAATTTTGCGTATTGCCCTGGGTTTCGTTAGAAGCCTCTCCTATTGGCACAGTACGCCCATGCTGTCTGGCAGATGATGAACTGACAGATGATTCAGGCACTAAGTTTTCACTGTTGAATGCCAACTTTGCTGACATACAAAACTCACGTGCAATGACACGCCTGCGTGAACAGTTTCTAGCAGGTGAAAAACCACAGACCTGTCGCAAGTGCTGGAATGAAGAACGTGCTGGGCGCACATCAAAACGCATGCACACCCTGGACAGAATGAAGCACATGGGCATAAGTGATGAGTGGACTGCCACGGCCAAGCCGCTGATGTTCTTGGATTTGAAGCTGGGCAACATCTGCAATTTAAAATGTCGTATATGCGGATCATGGAGCAGCAGCCAATTTGCCACAGAAGAATTAAATGACATGCATCCAGATGACGATAAGAAAAAGACATTTCCCTATCAAATGCTACGTGCTGGCGCCTGGCCCAGAGAAAACGAATCATTTTGGACAGAAATTGACGCCTGTTTAAATGACATACGCTATATTGAATTTACAGGTGGCGAGCCATTCATGATTGATCAACACTTTGACATGTTGCAGGGCATTGTGGATCGTGGTATTGCACATCAGGTAGAAATACACTACAACACAAACGGCACACAATGGCCTGCTCGTGGTCCGGACATTTGGCGCCATTTTAAAACAGTAGAAGTGGCGTTCTCAATAGATGATGTGGGTGCCCGCTTTGAATATCAACGCACCAATGCAGACTGGGCAGTGGTGCTGGATACCATTACAAGTTTTCAATACCTGCGAGATCAACTGCCCAACCTGCGCTTGCAATGCTGTAGTACCGTGAATGTGTTTAATGTGCGTTACATTGATCAACTGGCTCATTGGATAGCACTGCAAGGGTTTGACTTTGTGTACTGGAACATGATGCATGATGCCTGGTACTTTTCAATTGCCACACTGCCAGACTCTGCCAAAGTTGAAATCACCAAACATCTACGTTCAGCTGATGTGCCCACACAGTATCGTGAGGAATTTGATAGAATCACAGACTTTATGAATGGCGGCGCTTCAACAGACGGCTTTATGTTGCGAATGAAAGTACGCGATTTAGACCGCAAGAGAAAACAAAATCTACGTTCAGTTGCTCCTGAATTTGCTGAAATAATTGGCTATGACTATGACCAGTAATTTGGTAATGATGTTTGATGCCGCACATGCACCTAGGAATATGTCTGCGTATTTTCCTGTGGACTATGAATTTTTTGACCCTGCTAAAAAATATTCCAATAACACAGTGTTTGCGTATGATCATTATCTCAGCGAACACTGGGTCAAACAGTATCTTGAAAGTCACCTTCAAGCTGGTTATAGAGTAATTTACGACAACAAAAGTGAACATTGGTTTACGTCTGAAGGGTGGTGGGTGGTTGAATTACTACAGCAATATCCACAACAACATCTTTTGTTTAGTTTGGGATCTGTACCTGGCGCAATTGACAATTTGCGAGTGCAAGCTGTGCCTGCCTGGATATGGTTGCGTTGTCGGGATTATTGGGAAAAATTAAACTATCACAATATTGCATATACACCAACTGCACGGTATAAAACATTGTGCATGATCAACTACACAAGACCCTGGCGAGACCAAGTATGGCGAGCATTGAATCCCTTGGGGGCAGATGTAATGCGTAGCTATTTGTCCCAGGGAATCAGCATGCCCGACGATGTTACAGGCGCTGGACACTTGTGGCAGGTTAACCCACGCTGGTTTCATCTTTCTGCAATGAGCTTGGTGTGCGAAAGTTCAATTGGCGCATTTCCTGGAGAAATTTCAGTCACTGCCCCGTCAGGTGTGTTTGTGAGTGAAAAGAGTCTAAAACCCATGGCCATGCAACATCCATTTATTGTGGTAGCAACTCCAGGTACCCTGGCAGAGATACAGAGTTTTGGATTTGAAACATTTCCAGAGTTATGGGACGAAAGCTACGATTCAATTGTTGACTTTGATCAACGGTTAAACTTCATTATACAACAAGTGCAACAGTTTGATACAGCACAATTAAACCAGCCGGCGGTGCAACAAAAACTCCAGCACAATCGGCACAGGATTTTTGACTCTGCGGTAACACAGCAGTTGCTCCAGCAACAGGTGTTGGATCCCATATTAGAATTTTTAAATGAATAAACCCGATACCATGTGTTTAGCACCTTGGGTGCATACCTATCTAAGCCCGCAAACTGAACGGCGCATGTGCTGTGCTAGTCGCGAGCCTGCACAGAATTTTCGGCAGTACATAGACACTGAGTCGGGCACTGGCCGCTATATTCCCGTGACCTTGGAAGAACACTGGAATTCGGAACACATGCAAAGTGTGCGCAGACGCATGCTGGCTGGTCATACACTGCCTGAATGCGAAGTATGCAATGACAAACTACTCAACACAAGCGTATACAGAGATTATTTCACGCATCTCTTTGGTCATAAATTTGATGAAATTGTATCAAACACAACTGCAGAGGGGCGAACTAGTTTACAGCCAGTCTCATGGGACTATAGGTTTAGTAATCTATGTAATTTTAAATGTAGGATGTGTGGGGATATGTTATCGAGCTCGTGGGAAACTGAGCAAAGGACTCACAACATGGTTGACTGGCGCAATCCAAAAAACAATTGGATGCAACCAGATATACGTGACAGCATCTCCCAATTTCAGGATAGTCAAATTGAAGCCGAATTTGCTGCCGCCGTTGAACAACATCGTGTAGAAGAAATCTACTGGGTGGGTGGCGAGCCCTTGATGTACGAGCAACATTGGCGTTACATGAAAAGAATTGTTGAACTAGGAGATGGACCACGTGTTTATGCTAGATATAATACTAATCTCAGCCGTGTGCGT